TGTTGGCTCCACGCAATCGCATCTATCGGCCTGCGCCAAGCCATTAGCGTAAGAGATACCATCGGATTGGAGGTTATTGTCGGCTATCCTATTTGCCTCGTCCTTGGTGCAGGCCTCATATTTACCAGCGATTTGCTTATAACTGATAGTCTTAGGAGTACAATTGCCAGGACAGTTCGTAGCCTTGACATTTCCCCATCGGTCATCATTGCCAACCTTAGAAGGACATATCCTAGCATCAACTAAATTTTGTAATGCATTCTTGTACTCTTTATACTTGTTATAAGCTTGTTCACTAGCCAGATTCGATGAAGAAGCACAAAATTCACCAGCGCTAACCACCTTAATAGGGCTATCAGGAACACATACATCACCGCATTCGCCCGAACATCCCTTACATACCTCATTGGTATAGACAGTGTAGTCATGTGGATTACAGCAATGTTCACCACCATTCTGCCAAAATCCTGTAGGATCGCACTCGCTAGAATAATGCTCCTCGCTATTACCATTATTACACCTGCTATTATCCATATGATATGTATTATCACACCCGCATCCACAAGATCTCGAATCGGACTCAACCAACTCATCTTGATTTGGGGCTGAAGAGCAAGGATTGGTCTGATTCCTACTCCTACGATAATCGCATCCACTACAATAGTAACTCCAATCATCATAAGATGGGGTATCATCGTCATCGGCGCAATCACCATTCTTATTAGCGTAAGCTTGAGCGGCGGTCTTAGTCGCCGTATCATTCTTGAAAGCGTTTTGAACCTTGCTGTCGGCATCCGCCTGAGATACGGTAGATGTCAACGCTGACAACCCTAAGGCGCTATAAGGAACGGATAGAGCGACACCATGTTTACATGTACCACAATTATCCTTATAAAATGTAGCGCTTCCAGTACCGGTCCATACACAAGTTCCATGTTGGTTAGCGTAATCCTGTCCCTTCTGGTCTAAGATCTGCTCGGCCTTGCTTCTGGCATCAGCCAAAGAAACCTTGCTGGTGATGGCCTTACCGCCGTTAACCTGCGTGGAGGTCACGGTAATCCTCTGGCCTACCCCGCCTTCGGCGCAGTTGTTCTTATAGAAGTCACGGCTTGCCACGTAAGTCCATGTACATCCTCCATTCTTATTGGCGTAAGCCTGACCATCAGATCCACGAACCGCGTTCTCAGCCTTCTTGTTGGCGTCAGCCAAGGAAACGGTGGAGGTGTACGGGTGTCCCGGAAGCTTGCTGCTGCTTACGGATACCATGTCTCCTACGCCGCCATCAGCGCAATTGTTCTTCCTAACCTGACCGGTATAGCTTCCTGTCCACGTACAAGTACCCTTCGAGTTAGCCACGCTCTGTCCCTGAGTCGTAACAGCCGCCAATGCCTTGGCGTTAGCGTCAGCTTGGGACACACATGACTTAAACTTACCATCAGAGCTAGGACTTGGATCCGTAACATCATTCTGAGTTACGGTAACAGAGCTTCCAACTCCACCATCCGCACATTGACGGGTAAAGGCCTTGGATGCCGTACCAAACCAGAAGCATGTCTTATTACCACCAGCTATATACCGCTCTTGATTATCAGGATCAGTATAACAGGTATTGGTGTTACGTTGATGTAATTGAGAGATACAGTCCTTACATACGGTCTCTATAGTCTCCCATACCGGTTGCTCGGTCTTCGTATGGCACGTATCATCATAGTTCTTGTTGACGAACGCCTGACCCATTCTGTCGATATAGGCCTTAGCCAAAGCGTCTGCCTCTTCCTGAGAACGGGTTGAGGTAAAGAACTGACCCATAAGATCCGGGGTTACGGTGATAGGATCTGCATACTGACAAGTAGGACACTTAGGAGTGAACTCCTTGCTATAATTACCTACATATATCTTCAGTTCGTCGCAAGTACCACGATCGTTGGCTATAGCCTGACCTTGCGCCTTGACAGCGGCCTTGGCAAGCTCATCGGCGGCGAACTGGCTCTCGTATGAGTAGAACGGACCTCCGGTCACGTCAGCCTCGGTCACGGTAACTGAAGACGGGATAAGACCAGACGGACAATTATTCTTCTCAAACGCCTCACTATAATGACCGGTGTATTTAGGAGCCTCATGGCAAGTACCACGCTCATCGGCAACCCTCTGTCCTTGATTCATGACAGCGGCCATAGCCACCAAGTTAGCCTCATCCTGTGATACGCAAGACTGGAACGGATGACCTTCCACCATATCTTGTGTCACGGTGAACGGATCTCCTATCTGATTAGCTCCACAATTGCTCTTAGTGAACTCGAAGCTAGCCCTACCGGTATACATAGTAGCGTCAGAACAAGTACCCTTGGTATTAGCCAAAGCCTGTCCTTGAGTCTGTACGGCGGTCATAGCCATAGCGTCAGCGGCGGTCTGGGAGTCGTTAGACTGGAATGGGTGTCCTTCTACCATATCTTGGGTGATCGTCACCTTAGATCCGATCTTACACTCACCACAGTTGTTTCTCGTAAATTCCAAGGAAGCACGGCCAGTGTACGTACAAAGGGCGTGGATATTGGCAAGAGCCTGTCCTTGGGCGTCAACGGCGGCCTTGGCCTTGTTGTTGGCATCCTCCTGTGATACGGTAGACGTGAACGGATAACCGTCAACCATCCTATCATTTACCGTATAAGTACCACCAGTGCCAGCACCACAATTGTTACGGGTAAACGTACGTGTATAAGTACCGGTATATACAGGCACCTTCTCGCACTTACCTTTCACGTTAGCCACATCCTGACCTTGAGCCTCGACGGCGGCCTTAGCCTTATTGTTGGCGTCTTCCTGAGATACGGTAGACCTGAAATCTCCTGTCACCATAGTCTCATCCACGACAACCTTGGTGCCGTATTGGGTCTCATCACAGTTATTACGAGTGAACTCCTTATTATACCTACCGTAGTAGATCGTCTTCTCCTTACACTCACCTTCTAGGTTGGCTTGTTGCTGGGCGTTAGCCTCAAGATCGACCTTAGCCTTATTGTCAGCATCCTCCTGAGAGATAATAGAGAAGTACTTACCAGCGGCTACAACATAAGTATAAGGTTGACCGATATGGAACTCATCGCAATTGTTTCTAGTGACTGTCTTCTCCATCCTTACGTTATAGTAGACGTTAGTCTGACAGTCGCCACGCTCGTTGGTGATAGCCTGACCTTGCGCCTCCACAGCGTCCTGCGCCAGCTTATTGGCGGCATCCTGCGATACCGTAGAAGTGAACGGATATCCAGAACACATCTTCTCGTCCACAGTGAAGTCAACAGGAGTAGAACCCTCAGGGCAATTGGTTCTCTGGAATACCTTGGAATACGATCCGGTAAATACCGGTATCTTCTCACAGTTACCCTTGATATTCGCTATATCCTGACCTTGAGCCTCGACAGCAGCCCTTGCTAGGCTATTAGCGTCTTCCTGAGACACGATGGATCTGAAGTCCCCTGTAACCATCGTCTCATCGACAACCACATCAGTACCGTATTGGGTGGAATCACAATTGTTACGGGTAAAGGTCTTGCTAAACTTACCATAATAGATATTCTCCTTAGGCTTACACTCACCCTCCAAATTGGCTTGTTGTTGACCGTTCTTCTCAATATCCTCAAGAGCCTTCCTATCGGCGTCCTCCTGAGAGATGGAAGATACGTACTTGCCCTCAGGAATGATATAAACATATTCCTGACCGTCACTGAACTTATCGCAATTATTACGTATAAACGTCTTCCTCTGCTCCTCGTTATACCAGATATCGGTTATACACTCACCATGCTCGTTGGCGTATTTCTGACCGTTCAGGGCTATATCCTCCATAGCCTTGGCGTCTGCGTCCTCCTGCGAGATAAACGACTTGTAAGTCCTTTCCTCGACCGTATACAACACCACCGATCCATGTTGGTTGGCCAGACAGTCGTCCTTGGTGAACGGCTGAACCATCTTGATATTATAATAAACGGGTTTGGCGTCTTGGGCTATCATATACTCCTTGACAATATTACCGTCCTTTGACGTTATACGGAACTTAGCCGTACAGATCTGACCGGTATAATTAGCCTTGTATACGATATTAAGCTTATTATCGCCTACCCCATGGCTCTTGTCGTTAATGGCAAAGCAATTACCCTCGACACAATTCTTATCTATTTCCCTTGCCATATTATCCTTCAGTTATTCTCCATGAAACATCATCTCCGGCCTCTACCCTCACGATTTGGGTATCACCATCCTTATTAAGCGTCAACCTTTGCGGATCCACGTTGAAGGGTGGTTCCGGTTCCGGCTCACTACCATCACCGCAAGTGCAACATACCAGCTCGATATCATACTCGGTATTGGACTTGATATCGATGACAACCTGACCGTTCTCGCTAGTCACGTTATCGAAGTCATGATCAAGTATGATATAAGGTATATCATTAGGCTGTTGATTGATATTAACAACCTTACCGTTCAAGACAAACATCTCATGATGCTGTTCGTTATCCATATTCTTAGGCATAGCTATGACAAAGCTAGCCTCATACAAATCAGTGGCTCCGGGATCCTCAGGATCGGCATACACTATATATCTGCTATCCTCTTCCGGGACTTTCATGGATAAGCCGTTCACGTTCATGGATACTATATAGGACTTGCTCACCGAGCCACCAAGGGTAAGGCAGGAAGCCTTGACCGAGGCGGAGTTGAGCTTGGCGTTGATGGTCGCCGTCCCGCCCTCCATGTCGAACATGACACTGGTAGGATCCACGCTTACCCGCTCTATACCCTTCTGGGTTATAGTAGCGAGCTTCGTAACCTTGCCTTTCTCGACCGCCACGTAAGTCTCCCTAGGCAACCTACCCATCCATCCCGGCTCTACCTTGATAGCCACCTTGTCGGGGCCGGTACCGGAAATCTTGTCGTAGGACACCCATGAGGAACCTTGCTCGATCTTAGCAAGAATATCTTTTAAATTATTCATATCATTCCGCTTGAGTTATAGTCCATTTATCACTCTTACCTACGATAATCTCCAGAATCTGCTCGCCACCCTCAGGAGGATACTCGAAGTTAGTAGGCTTAATCTCAAACACGCTGGCGCCACCACAACCAAGATCACAGATCATGTCCGGCAACCATCCCTCCTCGAAAAACCGTTCTATAAGCTCCCTGACAGCCTCTGAAAAAGAGTCAAGCTCTAACCTGTCTACGGGAAGAGATCCCTTCTTGAGGGTCTCACCACATACCCAGCCGTCACACTCGGAAGCCAAGACCGTATCGTACACTCTTTTAGCCATAACATGAGGTATTTAAAATATTACTATTCAATGTAGTATATACGATATTAACATCAGTGAACTCATCACCCATGCAATATTTCTTCTTAAACTTAACGGACCTGCCAGAAACGACATATCCGTCATTAGGGACGATAGTACCACAATAGGTAACGCTGAGCACGTTCAACGGCTCGTATCTTAATCTGACAGCTTGAACGCCCTTGAACGAGTCACGCTGGATGGACGCCGTGGCGCCAGATACGGCAACCAGCTTCCTTACCAGAGACTCGATTACGCTATTCATACTATCACCGTTCCTGATATCCGCCTCAGGGAACGACTGACCGTCATATATGATCTGGGAACTATAGATACTGCACTCGTCCCCCGGTCTGTATTCCGGCTTACATGGATTACAATTATTTCTCATATCAAATCAATTTATTAATCATTCTCCTTAATTCAAGTATCTCAGCATCCCTGTCCCGTATAGCCTTTATCATAGCGTTAAGAACATCAGACATATCGCAATTAGGGGATAACCCCAATGATTCCACACGTACCTTATCACCGGGATAAATACAATCGGTACTCATGTACGTAGAGCACGGTACTTTCGTATCGTCTACAGTAGGCCTGTATTGTTTTTTGTTGCAACCGTTCATCACCAAACCTCCTCTTCAGTTCCGCTATCCCCGCCGCTACCACCGGCGTTGACAAGCTCGTTTATAATCCTCTTCAAATCCAGAACCTCACGATGGTATAAATCTATCTGCTTATCCCTAGACGCTATAATACGCCTCAATGAGTCTATAACGACAGAGATATCAGCACCTTTCTCTATGCCATCCGCTACCAACTCATCGCCTGAGTACAAGACGCATTTATCATACAAGGTTATAGGACATCCATAACCAACACAAGGTTCGTCCTGACAATCTCGATCGCAAGGATCACAAGGATCGTTAGGGCATTTGTTAAGAAACCTATCTATCTTAACGCCATGACAACACTCTTCGGGACGTTCCCGTGAATGATCATGACAACAACCACCTGAATTACGCATATGAATAATATTAATGTTTTTAGCAAAGATACTTATTTGGTTTGATTATAGGACAACAAGACGTATGAAACAATAAGAGGTAGAGACCATAAGCCCCTACCTCCAAAACACTAATCTAACATTATGGAAAACACAAACGCATTCTTACCAATAACACTGATCCTCTTGATCGATATTCTCGATCCATTTCTCGCACTCAAGATTAAGATCAGCGTACTCCTGTCCCTCTACCATCAAAACCTCACGGGCCTTGGCGTTGGCATCCTCAACCGATATCCATGACCTAAACCTATTGGCTTTGATAGAGTAATATACTTTACCGGACTTATATCCGAACGGACATATCTTCTCGAACCAATCACCGATCTTCGTATTATAGAATACAGGTGAACAACTACCCTCGGCGTTAGCCTTCTCCTGACCTTCTTTCATGAACTTCCTATAGGCTAACGTATCGGCATCTATCTGGGATATATCGGACATGATAGCTCCGGCTAGTAATTCATATACAATACCTTCCTTGCCTGATTTGCCAGCCTCGCAATCGTTCTTGTAAAACAAGCCACGAAGAGGCTGTGAGGCCCAGTCCTCGCAGCAAGCCCCGACGGAGTTGGCCTCCCCCTGCCCGATCCGTCCAAGCTCCACCCTAGCCTTATCATTGGCATCTTTCTTGGATACGTAAGAGACAAACCTACCTTCCTCTATACATACCTGCTCCTTGGATCCCTTACCGCTTACGCAATTATTCTTGATAAACTCATCGCATACCTGATCATTATACCATACAGCCGGTATTATGTCGGCATATGTATTGGCGTAGTCCTGACCGTTGGCTTTGATATCATCCTCAGCCTTGTTGTCAGCCTCCTCCTGCGTATCGCCAAAATAGACGTTGGGAGGGACCCGGTAGTCAACAGAACCGCCCACATACCCGGCAGGCGGGTTATTTCTGGTGAACGTCCGAACTATTTCTTTATTACCGTATACCATTGTGATTCACTTTGTCACAAAGATACAATTTAAAATCAAATTACAAAGGAAGAGCCTTTTTGCTTCTCAAAACCTTATACAGATAATCCCTTAACTGCTCCTCGGTAGTTATATACCCAAATTCAATCATCTTAGCTATATCAATCTCTAGCTCCATCAACTCTTTAGCCTTGACCTCCTCGCCAACAGAGTTTCTTATCATAGTCTCATGAAGACCGTAAACTATTATATTCAGAGATCTAGCTAAATCCTGTATTTTATCTTTAAACCTTGACGAGTCCACGATTTTAGATAAAGCGGAAGACATTCTCCTATAAGCATCACCAGCCTTATCTCTGTAATCTATAAGTTGATCATGTACAAACTTCAAAACCTGAACCTCAAATCTAGGATTTATCCACATGGCGAATTTTATAAATAGCAAAGGATGCATCCATATCTTATCAGGTGTCTTGCCATGTTTTGTAACTCTACCTTTTACTTTTACAAATAACTGATTATCACCATTGTCCATTTTTGGACTATGGCTTTCATCATCCTTTAGAGCTTCTAAAAATTCTATGGTTTTAGGACTATCTATAAACACAGAAAACTTTCTTCTTATATTATCGGGATTATCATTCCATTGCTTAAGTAAACTATTGGCATCAAAATAACCATCACTAGTTCTTTGAAAAACGTTAAAATCGCCCATCTTTCTTGTTAAAACATTTACTGTCTTCATTTTTTAGTCTAATTTTGAGATTAATAATTAATTACTTTATGTCCGCTCCCTCGTGAGAGTCGGCGGACATACAAAAATAGCCAATCGGGATGATAAACACAAACCGATTGGCTATTTTTAATATCCTAAAATCAGGACATTAATTACCCATTGCAGATCTTATTCTCAATAGCGTAAAGGATTTTCGCTACGGTCTTATCGCCATTTATCTTCACGCAAGACTCGCCAAGATCCCTGACGTCTATAGCCTCCCTAATACGGGTAAGCTCTTCATATATCTCCTCTATCACATCGGAGATCATAACACACTCATCAGAGTCCTTATGCTTTGACCACTCTGGTAGATCACCCTCATAAGGTACGCAAGTGGACGGAGTTATATGTAAACAACTGTATTTTTTCATGCCAGTAACTTATTAACACGTTCCTTTAACGATCTCACCTCATCCGGGCATAACCCGCAATCATTATCACATAATGACCTTTGCAGACGAATTATCTTACCCCAATAGGATATATCGGGCTTATTCCCGATCCTATACCTATGGTATCTCATATATCTACCCCATTGGCAGGACAGCCATTCGTCTACGGACTTACATAAATCCGTCCTATCAAGGTTTGATATGCTCTGCGCGCCCATTCAGAATCTCCTTTCTCATTTCCTGTACCTCCTCGTCTGGCGGGCATCCATACGGCAGGTTCTTGATCCATTCACGGATCTTTTTCTGCATATTAAGATAAGATACACCCACGCCATCACCCTTGGTACGAACTTGCTTATATATACTAACCACGTCACGTTCCATGGTCTGCAACGGATCTTGCATAACCATACAACCAGCGGTACTTCTAGAAGCGTACTCCATATCGCTAACAGCGGTAGAAGAAGAATGATTCATCATACTTCTCTCAATCCTTTCCCTCTCGGCCCTTAACGCCTTTTCCTTACAAGTATTACAACCCACGACTAAATATTTTTATGTTTAACAATCCACGCAATTGGTAGCCATCTCAAAAAGCTCTCCGACACGATCGATAACCTCATGGGCGGCCTCTATATTATCCAGCCTGACATTCGCCTCGGCTACGGCCATAAGTGTCTCCATCTCCTGTATCTTATTTATAAGATCCTTATCCTTGTCCTCGCATAAGACATCAGTCTTAATCCATAGCCGGTCGAGACGTCTGCGTATAAGATCCGTCTTAAGATACTTGCGACTGAAGCTGTAAGTAGAAGGGCTACCTATGATCTTAATATCATATATACCGTCTGGAAGATCAAGATACTTGACATTACAATCATCGTAATTAAAGCAATTGAGACCTAGTGTTAGGCTGGTAAAGGTATTGACCTGATTCTTGCCAAGAAACAACGTAACGGGGTCGGACATGCCCGGCGTAGTGATCTCGATGATCGCCTTCCTGTCCTCCAGTAGCCCCCATTCAGACTCATCCAATACCTGCAACACCTTTGGATCACGTGTCTCTAGCACCTGAAATGACAGCCGAATATCATTCATATTAACCTTCTTATCGTACCGGCATAAGCTATCGTCATAACGGGCTTGCATATCAAGATCCGGGATATCGGTATAATATGTCTTAACCTCATGACCGTTGATAAACACCGATGTTATCTGACAAACATGAGACCTAGCGACATCAAAAAACACCATCCTTACATTACCCTCATAATCGACTCCCGATGTCGGGTATGTCAATATCTGGGTATTATACTCACCATCGTTGCGCCTAGCTACGACAGTAATTACGATAGGCTTCTCTATATCGTAATCATCCATGATAATCCTAGCGGCAAACTTATCATGAATTATCTTCGGTATGATATTGATCTGATTCATCTTAATATCTTTTTCACAAAGATACTAATTTGATCGATAAAACAAACGAGGCTATAAGATAAGAGCATCAAGAAGATCCTGCTCGCTTAGAATTATACCTCCATTGATAGCCATAGACATAGCTAAATAAAGACATAAGCATGTGAGATCATATCTAAGCATTCTACTCCTAAGAGATACAATAAACTTTTTAAGGTCAGGATTATCCCCAGCCAAAGACATATAGCCGCTAAAAAGGAACGTATTGTATATAGGATCGGATGTAGATGATTTGATATCGCTGTAAGACATACCACAAATATCTACCCACAATCTTATAGATTTGACGACTATCTCCTTTACAAGAGACTTATTCAACAAACATCCGAATCTGACCAAAGCCACTATATCTCCCCACTTCTGATCGGATATCTCTTTAATAACATACATCGACCCATTCAAAGGATCTTTTACAACAGATGACAGTATATTCTTACATCCAATGGAATCCGATAGCTCTTGGATATTAAACATATTATTATCGTGGTTAAATACGATGGACATATCTCCACCTCTTATGATACTAAAGCTACTCATCACGAATCCTCCACAAAAGAATTAATATCAAAACAGTCATCATAAGAGCATAGGCCAGGCTCATATCCTTCCTTGCCATCCTCTATGTCAGAAATAGCTCTATCAGCAATAGATCTTAACTCTAATAGACTTACACCTAAAAAATCTAAGGCCTCTTTCAAGTACTTATATAAGGACGAGGTTTTAACTTCCTTAAACCCCTCGTGAATCAAATGACTATTGAATATACTGAAAAGAACTTTATCATTCCTACCGTCAAACCTTTTACCATTGTTTTTAAGACTACCATCAGAGTCAATCATCTTCCTTATCTTACTCGCAGATCTGGTATTTATGATATTCACCATAATCATAACTTTGTAGTCAACAGCGGCTCTTCTAGCTTTATTAGCCCTCCCCTTTGAACTTACAGGTGCATTGTCCTCGCCGCCAATATACCTGAACTTAGCCTTGCCTACAAAGCATGATGGATAAACCTTGCGAATATTCCACTTATAATTATAATCTCCGATTGATCTCATGATCGACAACTCGCTATCAACTACCATCGATATCATCTTATAAGCCTTCTCAAAACACTTAAACGATCCTACATACTCATAGATAAACCGGTACGTCATACCTAGCTTAAAATCTTTATCAGATATCCTATTAAACACTATAGCTCTATCAAAGTTGATGATAATAGCCATAATAATCTTAAGCCTAAAGTAGGGAGGTATATAAATATCATCAGGACTGATGTTCCTAGGATTAGCCGTGGTATAATCAGCGCCAGCGAAAGTATCTCTACGTTTCTTGAAATTACGCGGATATATAGGCTGACCTTTAGATAGCTTAATGCAAGTACACCCCTCATCTACCTGCTTCTTCTCAGCCTCGGTATACACCGGAAATTCCTTTATCATAGAAGAGCATTTCCTTATATAATTCAAGTCGAAATTCATATTGTTCATATTTTGCCCACTTCAAATATAAGCAAAATATAAGACCTTTAAAAGAATAAGATGAATTAATTTTCCCATATATCACCATTATTATTTCATTAATAACATAACTAGCTGAAACACAGTTGTCCATTTTGTGACATGTGTAATAAGAAGCTTCGCTTCTTTCTGAAGCAAATCTCATTATAAAGCATTCCTTTATTTAATTCTTACCAATTTCTAATTAATAACCCGATTAATGAAATGATGTTAGCTAACGCCTTTTATTATCTAAAGTAGACACCCAAAAAACATTAATTTAAAAATGAGTAGTATGTTGGCAGATAAAGATCTTAATAATCCCACTCAAGACTCTTTATGATTGTATTATTGAGATATTTACTATATCCTTACATTCGATCTTATTTGGCAGATGACTACTATCTTTAAACATAATGATCCTATATGTTTACTTCTTTTCTGCGCTAAAGCGTGAAGTGCCAAAGGGAATCGGCAGGGTGGGTCGTGAGTCGCTCCGCTCCTGGCCGGCCATGGAAGGCAACCACCAGCCCCACGCTATGACGCCGCCACCTTGTTCATTGGCTTCCAACAAGAGTCACCTAAAAACAATACTTGTCTATACAATTATCTCTACGATTCCAGAAGTTAAATAAGAACTATTTGGCTTTAAGGGAAGTTGTTAGTTAAAAAGATGGTTAATTAAGTCATCTGGTCAAATAAAATCTTTATATTCGCGTCACGGTCGGTTGGATGAGTTGGTTTAGTCGGTGGTCTGCAAAACCATACACCCCGGTTCGAATCAGGGACTGACCTCTATGCTATTTGCATATTCTTTAAAAACTAATTAGATAAGGGACGGTGAGAGATCATAGTCCCTTTTTATTTAGGAGGATCAAAATCAGACGTCCATCTAGCTACATCACTTATCCTAAAATTATCTATTACAAAAGACGCCCTATTACTACCATCCCTTTGTCTATTAAAATCTATATTACTATATCTCAATGAAATATTAGAGCATGGGAATGAAACAGACCGTTTGCCATCGACAAAACCATATAATGTATAATTAACCCTAACCATAGCTATATGATACCACCTACCAATAATAGCATCAGATGCTTTACCTCCATGCGCTCCTCTTTGAGTAGCAAAAAACAAACCTAAATCACCAGCATCACCAGCTATACCAAAATAAAAAATACCATTATACCATTCATGGCCAACAGAACAAGCGTTAATAACGACTAATGGTTTATACCAAAAATCAATGGTAAATGGATCTCCATCACCAAATAGATCAGGTGACAATGTACTAGATGTATTAATCATCCCATAAGAATTAGACGTATTTGTGTATTTATATCCAGTTCTTATAGAATCGGTAACAAACTCTCCTCCCTTGATCTCTAAACCATCCTCGATATTAGGGGGGGGGTATCCATCAACCTTAAAATCATTGTCAAATCTCATCAAGAATCTTGTGTGTTGATCAACAAGACCATCACTTCCATTATTCAACATTCTTCTTCTCATAAAACCTTTATCTTTTTCAATATATACACCAATACCAACAATATCATCAAGATACCAGCTACTATCCACACTATAGGCCATCTTGATTCCTTCTTATCATCTACGTCCTTGGATTTGATATTTGTCTTATTATCCAGATCCTTTATATCATTCCTTGTCTTATTAACTCCAAGGGAATCGGCTGTCACCGTGCTGTCCCGCCGGCCAATGACGATATGGGTATCTGTCTGCGAGGACACCGGCCGTTCCCCCGTGGCAGGATCAACATCCTTGTCCGTATCGAACTTCCTCTCAGTTATAACGATATCGGCATTAAGATCAGATGTCTTTATCTCCACCACCTTACGGTCTATAACCTCATCTATCATCGTCTCTATCCTGCTGATCAACCGGCTATCAATAGACGTTTCGCTAACCTGCCTCCTGCTTCCACAAGAGGACAGGAATAGCGACAGACCTAAACAAAAAATCGCCCTAAGACTTATCCTTAACCTCATCATCAGCAATCCTCCTTATATCGTCAAACGTCTCATCAGGTATGTTCTTGGAGAAGCTAAACATCTTGAACACGTTTATTCTCTTGAACACAGCCTTGAATACCTTCACCAAATAAGCGTCAGCGAAAGCATCCCCTATCGTATTCAGGAAAAGCATCACATATCCAACAAGGGCTATATACACCCCATATTTGGTAACGGTAAGTATCATGCTAGCCTCCTCCTCGATCGGGTATAACGTCTTATATATAACACATAATGTCATTACTATAAAACAGGACAAAGCGAACTCCTTAAGAATATCAGTAAACCTGACCTCCCTAAGCCATCTCTTGAAACTAAACCTCCTCCTACGGCTTCTACGGAGCTTCCAGCCCCTTACGCTTTGCGCTAACCTAGCCAAAAAATTCGCTATTAATACTATAAGTAATACGGTCAATAAATGATGCACTGGCTGGAAGTAAGCCCAGCAAGAGGCACCATACGCAAGCGCTATATTCCATAAAGCCCCCACTCGCTCTATCATGTCTTTGTCTTTCATTTTATACCCTATACGCAAAGTTAACCACTATACCGTTAAGTACCTAAAACACCACGGCGTGTATACCGTTCCTCGTATCAAGGCTGTCAAAATGTAACCAACCCACCTTCCCTTCAAGCCGGAAAGGATATGGTAACATATCTTGATGATCCAAGATCAAGCCTCTAGCCTGTTCCGCCGTCATTGACTTGACATCGAAATCCCCAGCCTTACCCAACACATGAGCGGATAGATAAACATCTTTCTTATCCTTAACTATCTGGCAGATGTTGCATCTAAGACCACGTTGGGAAAACTGCCCCTGCTTGTCCCAATTATTACAATACATAGGCTGTTTGATTATATCCCTCCGTAATATAAGAAGATTATGGAGAAACGCAGTATCAAGAAACTGCCACGATCTATCCTTCCACTTATTGTATGTATGAGGACACACCAATTCAACTATATCAAAATAAGAACCTAATTCTTTTATAATATCATTCCTATCCATATCATCCATTTTTAAAATAATGTAAAATAACAATACCACGATAACCTGATCCTCCTTGACCTCTCGTAGCCCCACTATTAGAAGCTTTAGAGGCTCCTCCACCACCACCTCCATAATAAGTGGCATTACCTCCATTTTTGCCATTAATAATAACACCCTCAATATCCTCGACTCCAGCTCCATCACCTCCCCCGTGATTTCCGCCTTTCCCTCCGGATAAAAAGCCCATATTCCATCCTCTTGTATAAGCCCCCGATCCACCACCAGCGCCCATAGGATAAGGATATCGGTCAGGATATTTGTTGTTAAAAACATATGATCCATCTTGCCCTGGATTTCCCGGGGAAGGATCATGGCCATCCCCTTTAACTCCATATCCGCCTCTTCCACCTTTACCGGCAATAGCCTGATATATACCGAATATACTATCACCACCTATATCTCCTACAACCACCCTATATGTAACACCTGGATTTACGGATATAGTCCCAGTCAGTACACCACCTCCGTTACCTCCACTCCCGGCATTATATATATCGGAATATTCTCCATTAAGACCTCCGGCGACCAACGCGAACTCAACCTCATAACACCCATCAGGGACCGCCCAATATCCATTATCCTGAGGAGATAGCTCCTCGAATACCTCTATTATCTTCCTTTTGGGTAACATCCTTCTTCTCATCATAAGGCAAATATGATTTTACCCCCCCCAATTTAGTTTTAAAATATTGATATTCATAATATTATTCTGGTTTAATCGTCCATCTCTGGGCGTAGTTATTTTTTAGCACATATATCTTCTCCATAGGTGTAGCGGGAGACCCGTTGGATGAGCCTTTCACGAATCCCTCTGGGGCCTGCTCCGTGCCGGAAGGACGCTGATTCTCGTCAGGATATTGACTACCATACATAGAAACCGCAAGTCCATAAAACTGATTTCTTTCCCCATCTTTGGCCACGGATGCCATGGTAATCTGATCCCATCCTACAACAAGGTCGTAGAAGGAGTTTACGAAATCATCTGATCTTTTTGGGCTATGAGTGGAATAATCCATCGCAAACCGTGTAATAGACCTCATCTCATAAATATAATCTGGCAGCTTATCCACTCTAATACTATTACTATGATAGACGAAAAAACCTGTAAGATGATCCAATCCTCTACCCGACATATTATCATCATTCCAACCCGTCCTCCTTTCTCCACTTACCCAGTCATTTAAAAAATAAAAATCAGTAATATTAGGATTTATCTTATCTACCTCGAAAGAAGGAAGGGTGTTTATATCAAAATAATTCCACATATCAGAAGGACCAGGAGACATCATCAACGAAGTTAATTTAGGAAGATCATTAAACTCCTTTATATACCTATCCAAATAACATGAAGACAATCCAAGGGTTTGAAGATTTTTCATATTCTTTATATTCCTTATCCCGCTAGATTCTATATCCCTAAGATCAAGCATATTAAACATATTTAAATAATATACCTCTGTCTTACTGGTTATAGCCTCAGGAATTACGGTCATTCTTTGCCCTATATTTTGAAAATCGATATAAATTAACTTTTTGGATCTTGACAACTTGTCTACAGGTATACCATCATTAACATACATCGTATGCGATACGACCAAAAACTCAAGACCTGGAATATCTACGATCGGGAAAGCCGTCATCCTACAAACTTGAATATTGGCATAATAAATATCACAAGTAAAATCTATCGACACAGCCCGTTGTACATCCCTCCTCCCATCAGCGTAAGCATGATTATCTATAGGTACGTATTGCGATCCATCCTCCTTCCTGAACCACCACGTAGTATTGGGATTTTTCTTGTGTTGTATTGCCAAAGAACGGAATATGATACGATAATTATCCTGCCCTTGAACCTTGGTCATAGGAAACTGCTCCTTTATTCCATCCCCCCAATCCACATTAGCCATACCGGGCTTTCTGGATCTAAACTCAACAAACGTATTATATGGATTACCAACGATAGGATCGGGTACATAATTATAATCATCGGTATAATAATTTCTAAGTGCCCTATCCCATGTCGTGAACCACACGAACTTATTTGATGAAGCCTCATATTTATATAATGTCTTAGCCATTACCTATCTTGTTAAAATATTCTACAATAACATTCCTGTCCAATCCCATAGAATCACATAAAAACTCCCCTTCTGGTTGACCCCCAAACGATAATACCTTATCCGTATCATGAGCTAAAACATCTCCATTGCCTACAAAGGTACGCCCATCGTCAAATACGATAAGCTTATATGGCTTATACGACCTCGTGTCAATATCAGAAGACCGTGTTGACCTTAACACCGAAGCCTCTGGCGCCATACTAAACCTCCATCCATAATTATTCATAAGCACATAAACCATCTCCATAGGAGTCGACGGAGAGCCATTAGACTGACCCTTTATAAAACCAGAAGGTGCCTGTAATACGCCACTAGGCCTTTTATCAACAGGATTGGTAGCCAAATACATACTTAGATACAATCCATAAAACTGATTCCTTTTGCCATCGGAAGCAGAGGAAGACATAGTGAGATAATCAAACCCCATCACCTTCTCATATAATGTTGATATAAACGTATCACATCGACTTTGGGTTGACAAGGAGATATGCATATAAAAACTACTCATAGATCTCATCTCATATATATAATCCGGTAGATTACTTACATCTATATTACTATAGCCATATGAGGCGGTAAGGCTAGTGATATTTTCCAGCCCCTTGCCGATCATATACGGATGCCAACTTACAACGGATCCATACCATCTGTTTATATGATCGAAGGTCCTTAAGCTAGGATTTATCTTATCCACCTCATCCATAGCCGGGCATGTATTAGGATCAAACGATGGCATAGCCACTTCCGGGGATATATATAATTCTCTTAGCTTGCTAAAAGACAGCCATTCCCTTGGATATACCCTAACCCTGCAACCTGCCAAAGATAATGTTACAAGATTAGGCCACATAGAGGGGAATTTCCTTATATTAGAAGACTCCGTATTATTAAAATCAGCCGTTCTACTTAAATTAATGCCTTTTAACTTAGTCAACCTATCCCAATCGTCTGGTATGGATGTCAATGTCCCTACACCTAATTCGCTAAGTGTTATATACTCTATATTTACCGATCTACGTATCCTATCTTTAGGAATATCGGTTATATTCCCATCGCCGGTAATGGATAAGATTAAGTTGATAATACTTGGGGCGTCTAATATCGGGAATCCTACCATCATTATCCTTGCTGTTTTAACGTATGTAATATCATTCGTAAAAGTCATGGTAATGACCCGCTCTTTATCTAGCCCATCAGCGTAAGCATGATTAGGCGCAGGGATATACTCACTCCCATCTTCCTTATAAAACCACCATGGATGGCTATCCGGATTCTTACGATAACTTATATCCCTTCTCCTGAACATCAACCTATATCGCCCGTATATGGATTCGCTCCTATCCTTCACGAAAGGAAATTGCTCTTTATTCCCGTCACCCCAATCGACCTCACACATTCCTGGGGTCTTGGAATAAAACTGTATACTCTCATTGTAATTATTACCATCCAATATAGGATCAGGTATGTCATTGGTGGTATCATCCCTACCAACACCCCTAAAAGCATATTTGCCTTTAGTAAAAAAGGTTATAGACCCTTTATTCGTATCCTTACATATCAACTTCATACCTCTCCCTCCTCTATTCTTCTAAAATACTCGACAACAGGTGAACTATCAAGCCCTAGATTACTACATATATCTATAGCCTCGTATTTATCGGCAAAACTGTACTTGGACATACTTTCATCTAACACGTCTCCGCTGAACACGGATACATGGCCGTCCTTTACGCCAAGGACGAACGGGGTAATCCTAGCCTTCCCCGCCCGCCTTGCCCTCGTAAGGGCGGCCTTAGAAGCTGGGGCAGGGGCCAAGACCCATGTCTGCCCGTAGTTATTGGTAAGCACATACACCTTCTCCATAGGCGTCGTAGGATTACCGTTGCTAACACCCTTAACAAACCCCTCAGGGGCTTGATAAACGCCAGATGGTCTCTTATTAGTAGGAGCTGCGGCAGTATATAAATCTAAGGTAAGTTTATAAAACTGATTCCTGTTGCCGTCAGAAGCCGTCTGTGACATCGTTATATAACTCCACGACATTATCTTATCATAAAATGTATTTACGAATGTATCAGCCCTCTCCTGCGTATTTATAAATTTACCATAATCACTCAAAGTCCATATCCTAAATTCCCTTACCTCATACAACCAATCTGGAAGATCATCTACCGGCACCACACTTGAATAACAATACGTATTATGGATCTTATTTAATTCCCCTCCTACCAGATCTTGTTTCCATGAGCTACCACCACCCATAAAGGTAACGCCTGTCTTATCATCCCCTACCTTATCCACCTCATCAAATACAGGTATATTATTCCTATCGCTTATAATGCTTATACTTTTTGCCGGAATAGAATCAAATGCAGGGTCATACGAAGGTATATTGCACCAATTGAAATTAAACTCTGTAAGATTCTTCCATTCAGAGAATCTTCTCCAATTCGAATCAGGATTATCAGCGAAATTAAAAATACTATTACATCCGAAATACCTCAGATTTTTCATATTTAAAAAACCTTCTGGCCAATTACTCCATACACCAGGATGAATAAAAGATCCCATACTTATATTACGAAGATTAACGCTCTTACTTATCCTGTCATATGGGATATCGCCATTTTTAAGAACGGATCTGACCATAGCCAAATAAGTTATATCAGGAAGATTAACTACAGGAAACTTATGGAGGACAATACCATCCATATTAAATTCCCCATCGATTACGTTAGAGAACCTCATCGTAACCTCCCTACGCCTGATATCGCTATACTTATGTGGAGGAACCGGTATATACTGAGATCCATCCTCCTTCCTATACCACCATGTAGTATCGTCAGGATTCTTTTTGTACTCAATATCTAAAGACCTGAATACTATCCTATAACTACCGTCAGATATCTTGACCAAAGGGTATTGATCCTTTGTCCCATCACCCCAATCGACGTCCACGAATCCTGGATTGTTTGCCGAGAACCTGAGATTACGATTAAAATTACCTAAATCTACTATCGGATCAGGCACATAATCAGCATTCCTCCCATTATAACAAGGGAACCTATCCTCGTTAACATAAAACGTCACCGAGGACAGGGCCGTATCATATCCTACTAAAAATCCCATATCAACTAATTGAGTTTATATCATAAGACACCCATTCCTTGTATCCATTAACCATCTCATATACCTTGTTGATGGTCTTGCATACGACAGCAAATCCGATATCCACGTTAGGGAACTTCTCGTTAAGCTCATCAATAGTAAGTTCCCTGACAATACCCTCATCCCACTTCCTCATCTCCTTTACCTCCATAAGGATCGGTTTACCGGTTATGCCTACACTCATGACCCACTCACCCTCACGATTGGCATCCGCCAGATCGGGGAAGATAGTAACGCCAAACAACTCCGTGAGCACGAACTCATCGCCGTTCCGGGTAAACGACACCGCCGCTCCGGGGGTCAAGACTACCTCGTCCACAGCCAGCATACTCACCAGCTTCTTGGCTCCCCCTGATACGGTACCATTCAACACGACAGTCACGTTACCCGTAGCACTATTAACGAACTTGATATCATTCTTCTCGCTATTTATAGCCTGCAACCTAGACCCAGATACGATATTTACGATCTCATAATTCTTGTCGTAAGTGCTCTGTAGCGTCACATTACCGTATTTAGTATCGATAAGGGTAATCCACTTAGCCTTACCACCTACTATCTCAACAAGCTTATAAAACACGTCATTGCCGTCAGCGTCAACCCATCTAGCTATAGCTCCAGGAGCGAAATTAGTCACCTCCCGATCTTGGGTATAACTTATAGTGCTTTCCGTAGGCTTATTAGTCAAAGTAACATAAAGGCATTGCTCTACGTCGGCTTCCATCTTAACTATCCCAGCACCATCGTAATAATAATCAGGTACATTTTTTTCTCGTATCAACAAGATAGTACCTTCCTTAAGCTTATCGGCGTTAGTTGGATCATCCACGAAAGACTTCATCTGGATATAAGTATCGAAGATAATAGACGTACTCTTATCCTCTATCTTCTGATTGATATCATTGACAATATTATTAATCTCGTCTTTCGTATAATAAGGAGATAAATCAACCTTCGGGCCTTCCTGCTCTAAAGCCTGAGTTCCATCCCACCAATAATCAGGTACCTCCTGCTCCCTGATCCAGAAGCTGTCTCCCACACGGAGCTTAGCCGTGTTCTCCGGAACCGCCAGCCACTCATTCATGGCATCGACCGTATCAAAGATATACGCCGTGTTCTTGCCCTCAGCTATACGTCTTACGACAGCCAACTCGCTCTCGACATCGCTAAGTCTTTCCTTTATATTATTGATCTCTCGCTCTAACTTATCATAATTATCCTCCTGATCTATAGCGTCGCCGATGGACATATAAACCTCGTTAGTGAGCTTATTGTAGGTAACACGAGCCACCCTCTCGTAGGATGTCTTATACGTAGATGAACCCTTACTAGTATGACAAACAAAATCATACGTATTTTGATACACCACAGATCCACCGGTATTGATGAAATTATATCCATCTTGGCTCATCGTACCTCCCTTGTATCCAACAAGTTCAAAAGAACATTTACCCGTACCTTTAGATCCAAACCATGTAGCGTAGGCCATGAAATACGTCTCTTCAGGTAGGATATCATAATATTTAGCCCTTAAATCCTTCACCGACATCCAAACACATTCCTTACCAGAACCGGTATTATCACCACCCCATTTAAGAACTTCTCTAACAGAGCTATCTCCATTTCCGGGGCCAGACCAACCTACAGCAAGATTATCTATGGTGGGAACATTAGAATTAAGGGCTTCCGTCATCGTGTCCAAGTCCCTTCCGGAACTTGATTCCCATAAATATCTGAACGTCACAAAATCAACATCCCCGATCTTAATGCCTCCAGTATTACTAGGATATGTTTTTGTGACTAACTCATAATACCATTTACCATCACGGAAAGTAGCCCTTATCCTCTCTACTTGCTTGGGGGATATAGAGACATATGATCCGCCAACGGAAACGTTATCGCCATCAACCGCACGGGAAGTCCCATCCTTTGGATCCTCAGGGTCCACGGGGGTGTAGATCGTAGCCTGCTTATCTCCGGCATTGATAACAACTATATAATAGCTGTCCCCATCAAGACCCTCATCATGAGCCATGGTTACAAAGCCCTGCTCGCTATCCGGCCTCCATTCAACGACAACCATATGCTTATCCATAGGTATACCGGAAACGCTGTTAACGTAATTGGTTGACGACATGAAAATGGCATGATCATCATAAGCCTCATCAACACGTTGATGCTTAGTAGCCAATCCGTCAAGACGTGATATCTCAATGGGGTCAGTTACCTCGACCCCATTATAATCATACCACTTATATCCTATCATCGTATTCTCACGACGATATTTCCTTTTTCTTACGACCTGACCTCCAGCTAAGGCGTCAATCATAAAATAATCATTACATACTTTAACCATAGCCGTTCAGATTAACAGGTTTGACATAAACAAGCCACGATAGTAGCGCCAACAGGAATGGCGGTCAGCGTAGTCCCCACCGGGTAGGTAGGAGAGGATGACTCCATCACCATCAACGACGTCCGCTCTACGACCATATTGTTATCAATCAACCGGCTCCCCTCCACATAGAACCGGCCATCGGCCACCTCATAGCACTCTCGCACCGGAACCATATGTCTTTGGCTCTTATCCGCGTAATCGCAGATCGTCACCTTAGCCCCATCCGGTATAGACGTAAGCTCATCACCTACATTATAATCAGGATGATCAGAGTACACGACATACAATATAGACTTAATATCCTGCAATGCCGGATTGACTGTCCTGAATCCCTTCAAATGTATCTTATGACCACCGATCTCATAACAATCATCCACGTCCATGATATTAAGATCACAACTGATAACCGTCCAGCCGTTAATAATCGTCTGCGTAGGGGTAGTATTGATAGGATGATCGGGGTCGGTAGACTCAACGATCTTATAGTCGAAAGTCTTTACATCCAGATTTCCGTTCAACGACTCCTGTCTCCTGATCTTCACCGTACCCTTTCCGGTATCATAACAATTCTCCGTGGTATCGATAAGTCGATCCATATAATCCGGCTCCTCGCACTCGATACGGGCGAAATTAAATGGCAAAGAGGTATATTGAGTACCAACATGGATATCATTGTCTGTAGAACTCAATACATGATGATTATACGACCTAACATGATTTAAAGGGTTGATAACGTAAGTGGATTTAATCCTTACCGATCCTCCCGGTGTCGAGTAACATTCTACCGCATTTCTGGTAATACGATCATCCAACCTTTCTAGAGCACACCTTTCACGGATAAAATCCGCAGGGATATTATTTATCCTATTTCCTAGCCCATACCTATTATCAGACGAGTCCACAATCTCCCAGAACTGGTTTCTTTTCCCAAGATCACCGTCATAAGACACCACATGTCTCATACGCACGCTTCCGGCTGATGTCTTGTAACACTCCTCGATATCAATAGGCATCCTATCTTCCATATCCGTGAAGTCACAAACGACCTCAACCCAGTCATCGCTTATGCTGGTGATAAACTTACCTACCGGATTCTCAGGATCGGTACTTTGCTTGACGCGATACCATTCCTTTCTGGTACCCATCTCGTAATCAAATATCTTATATCCCTCTATCTGCACCCTTCCGGTTCCGGTATCAAAGCATTTAAGCACCGGTATTATCTCCCTTTGGGTCATGTCCGGGAAATCACATACTATACGACTCCATGTATCGGGTATCTTATCATACTCCGTACCGATAGGATTGCTATCGTCAGTCGTATTCACCACCTCATAATGGGATACCTCCGGGTTCAGGCGGGGGTCTACCGACTCAACGCCCTCGATCTGGACCTTGCCCCCTTCCGTGGCGTAACATTTACTTACGAATATCAACTCCCGATCGGTCATCTCCGCTATACCACAATCTATAGCCACCCACTCGGCAGGAATCTTATCCAATTCCGTGCCAATGGGAGTATCGATATCCGATGAGTTGATGATAAATATCTTCTCAGCCAGTATCTCTCCCTTATTATTCATATAGGTATGGATACGCGCCTCTACCTGACCACCCGGAGTACGATAACATTGGTTGACGATCGACACACGGGCGTCCTTGATGTTAATGAACTGATAGTCCTTTTTAGGAACCTCGCTTACAAGTCTCTTTACTCCTTTATCATCGAAGTACACGTAACACCCGTCATTCCTCATCATGACCGGATACGTCTTTCCGTCTATAACAACACCTGAGAAGTCATCTGGCGGAACGGAGAAACCCATGCTACCGAAGATGGAAGCCAGTCTCTTTAAATACTCATTAATAGCCGACATAATATCATATTTTAATTCTACTGCCTCAAAGATAACAAAAAAGGGAAGAGAATTGAATCTCTCCCCTTTAGGAAATATATGAACGCAAAAAAGGTTCTTTATTTCGGCTCAGTTACGATGGCCGGACCAAGACCAGCGGCAGCACCGATCATATTGATCATCTCCTGAACACCCTCATGAGCGCCATAGCGTACACGTAAGATCAGATTAACCGGATCATCGGCGATAACTTTTCCGAATCCCTGAGCGTATCTATGAGGATTAATCGTGATCTGGAAGTCCACGTATTGGGCTGTTTGTTCAACACGGCTGTATTCATTCATGAACGTCCGTCCCATGAAATCCTGATGTTTCGGGAAACCGTTGAAATGAGCATAGCCCTTCAACTCGTCATCCATCATATTACCGCCGACATGAGTACGTGGCGCTTTGCTGGACAGTCTCTCGAAATGAAGTTGATCCCACCAGATAGGAGACCCCTCGTCAAGAGAATCAGGATAACCGCCGCTAGCACCTACGATCTCAACGCTATCCTCTACATAAGTCATTTTATCCATCAAGCACTCTGACGGAGATAATAACATTTCCTTACCACGGAAACGGATACCGCACTTGCAATTCGTGCCAAGTTCCTGAGCCGACTCCAATTTCTTCCACATACGGTTGCGGTAGGACGCCGGAGCCTTGCTGGTGAAGAATCCCTCGAACACCTTGTCGCACTCATCACACAACATGTTAGTATATACCGTTGTCTGGAAGCTATGCTGGCAAGCCGCAGGAGTACCGTAGTCAGTGATCTCCAGTTCCGGGAAAGCCTGTTTGATTTCCTCCAAAGCACTGTTCCCGCACTCATCATCCGGGATCGTGATATAATACTTCTCGGTGGATACCTTGCAAGAACCACAAGCTGACCAAGAAGCGGTACGAACCGTAGGATTCTCACACATATCGGATGTCTTAGCCACATAGTAGATAATAGCCGTAGGATTGGCCTCCACGAAAGTAGAGATCTCCTCGCTCGTCAATTTCTTAGAAGTAGCCGCGATATACAAACCCGATCCCTTGATCTGGCTCATCTTATTAACCGTATCAGCTACCACGTTAGGTAAAGATTCTACCGTAGTAGACATATCAACACCGTCATCCTCCAAAGAAATAGAATAAAGATAACCACCCTTAACTTCCGTATAGTTAGGAGGACAGTCCGTACATCCTTTCATGATAGAGATAAGACGTTGAGTATAGTCAGCAGGTTTAGCCCCCTTCTTCATAACCTTATAACGTGACATGCTACCCTCAATAGTATCTCGTACGATCTTCAACCCCGGATATTGGGCGCGAACCTCAGCCAAGGCCAGATCATCACCAGTATCACATACCTCCATACAATAGAAGTTCACGTCCTCCGTCTCAGGCTCCGTAGCCTCGTTGGTGCATCTTGTAACAGGAGTAATATCGATATAATCAGATAACTTACCACCACCAGCAATAGGTTGATTCTTCATCCGCTCAATACACTTCAATACGGCGGGCAATAAATCAACCTCCTCGCAAGGATCACACTCCTCGCATTGATTTGGCGTATTGTCACAATCATCCAAAAGAATGGCGTCATTGATTTCAATGCGACCTCCCTCGTAGCCAAGAAGCTCGAAGGCACGACCAGCGAGGACCAAGCGAATAGCGATACGGTCTCCTTTGGAAACGGAGAACGCAGTGTCATCAGAAACACCATTGTATCCTAAGATAACATCATCGACATAAGCATGATCTTTCTTCGGCCAAGAAGCGTAGATCTCCGTGATCTCGTTCAAAGAGAATAACGGCGTGGAAAAATCCTTATCATAGATAGAGCGGGAAGCCGCTTGTTCATTACGACCGATACGGATCTCATAACGCTTGTCGTTACGAGGCTTACCGGTAAAATCAATCACGGCCTTACAACCGTTCTCGGAAGTATCTTTAGTATCGTAAATACCGATCTGTCCTTCCTTCAAGAAGATGGAATCAACATCCACCATCTTAGCGTGTGGGGATACGAAAAGTACCCGGTCTTGCGGTCTGTGCAACATATTATCAATATTTAGTTTAAAAAATCATTTACCTAACGCAAACATAATAATAAACGAGTTCACGACAATAAAACAAGATCACGAGTGTATAGGCATATAAATAAATTACATTTTTTGTAAAAACATTATTTAAACCACTTTTTCTTATACATCTTCCTCATCATATCAATAAGTTCATCGAAACTTTTTATATAACCCATATCTATAGCCCATATAAGATTGCCTTGTGTTTGCTCCAATTCCTTCAGCTCAGCTTCCGTGGCCTTATTCCTGATCATACTTTCATGGATATTAAAAACAATATAATTAAGACCCTTGGCGATCTTAACATAATCTACATCCTTAAATCTAGAAGCTGCTCTAGACAAAGCATTATACCTATCACCAGCCTCTATTCGATTAAGAATAAGCTTATCGGTCAACCACGTAACAACCTCGGCATACAACATAGGGTTCAATTCCATAGCTACAAGAACCCATATATAAGGATTACACATAGTTCTCCTGTTCTCGCCCCTACCAACAGTCTTATAAGCGCCAAACTTTTTCATTACTTTTATAAGAGACTCTTTTTCAACCATTTCCATAAAAACAGGAAATCCTGTTTCTATCATATATCCTTGTTTTTCAAGAATATAGTATATTCGCTCAGCACTTTCCTTGTTAGAAAGGATATTCTCTATCCTCTTATCATTCCATCCTTCCTGAATCCTTTTCCTGGTATAGGCTTCCTGTAAATCAGTCAACGACATGAAAGACGTTTTAGTGTCTTGCTTGATAGTAACACCAAAAAGATCCCTATCCTTGGAGATCATAACAACATTAGTTTCCATATTATATATATTTAATTATTTAATACGATGCAAACATATAAATAAAAGTTTTACCATAAAAATATATAGATAAAAAATATTCCAATATAAAATCATTATATTAAATATTTTGTAAAACACAAAAATCATACTTACGATTTCTGGAGTCGGAGAAATCTCCGATTCCAGAAAATATGCATAAGATGATAAAAAATAAGCCTACCCATTTCTGGGCAGGCTTATCAATCAAAACTAACGTTGTTTATTTAAAGGAAGCCACATTATCCTTATCCATTCTATATCTATACAATTCATTCTCATTAAGGTTGAATTGTTTAGCTACCATATCCAGAATCTCCTCCACAAGATAATCGGGCAGCTCCGGGTCGATGTCCGTGGATTGGATACCGGCGGCGTTGATATACCCCGATAGGTCTACCCTGACAGGACGGCGGTAGTACGTCATCTTAACCTCCTCGGTACGGAAGCCTGACTCGTAGACCACGACCTTCCCGTTCCCTATGGAGTAGAATGTCTCACGGTAGTCGTAAGAAGGACGGTTATTCTCGTCTCCAAGAAGCTCATGGATATTCTCGTTCTTAGCCTCCCACATAACGAAATCAGTGGCCTCACACCCTTTGTATGAGAAAACACCTTTTATGTTAGAGAACCATAGATAGTCGTCAGGTAAGTTAAAGGACGTAGACTCAGGGTCATCCATCCTACCCGCATTATCCAACGACATCCAATAAACAAGAAGGTTTTGGATGGAGCGTATAGTCTCGTCATCCTTCCTATTTAGATAGTACTTAACCAACCGGTCTTGGGCCTCGTTGAACAACAGCACGAACCTTCCCGGATCCAGCTTAATCCCGCCATTGGCCAGATTCTGCTCGTTCTTCTGTAAAGACCTTAGATACGCTTCTTGGATTGTCATAATTATTCCTCCTTAACCTTATCACCCTCCTCTACGTCATCCTTCTTCTTAATATCCTTAACCTTCTTGGCCTTGGACTTATCATCGATATTAGACATAGATATGATCTCCTCATACTCATCCAATACATTAGCCTTTATGTTAATAAAGTCTTTCTTGGTAGCCAAGAACTCGGCGGATGTCCGAACGTCAGGTCCTATGATCTGGCCATTATATTGTAATCCGGATGGAGTCATATTGATACGACCATTTCGTTGAAGGACGTTTACGATACGGTAAAACTCAAGAACTTCCTTGAAATCACCTTCCAATGACCGATCCCAGATATCAAGCAGATAATCAACATTGGTCTTCTTCTCATTCATCCAGTTTGATAGAGATCCTGTATAATACTCATCCTCCGTGAAATCCGGGCGAGTTACGATACCGATGTAAAGAAGAAGATCGATGACAGCCTGACGATCGTCGCCGCCTTTCTTAAGGGCGCTGATAAACTTATAGCTGATGTTCATCTTATTGATCTCACGCTGCTGAACGAAATCCTTCATATTGTCTTTCTCTACGAAACAGAACATGGAGTTCATGAAAATAGGGTCACCATCCATTTCCTGAGGAGTCAACATGCCGGAAAATACAGCCAGATATAAATAAAATAGATCTACGGTATTAGCCGTATTATAAACCTTACCCATGAAGATCTTATCCTTAGCGTCATCCCAAAATTCTAAATTGGTTTGAGATAGATCCATCTGTGACATTTCCTCGAAAGGCTTCATGATATTATCTACCCGCTGTTTGACGAGCTTATCGATCTCATTCTTGTCAAGACCATTATAGCATCTTGATCTTGGATAAAAACCGGTGTTATAGGCCTTGGAGAAATCATCCCAAGGGCAACATACGTGAGTGGCGTTCTCCGGGAACGGAGCTTTAGCTATATTAGCGTCTTGAAAGGCCTGAGGAGCGCTTCCATCGTGTTTGCCTACAACCTCATATAAGGTATCTGACATGATATTGAAACCGTTTACCTCGGCCAATACCTTCCTTGATTTTAAAATTTCTTTCATTTCCTTTTTTGCGTTAAATTCGTTAAATATGTTCATTTACTTTAATATAATCAGATGTCTCTTTCCTCTAATGAGTTTAAGCTTTTTGTGTGAAACATCCTTTGGATTTTCTCCATTGAAATCCCTGATATTGAAATTTCCTGATTTTCTTCTTCCATAAACAAAGAGTATTTCATTGTTATACAATACTTTATCAAACAATCTAAACCTAAAAATCTCAAAAGGAGCTTGATTGTTTTTCTTCTTCCCTCCTTTTAAAATTTTCATTTTATGTATTTGCCTGTTATGTCTACGAATTAAACGTTTTAAATATTGACGTTCAATTCGTTTCGCATTGAAGTTCCTAGAAATAACAAACGCATCGGATGTATGGGATTTTTCAATCCCGTATTTAATCCGATTGTATTTCGTAATGTATCCGAACGTCATCGAAACGTTGTCGCATCTGGATTTCAACTCATCGTACAATTTCCATTTCATGATCCCCATCACGGCTGCGTCGCGAAGCGACTTGCCTCGTTTTACCTTCAAATCGATGTTACCTTTATGATACTCCTTATGACAAGTCTCACATAAAGTAATAAGATTTGAAGGAGAATCACCTCCTGTTTTTCGAGATTCGATGTGATGAACATTCAAAATCGGGTCTTTTGACTTTCCTTTACAATGTTGACATTTATGCCCATCCCTTGCCAAGATATATTCCCTGACATTCCAAAAACCAAGTTGATCTCCTTCCTGATATTCATCACCGGAGATATCGGGATTCTTTATTTTCTGGGTATCAAACTGGGCAACCTCGACGATGACACGGGATACCGGCAGGATAGAACAGATGTTGTCGATAACACGGATATGAGCATCAATTCTATGTCTCACCGAAGGTGCTACCCATCCTGTACGTTTGCTTTTTATCCTGTTGTTAAAACGAGGTTTCCTGTATCTCAACCTATTTCGTCTCGTTCTTCTTGACTCTCTTCTTGTAGACAAAAGTTCTACAATATCACTTCTAAGAATAACTTCACTGCTGTAAAGTTCTTTGCTTTTCGTCGTTGCTGATAGACCAACATGTTTGGTTCCGGCATCGACACCTAACACAATCTCTTGTTTGTAACCTGATGTCTTGTACATCAATTTGATGGTAAAAGGACATGTGTTCACAACGACCGCTTTGCTGTCTTTTAGCAGTCTCCTAACCTTCCCATGCCTTGTCGTAGGCATCATCGGTTTACCATCTATGTCCTGTATATACACCATTTTACAAACTAATTCAATGTTTATTCAACATAAGTCAGGGTAAAAACCCTGTTAGTACCCATCGCCAATGTTATTTTGAGGTTTTATATATAAGCAATACTGTTTCGCAAATACACTACTCCTGTTTAATCACTTACCTTAGAGCAAGGAACTTGGGCAAACATTCCTTGGTAACTATGTATTCTCAAATAACGTAGACTCTGTTTCAAGACTTAGGCTAATAATCCGATCCTTATGGATATATTAAAACCATATAATGAAATTATATGGAATTAATATTATTTTAGATTATTTCCTTTTTGCGTTACTTTAAAAAAAAGAGGAGAGGAATATCCTCCCCTCTAAAAACCAAATTACATATATGAAAAAACTTAGCCGAAGTAGTTCGGTTGAAGCTCGATAATCAAGAACTTACTATTATCCATAACCCATGCTGCGGAAGCAGAATGACACCAGAATTGCTCTTTCATGCCCGGCAAGGATGATACGATCTCATTACCGTTGGCTTTGTGTGCCCAACGACCGTATTCATAACCCCACCACATACTTACACCTTCTGGTTTGATATAGAATACGTTGTTATTCATATTACCTAACTTAGCGTTAGCCGTATTAGGAATAGCGGAATACGCGTTAGTTGATCCAGCGTCAGTGATATTCTCAATAATACAAGAATAAGAGGATCTAGGATACATACCATTCACTAACTCACTACGATCTATCATGTCAGCGTAATCCAAAGAAGGATCATGCTCGAACTCAACATTACCGATTCCAGGGATGAAAGCTCCCTTAACCTGAACCGGGCCTAAGATCATGGCGTCATTAGTACCAGAGATAGGATTAGAAGGCAACATCCTATCGCTTCCCATACCCCAGCTTAAATTCTGCAAGGTAGTGAAGAACGATTCCCTAATCAACTTCTCTAAGTTAATCATAGCCATAGCTCCTACCTTGAACTTAATCTTACGTTCCGTAATAGGAAGATCCTGACGGCCACGGAAAATATAAGCTGCGGCAGCCATAAGCGTGTCCTTAGTAATACCCATAGGACGGCTATAGTAGATAGTGTAACCACGGCGAAGCTGACGGTAGATACCTTCATTCAAATGGATAGGGCCATTTTGATCCATGATAATACCACCTTCTTGCCACATCAACTGTCTAGCTTCCAGCTTAACCAACTCAGCCATACAGAATACCTCCAACGTAGAGGCTACTTTGGCTGTACGCAAATCAAGTCTACCATTAACAGTCTTACCGATAATAGCCAGATCAGGAATATTACCCTCATACTCACTTCTCATGGCATTCATACGACGAAGAGCGGTCTCCACGAACTCTGAAGTGCTGTTCTGGGCGGCCTGCATGGACTTCATACCAGCGTACATAGTTGTCTCGCCCTCAACACCACGGTGGTTACCTAAACGGAACTCACAAGTCATAGAACCGGCCTTGTCAGCTCCAGATACTTTAGAGAACTGAGTACTGTACTCACCAAGAGCATGACCGATCTTCCAATAACGGATACCAGGACGTAATTTCTCTTTAGGGAAGTATTTAGCCTTACCACCGATAACACGACACCAATAACGTGTCAAATCACCTTCGGTCTTAGACGGGATCTCACCTGAGATAAGGATATTACAACCGTTAGCAGCATCGTAGGTAATAACATCATAAGCCGTAAACTCAGATGTATTCAAAACGATATCAAATAAGCTACCATCAATACCAGGTTTCAGATGATGAGTCGAAGTATCCTCCGCCGTAACTACAGCGAATGTCTTTGTAACGGGAAGATCATAACGGAAAGGAGCTCCAATACCGTTAACGGAGATCGTAGCGCCGTTATTGATCATACCCATATACATCGGAACGGGGTAATTAGCGATATTAGAGAACAGATTCAAAAGACCCAGATGATTCTTATCAGGATCCTCATAATACCAGCTCGCCAATGAGCCTAAGTTATGCTCTACGAGCGAAGTCTTATAGTTCTTGGCATCGGTAAAGGCAATAACGTTATCGCCATTCACGGTAGCCGGGAAACTTTTTGTAAGAAACGGATTCATTTTCAATATATTTAAACGTTATACACTCTTTGATCCACTCAGATCAAGGAAGTTAGCTTCTATAGTATCGTTATCGATATTAGTCTTATTCTGCTTTCCTCCCTTATTGCCAGAAAGAAGAGTGATGGTCTTCTTATTAACCTCCATCTTAGCCTTGTTGGTTTTCTGTTTAAGGAACTCGTCCTTATTCATCAAGAACAAGGCCAAATCAGCGGCCATATCCGGATTCTTGATAGCCTCGGAATAGACTTTATCTATAGCCGTATGACCTTGATTGTCTATCGGCTTGGTAACGAAATCGACAGCCTTACCTATCATCGTGTCAGTCAACTGGAACCCTGAGCTTATAGACGTCTTAAGACCTTTCTTATAGATCTTCATCTGCTCAATCAACTCCTGTTTCCTTTTCTCGGATTTTTTCTTCTCCTCCTCGATAAGGTTATCCATCTCCTTTTTCAGGATATCATGGAATTTATTTGCCTTGGACTCAATGAACTCATCACCCTTGCCAATCATCATCTCCATATTATCCTTTATCTCGTCTTCCGGCATACCCAACATCTTATAATAATGCTGGATGACCGCAAGCTGATCATTCTTGTTGCTCATATCTAGGTTGTCCAACGGCGCCTGAATGTTCTGATATTGGTTTAGAAGCTGACCTACGTTACCCCCAGCCTTATCCACCTCTATCATCTTCTTCATGAAGTCAGACATAGAACCGGTATCAACCTTATCCTTCAACAACTCATCGGCCTTATCCTTGATCAACCCCTCCACTATATCGAGTAAATCATCCTCTTTAGTGATAGTAGAAAGATCGACCGGTTTATCATCTACCATAATATCAAGGTTATCGATACTGTCGATGATACCTCTAGCGGCCATCTTCTCCAAAAAAGATTTCCCATTAAACCCTGATACTACATTATTATCAGTACCGCCTTCGCCAAAGGAATCAGGGTCTGGGTTGGTAGCGTCGCCGCCCTTATCCCCGCCACCGTCAGCCGCTCCGCCGTCGGCAGGCTCTTCCTTGGTATCACCTATAGGATTACCATCCTTATCATATTTACCCTCGATATTATTCTTATCGCCATCACCGTCACCACGGTAAAAAAGTTCCTCGACACTCATGGTCTTAAAACCCTTAGCGAAATCACCCATGTCATTCATACAATTTCCTTTTTTGCTTTTTACAAAAGTATTATTAATCCAATTACCAATTAAATCAAACCCATTATAGTATATGACAGAATTTTACGCCAAAATGATTACAGATTTTGTAAAAATATTTACAAAACTTGTAATCAATTCTTGTTTATTATCGACGTAAACCTATCTGTATCAGAACGTTTGTTCCTAGAATCTATCTCCTTTTCCTTTAATTCCAACTTCCTTTTCTCTATCTCCTCACGAGATCTTCGCTCAGCCTCGGCGTTAGCCTGTCTGGTTCTCATATCCTCTTCCTTGATATCAAGATCTCTTTCCCTTAAAGCCCTATCAGCCATAGCCTCGACATAATCCATGCCTTCCGAGTTGTTCTCGGTCCTAGCCGCTTGACCGGCGGCCATTATGCTCTTACCTCGTAAGTCGAAGTTGCCCTTGATATAAGCCAGTTCCTTATCCTTCTCATGCTCATCATTACGAGCCTGTTGATCGGCCTCAGCTTGCTGCTGGACAAGTCGCTGTTGATTCTGGTATTCTTCCTGCCTTACACGATCGGCGTAAGATCTAGCATCCCTTCCTATCTGATTCATCTCAGCCGTTGAGTTGGCGCTCATCATCCTAGTGATATCAAGTAAGTCATTACCTAACGTATTTGTCTGTAATATATATTGTTTCAAATTCTCCAACTCCAGACGTTTCTTGGAATTAGAAACAGCCATAACATTAAGATGACGTAACGACAAGCTATTATCCGTAAGACTGATGTAAGCCAAGGAAAGATCGCTATTCCTGTACATCACGGTCCAATCGTATCCTTCCTTCTGGCATACTTGAGCCACGGCTAGATGAATATCCAATGTCCGTTTCTTGAAGTCATCGAAATCATTAAAGTAAGCCTGGGTCTGTAACATAGTAGCGTTAACTCCCTGTTTTACGCCCGTAGAACTCTCATATCTCGTTGACTGACCCATTGCCTGTTCGGATATACCTATCATCCTATAAGCCATCATATAGGCGTAAGAAGCCATTTCCATACGGGATCTTATCTGATCCGTATTAGTAAGATCATATACACCAAACTGGTTATATATGCTACTCATCTGCGGATTCTGGTAAGGATTATTCGTATCATTACCACCTACACCCATAAACGATACAGACTTAACGATCTGCATAAAAGTAGCTAAAGCGCCCTTCTTGTCCATCATATCCTTATATTCAGTAGGCAGGAATCCCAAGTCACCTAAGAAGAACTTACCGATCTCCTTCTCGGCGTTATTGTATAGCTGGTTCATAGCAAGGTTATACATCATCTGGAACGGTTGTATGCGATCAGCGAGACTAGCTCCTATAAATCCAGAAACCGGAATGACATAATCATACAGACTGCTGTCACCATGTATCTGATGAGGTATTGGATCCCCACCAATATATATAGACTTATCCATTAAATTACCTCCGGTGATCTTAACGCCAAACCTGACCTCAGGGACATACTCCAAGATATAGGTGTTCACCTCAGGATCACCAACGGCTTCGGCCATAACCCTCTTCACTTTCTTGATACCATTCTTCTCCAAGAACTCCGGGAGAAGCTCATCTGTCACAAGCTCCTGATCCACCATTCCGGTCTCCGTCATGTAAGTTATTAAGAATATCGGTTTCATGGATACCCAATATCCCTCCATGACCCTAAAAAGGCGAGAGTCTATCTCATATCTCTTGCCATCGGCCATTCCGGAGTTGAAATATCCAAAGGGATGGAAGCGGGGCAAGAAGCGGGGCTGGGTGTGCTCCTCCCCGTCCGGCCCGAAGGTGTGGTATTCACCCATCGGAACGCCGTAGTAATCCTCAGCGGCGACTATAGATTCATAGTCATGGTATCCCTTCCATGGGACAACCTCATTCTCGTACATACCGGTAATAGACGGTTTCTTTTTCTTCCAGTCATACCTAGCACCGTCATTAGATACCCATCCCTCATAATCATCGTCACCTCCCATAATCCGACGCTTGTCCTTGGCCGTCATCTTATGGCCGTATCTTGATATCAACTCGACACCCTCGTAATAATGAAGACGACCTACATAAGATCCATATTGCGGGTATTTTACATCAGGATGGAAAACTTCCATAGGACTCCATACCTCCGGACGGTAGTAATCGAAACCAACGAAATGATTCCGGAACATCTTTCCGCTAAGAAGACGGTCCCGGAAATTCTCCCTGTCAAGCTCATCCATGTAAAACCGGCTACGGTCGGCCTCGATCGTATGATCCCCCCATACCGCCGCCTGCGTCTTCCATCTTGTACTCATGAACCTCTGGATATCATCAGGGGTCATAGACACTTTGGCCTGTTGGATTTGCTGAACATAAGCCTGACGCTCCTCCTCGGAATTAAACTCATTGTACGTAGGATCAAGACCGGCCTCTACAAGACGCTGATTAACGATAATATCCCACTGTTCTTGTATATGACGATGAAGTAAGTTTGACATCGTATCCTCATACTCACTTATAGCCATATCCCCTACCTCATTAACCGTATACTTATCCTGTAGGTTTGTCAGCCATCCCTCAAAGGCATTTACGATACCACCTATTATATCATAATGCTTCAAGAAAGAAGGTATCCTTATATCGCTCCTTAGCTTCTGTACGTTCCTTAACTGAGGGATGACATCCGCCATCTCCATAAAAGATAACTTACCATCCGCCATCAGATAATAGTCACGGTACATCTGGTTGCGATCATACTGTTTCAATCCTATCGTCTCAAGAGCGTCCATACAATCCTCCTTCCATTTCCTGTTCTTTTTCTTCGTGGAAATAGCCTGAGGAGGTAATCCTAATAACGCTCCTTTTGCTGGAAACGAATGATCTCTATTAAACACTTCCATGATTATTCAATTTTATTTACAACAAAGATAGGCGTTTAATTGACATTCATTTACCTAAAAGCTCCTATAGATACCGATCCAAAGGCAGAGGCATATACCTCATGGTGTTTATAAGCGTCTTCCTTGCGGGCATTATTCATCTCCTCGATCTTCGATTTAGGCATGTAATTGTTATCGTCAAAATATCTGGCGAGAACCAACGCATGCCCGAACGCTATTATCCTATCGACGTTCAATCCGGGCTTATACTGTATTATCTCATCCAATAGGGCTATATCATCGATCAGCTCAATACCCTTGACAGTTATATCAAGACCAGTCTGATCATCATAACCGACAACGAAATCCTGCCAGCAATAATCCACCACGCAGGAGAAGAGCAGGTTCTGGTTGCCGGGGGTCGGGTATAGCCCCAGCTTGCTGTTCTGCCGGGAGCCGGCCTTCACATACTTATTGGCTATTGCCTCACCAGCGAATAAGAAAAAAGAAGCAGGCATACCACTCTTCCGGTTAAGGTACTGTTCATACATCTGGTCAGCGTTCTCCATAAGACATATAGCACCATATCCTTTCTGAAGTACCTCGCACGTACGACAAAACTGATCTATGGATGATGGGCGGGATACGTATGAAGCCACTATTCTATAGGCATAAGGATCTCGGATACCAACACGCCTCTTGAATACATAAAAAGCACCTAATGAAGGGGTATCAGACTTGGCCTGTTTATAAGGGTCGCAATTGTGAACAGATATATTCCTTAATAAATAATTATTCGTATCACATTCAAAATTATACACAGGACCGGTATACTTTTCTTTAGTTATAGATGATATCCTGACATATATATACTTATTATCATTACTAATAAATATACCTGTGGAAGGACTTTTTCTTGTGCTGGCATCCATACATACTTTAGACAATTTAGATATATAATCAGGAGTTAATGTCTCAACCAACTTCCTGAAATACACAGTATAGTTATGGCCTATCCTTAAATGATAACATGATCTTTGAGATTTAACCTTATTGCCATCTATATATTCAGCCCTATTTTTTTTCATTATGGATATACCTCCAACTACTCCAAGAGATAACAATATATCCTGTATACCCTCAAGAAGATCCATACTGACACTTACGAAATCCATGCCCGAATAATTGCGAAAATCATTATGGATAGATCCATCCGTATCCAGATATCCATGAATTAAACTAACCTTCATGCTAAACGGGAGGTATTTAGCAAATTCAGGAATATATTTACCATAACAATATTTACCAAAATTATTAACAAGCCACTCGCTTAGATAAACATGCTTAAAATTTAATTCCCAATTACCCTTCCTGCATCTCTCCGAAGGCTTAATACCAAAAAGATTATCTATAACCTTGTAATACCTATCCCTCTCTTCTGGATAGTCAAAACAAATAGCCATCTGTACACGACACTGCTTATCAATCCATCCATTCCCTAGCCACATCCCGACAAACCACCAAAAATCATCAGAAAGCATATAATCCCTAAATCCCGGAATATCCATCCTTTCTTCGGCATACATATTTGGGATCCTTGTCCACTGTCCCTCTTTTATATCCTTGACAGGTATGTAATCAAACTTGAATAAATCTTCCCTAACCCTTCTCCCTACGGTCTTATGATCAGAAACAAAAATAGGATGATCAGAAGTAAATCTATTTATTCTTACGCCATTATACATCTTTATCGAATAAAGATCCTCTTCGACCATATTTCTGACAAGTCTCTTGCGTATCCTAACATTATCCCCTTCATTATTAACCAAGAAATCATCATAGTCAACATCCTCTACATTCTTATATCCATCAGGGGTCAACACCCTTTCTCCGGGAGGCATACATCCTGCGACATAAATAAAATCATCAAACCTATTGGATTGAGGCATCTCGAATATCTGGACAGGAGCGTCAATAACACCGCCGCTAAACGGGAAACCAGCCAGTTGCTTATTCGACTTAGTAGTGCCAAGTTTATTTCCAGATTCAAGGAAAACATCACACAGCATGCCGCTATATTGCCCTGACTCAAGAAGATCATTCTTATGCTTGATAGCGTACTCGACCGGGAATAGGTTCTGGGATGAGCTTAAAAAACAGTCGTCGATCGTAAATGGATAGAACATGGTATGAGAGGTATAAGCTACCCTATCTTTCGTAGATAACTTCTTCCGTTCCTCGTTAAGCTTATTGGTACTGGCTTCAAAATCCGTGGCATCAATCTTAATCTTATTAAGCTTCTTGTCGTCAGGCTTATCCAAATAATGACCTAACCCTATCGTTCTCTTGACACCGGAGTTAGCCATCTGACCGGGGACAAACATCGCCCATTTCCGTTCTTTCCATGTTTTCCCTTTCATGGCTCTCCGATTTAAAATATCCCAGTCCATGACCAGAAGATTGTAGGTCTCAGGATCAGAAAACATTTCTTGAGCGTCCTTGGATAATTCTACCTCACCACCAGTACCAGCCAAGATAGGACTAAGACGCCAGCCATAAGGCGTGTCGTAGGAAGGCATGGCGGCCGTGTACGGCTTCTTGATAGGTCCCTTACCAACCTCGTCGAAAATAGCCGTAGCCGGTGTCAAACCAGCCGTCTTCTGCGTGGAGGTCTTCCTACCCATGTTGATGTTGGCTATGGATATTATGGCATGAACATCACGAACCCCGTTGGACATACGCTTGCCTAAGGTGACACCAGAGCTCCAATCGGTCTTGGTCCTGTTGATCCTGAAAAAAGGATGCACATGATCAAGACCATACTCACAATACTCACCTATATTAGATAAATCGCTATCGCTGAAACCTACCACGGAATGGCTAAGCCCGATCGTCATGGTAGCGTTCATCTGGAGAAGTGATGACATGATGGTCGTATTATGGGATACGACAAAATTGGTAGTAAGAAACTGATGAGATTTATTATCTACCTCAATACAAGTAGCCTTATACTTCCCGTAATAATCTATATCGGATATCCTAAGTCTGTTATGGGTCTTGGATATATACATATCATCGCCATCCATGACGCAATAATATCCCATAGACCAGAATATTCTTCTTACGAAGGATATAATATACTCACTTTTGTAAACGACCTTAAAACGATCGTTACCAGTACTTATGCCGCAAGCTATCTTCATGAATGAGCTTATAAACAACTCTTTCTGTTTTTTGGATGAATAAATAATATCATCCATCTCCTTATTGCTTAACTCGAAGATCCTGTCGGTAGATCCACAAAGGAAAGAGGCGGTCAGAGACCCAAGGAGCTGGGGCGACATCAGCCACCGCCGCTCGGGGAAATCCACGGCCTCCCCTATGTCTATGGTCATCTTATGGAAGTCAGAGTGGATGATACCCATGGTGCTCATGACTTTATAATCACCATGATATTTAACCTTCCACTGATGTTGACCGCAACATACTATACTGCGCCCGTCCTCAAACGTAACTTTATACATATCAACGAACCCTTGAGGATATACGCCTACTACAGTCGTAAGCTTACCATCATCGCCATATATGATATCACCGATATCAGCGAACCCTATCTTCTTAGGCCCATAAGGAGTATATATCAGCTCCGAGTCCAGAAGGGCCTTCCCAAAACGACGGGTACCGAACATCCCTAACCCTTTCTTCTCCTGACGGGCACGTTGATACATCTCGGCGAAAAACCATTCATTATCACGTAACCGGCTGATAGCCGGAACACGCTCTCCATTTGGAAGGTCTTGAAATACGGGAAAGAAATTAACATGCCAATAAAGCCATGGAGGGATGAACGTACCGTTGATAGTTATCCCGTTCTTGACCTTATAAGCCTCCTCCGTGAAGAACTGCTTAACATCATCATCCTGATCCTCCCATCCGAACAGATCGTTCCATACAGGGGGATTCTTCATATTTACATAAAATTCTGGACTCGTGCTTAAACTCATGATCGCATATTTTTTAATACGGACTCTATACCTCCAGACACTTGTCCCTTACGTTCCTTCTTCTGGACATTGCTGACACTCCTGTATACATCCATGATCCCACTCTTCTCCATATACGAGTCATTCCATACGTTGATCTTATCGATCAGCTTGGATATGAAATCGAACGCCCTAGCCATATCCTCAGGCTTCTCCTTATCCCATGGATGCTTGGCGATATACGTCTTGGCGTCATCCACGGCCTTGGATATGACCTCAAGATTATCGTTTACCCGATCGACGTCCCTACTCGTCGGCTTTCGTCTTCCCTGTGGCATTTTCTTTTAATTCCTTAAATTCATTATACTGCTTCATAAGAAGCTCATAAGATTGAACAACCCCGATCTTACTTACTTCCGTCACGCTCATGTCATGGAACATATCCTCAAGCTCCTTGTCAGCATATCTAAGACGTTCCTTGTCATCATAAAACACGAATCCAGACGTTCTGTCTTCTATAATGCTCTTGGCGGTGGACGCATATGTCGTATCTAAATCCAGATCCATACCGAAGCTGGTAGCCAACTGGATTATGAACATCAACCTAGAATTGACTTTTACAGCCTCTATATTCAACATCTGTATCTTATGGGTCATCTCATGAAGAACGACAAAATCCTCCTCTTTTATCAACGAAGATGATTTAAGGGCTATCTTCTTAGTCCTATCTTCAATACCGCTATACAGACGCTTGCTCTCACGCTTTATGGCTATCCAATGCCTTATATGAGTATCCGCCTCTTCTTTAAGATAATCCCTGATCTCTTTTTTGATATCCTTATCCTCTTCCATTATAATCACACGTTATAATCATTATTATTTAATTCAATCTCATCACTGATGCTTTGGTCTATAGACCTCAATAAATCTCTGGTACTAACATCCCGCAAGAAGCGGACATTACCACCATTAGCCCTAGCTATCCTCCTTAAAGCGGAGTAAAGTATATCACCCAACGAATATTCAGGCAACTCACGGCATCCGACTTCCATGACAATAAGGGCATGGATACGGTCATCTATCTTGCTTCTTACGAGATTTCTCACGGCATTATTTATAAGCTTCCCCTATAATACGTAGCGGGAAATGTTTGAAATTACGTTCAGGATCGTCCTTAGTATAACCCATAAGAGATAGATGTTTCTCAAAATGACCTTCCGTATATTTTGAGGTATCTAACGTCATCCTAAATATAATTCTATTCTCATTGTCAGGATGTTTGTTATATGATACATCTCCCATACATCCACATCCAAGATGATGCTCCTTGACATGGAAACCATCATTATGGGTGATAAATAACACGATTTCTATCTTATCACCTATTTTCTGATCAAAAATATTTAGATAAAACTCGCTCTCATCATCCGTCAGTCCTATATCAAAGGAATCGTTAGGGCACTCAATATTAAAATCGTTATGATCGGCTGTTATCACCTCCATAGCATTCCATTTGGCTTTCTCACCCTCCACGAACTTCAACGGGCATACCTCTGTCTTCATCCAAGCCTTTTCCTTGATAAAGCAACCACACAGCGAGCATGCCTGTCTTCCCATCAATCTTTGCAGCAATACCTTAGCTGGTAACTTAAAGAAAGCTATATTAGAAGAGTTCTTAGGACATTTCTTGCATAAATAAAGACGATTCTTGTACCACTCCGGATAATCCTTCTCATCCTTAGGAATCCTGCCCAATAAACTGTCTTCCCAAGCTTGGGCTATTACTTGGGCTTTACCAATTGTTTGCATATTATTTTTTAAATTGTTGTTGTTGAAAATCCTGTAACTGTTCCCATGTCATACCATACCGGCATTGATACATAGCCTCATGGTTGTCACGTATAAGGGGATCTCCGTTCTTCAATCCCTCCATACCCTCTATCACCTTTATCTTCTTATCCAGACAATCAAGCTCAATAGGCATCCTTTCGTCTGGATAACGATTACCCTCCTTGACATATATACGACGTATCTTATCACGTCTTACACGCATCTCACGGAGGTTGCATATAACATATCCGATAAACGGTATCCTGATAGATATATTATCGGTATATCTGGCGAGATGATGGATATAAGATACGGATGCTTTCATGCACCATTCGACCTGCTGCTTGGTAAACTTCCCTCCAGATCTTCTCACCACCTCATCGACAATATCCCTGTCGAACGAAATAAGACTCCTATCCATCGATATTCAATTTGTTTCTCTTGAATACGAATCCCATTACACGGGTGTCATCACCCTCTCCGTCAAGAACAAAATAATTACGTAGGCTTCTCATCTCAATAGACAGCTCACGGGTACGGAAATTTCCGTTCTTCTTGTCTACTAAAAAACCGCCACGCTTTAGCTCATTGTTAAGGACAGCGATATAAGATTCCTTCTGTCCATAACAATCCATATACTTGCCCCTGGTATCATCCGAGTATCCGTAGTTGATGTAGAAAGAAAGTAAGTTTATCGTCCTTTCAGTAATCAAGCTCCTACCCTTGGAATCCAGATAGCCGTTGTATATCCTTAAGAACTGCTGGATCATATCCAACCTAGTATCATAAGGCAACGCAAATACGAAAGCTTTCCTCTGTTCGGCCATATAAAATTAGTTTTCGACAAAACTACTTAAAAAAAATATCGTTGTCAAGAAATTATGCCATAATCAACATAATATATGCTGATTAGCATGTATTTACGAACATCCAAAGGGAAGAGGTGGTGGAAATGGAGGAGGAAAGCCAGATAAGTCCACCGTAAGCCACGGCAACGAGGCCAGTTGAGCACCGGCCATACATGCCTCCGAGCTGCGGTGGACAGCTCTATCCTGCCTCATGGGACATGACCACACCTTTTCCATTTGGATGCCTTCCTGCCGTGCTATGGGATATAAATCCAAAGGAAATGGGAAGTCTTGGGGCGATGGAGCCTGCCGTAGAGGATACGGGCGGCCGGAGCGTGAGCGACCGCACAAGACCTCGCTTTTTTTTCTTTGGCTTTTGCTCCACCCGATCCCCCTACCGGGGTCCCGGCTTCCGGTATAGGATACGGCTTCTACCAGGTTTAGCCTGCGGTATCCTGCCTGACGGCACCATACCTTGGCGGTAAAAAGCAATGTTTTATTAAATAGAGACTTTAAGTGGAGTACACAGGAACTCGACGTCAGGAGAGGTTCTGTGTACGGATAGAGATATTAGAAGGTAGTATATGTTTATAGAGTTAATTATATTTAATAAATATACCTATTAACGCGCGCGTAACAAGTGTTGTGTCAAAAATGATCTTCCACAAACACAGTGATTTACCCTCTCTAATTTATTACGATAATTTCGTATAAACAACAAATGGGTGACCTTCACAGGCTACCCATTCATCCGAATAACTTGTTTCGTATTGATAAAACTTGTATATTCGCAGCAAATAAAATATTCTATGGGAACAAAGATAGGAATTTTACATATAATGAAATCAAATTTTGATAAGATTATTACCGAAAGATATACTCCACGTAATATTCAGGTCAAAAAAGATGAGCTAGGATGCGTAAAACTTCCAGCCGGGTCACTTATATGTCCAGTCGATTTTAAACCTGTTACCAATAAGGAAGGCAAAAAAGTGACAGCTATAAAATATTCATTGAAACATGAGGAGTATCATGGATCAGGTATTCAGATCAGCGATGAATGTAAGATGGCAATGATATATCTTATTATCATAAACGTATTCAAACATGTGTTTCTAAGAAATAGGATGCATGGCGGGAATAGAGATCAGATAGAGATCAATACCAATGATTTTATTGATATCCTATCAGATGGATGCGCTTATTTCTGCTACCGTCATGTGTTAAGGGATTCTCATGAGGATATGAACTACCAGCTTATAAGCTTAAAGGCTTGGGCTGAAGGAGAGATTATGATAGCTTTATCGGATATCATAAAATACAAGCATAGGGCTAGTAAGACCCCAAGGATAAAGGATATGTTTGTAAAGAAAGGAGAATCTGTATATACCTGCCTTGATAAAAATATTGATTCGAATACCAGAAGATGGATGGCTAACAAAAGTCGTAAATTAAATAGAGTCAAGATGTTATCAAAAATAATATTCTCAGCTAGAAACATAAATATAAATAAGATATATAAGGTAACTAAAAAAAGAACTGTCAAATTCAATGTGTCATATCTTATGGATAGATTGAATATAAAGTTATCAAAAGAAGGTATGATGCTAATATCCCAAAGAACGGTATATCGGATGATAAAAGAAGTTCTTAGTATGTGCTGTAAGACTATATCCGATTTATATGATGAGGTAAAGAAAAACAACGGAATAGTTAATACCAAAGACAGGAAAAATGTAACTATCGGACACCTAAGACTATCATACAGAGGAAATATAATGCATATAATCATCGCCGAAGATTTTATAAAAGACGTCTTTTTAGGGGTAAAAGGGTCCGAGATGAGTAAAGCTGGATGATTTGAGTATCAGATATAAAATTTAATATTTATATATTATTCACATTTATTCTTAATAGTTAATTATAACTATTCGTATCTTTGTACCATAAACTTAAAAAGATATGGTAAAAGAGGATTTTAGAAATGAAAACGACCTCCTTCGTCATATTATGACGGTGGATAAAAACGTGGAGCAGGGTCGTGCCTTGAAGAAGATTTTCACCACTAGGGAGAATCTGTTCATTACCGGTAGAGCTGGTAGTGGTAAAAGTACGTTCATGAGACGTATCGTAAAGTTCTTGGGTAAGTGCGTTATCGTAGCACCGACTGGAGTAGCGGCGTTGAATGCCGGTGGACAGACCATTCATTCGTTCTTCTCTATAAAGAACGATCCTTACATTCCTTCTATCGAGAGAGGTATGTTGTCGAATAAGGTGGATGTAAGTCCGTTTATGAAGAAGAAGATCAAGAATCTTGATACTATTGTCATTGACGAGATCAGTATGGTAAGACCTGATTTGCTTGATGAGGTGGCTGACATACTTAGACAATGCAGGCGTAGCAAGGAGCCTTTCGGTGGAGTTAGGTTGATTATGTTTGGAGATCTATCACAACTACCGCCTGTGGTGACGGCGGATGATTTTATCGACAAATATTATGAGAGCCGGTTCTTTTTCTCATCAAAGGCATTAAGAGCGTCAGGATTCTCGGTCATTACCTTCGAGAACGTATTCCGTCAAAAAGATCCTCAGCTTCTTTCCGTACTTGAGGATATAAGATGTGGGGTTATTACCGACGAGTCAAGACAGATATTGGATAGCAGGGTCAAGTATCCGGATAATATGGATAATACTATAATTATATGCTCAACTAACAAAGAAGCTTATGAGATAAATAAGACTAATCTTGATAAGATCAATAATAAGGTATTTAAGTTCGATGCCACTGTATTCGGGGAGAAGCCTGTAGCGCCTTGCGAGGATGAGCTTATAGTAAAGGTAGGGGCTAAGGTCATAATAACCAGAAACGGCAACGGGTATGTCAATGGCTCTATGGGTATCATAACCAGCATAGATACTGTTGATGAGACGATATATGTTCATCTAGATAACGATACTGAGGTGGAGATAACCAAAGAGAAGTGGGAGAAGATGAAGTACAAGCAGGTAGATGATTCCCTTGAAGGCATTTCTTGCGGCTATATAATACAATATCCATTGAGGTTAGGATACGCCATAACTGCCCACAAATCCCAGGGAATGACTTTAGATAATATATTCGTAGACATCAGCAGAGCCTTCGAGATAGGACAGATATATACCGCTCTTTCAAGATGTAGGTCTATAGACGGTCTTTATCTAAAATCAGTTCCTAAGGAAGATATGGTACTGCTAAGCGATAAGATATCTGACTTTATGGATAAGGTAGATGAGAATGAGGGTGTTTTGAACCCAGAAAAGATATCTGATATCGGGAAGGATATGATCAAGAAACAACAAGATTTATTTGACTTCGAACAATACGGATTATAATGGCTAAGAAAGAACTTTTTTCAGACGTAGATGAGTTAGTATCATCTTTAAATAAAGAGCTTGGAGAAGGCTCGATAATGAACTTCGGTGACGATAAGCCTATAATATCCATACCAAGGGAAAGCACAGGATCGATGGTGGTGGATAAGGCCCTCGGCGGCGGATGGGCGGTAGGCCGGATCCATGAGCTGGTCGGGATGGAATCTTGTGGCAAGACCATGATGTGTACGTTAAGTATGATCGAGTTCCAGAAAAAACATCCAGATAAGCTGGTAGCTATAATAGACGTGGAGAACGCTTTCGATATTGAGTACGCTAGGAAAATGGGATTAGATATAAACCGGTTTTTGATCTCCCAACCAAGCTACGGGGAGCTGGCTATTGACATCACAGCCAAGTTAGTCGAGTCCGGGAAGGTCGGATTTATTGTCGTAGATTCTGTAGCCAATCTGGTACCGAAGAAGGAGATAGAGGGCGATATGGAAGACAGCAACATGGGATTGCAGGCTCGTTTGATGTCCAAAGCCATGAGGGTTCTTACAGGAATCGTAAACAAAAGCGACTGTGTTCTGGTATTCATCAATCAGTATCGGGAGAAGATCGGTGTTATATACGGCGATCCTAAGGTAACGACCGGAGGTAACGCTCTTAAGTTCTATGCCTCTATCCGTATGGAGATGGCGAGAAAGAAGGTTATATTAGGAGAGGACGGATCTTCAGTAGGTCATGAGGTTAGGATAAAGGTGCTGAAGAACAAGACAGCCGTTCCGTTCCAAATAGCAGAGACAGCCTTGTATTATGGCGTGGGGTTTGATAAGGAACTTGAACTTTTGAAGTTATGCGAGGAAACCGGTATCTTTATCCGTAAAGGATCATGGTACTGGTACGGGGATGTTCGTGTAGGGAACGGAGTCGATAATACGTTAAGTATCATGAGGGATAATCAAGAATTGTGTCAAGAATTAAGAACTAAATTGAATTTGTAATCATGGCAATAGGAGTAAAATTTGTAGACGTAATACCGTCCAGTGTAGAGAACGCTGTCGAGGTTAAGAAAGGGGATGTGAAGAACTATCTGTTCGTAGGTATTCCCATGAGTGAGTTTATTGGAAAGAGATATGAGTATGAGGGATTCATATACATGTGCCTACAGGGTGTCACCGGTGGCACGGAACTTGGCGGAGATATAGCCATAGCCGTATTGAGACCGGTTCGCCCCGCCGTCGGGCAGGCATCTTATCATTTGGTATCGTATACACCTCTTACGTATACGAGATCTGATGTGGCGATATTCCTTCGCAATGGTGATTTTAAGGTTGTTAAACGTGATGATTGTAATCTTATATAGTATGGGTACGTATATATCGATAAAATCAACAGTAAACGCATTCAGGTACGGGATTGATCCTATACCTGAATGGTTCGACAAGATATCCCAAAGAACCAAGGAGCTTGATGTGATGGTTGACGGTCACAAGGTAAAGGCTTTGGATATAATCCTAGAAAATGGCATTCTACGGGCTTTTTACGGTTATTATATAGGTATGTATCCGGATAACTCGATACAGGTGTTTAGACCTGAGGATTTTCATTCATTATATACCTTAAAAATATGAATATAGCGATAGGAATAGATCCGGGTATAGATACCGGAGGATTGTCCATGATCCCAGAAAATGGCGAGGTTAAGGTAATTATGACTCCAAGGATATCGGTTAAGGGGGATATAGATCTTAGGACTATATCAAGCTTCTTCCTCGATGCCGCTGACAAGATCCAAGAAAAGGGAGGCGGGACGCTGGCGATCGCCGTCGAGGACGTCCATAGCATCCACAACAGCTCGGCAGCCAGCAACTTCACCTTTGGCGGGAGACGTCGGGAACCAAACGCACTTTTTGCGATGATGGTGGAGATGATGGAACGATACGGATCGCACCCTGATGTCAGGTTCATGTTCGAGGAGGTACAGCCAAAGACATGGCAGAAGGAGCTTCATACGACAGCCGATCGGGTGTATACGGCGGCGAAGTTAGACACGAAGGCTACCTCCATCCGATGCGCCATGCGCCTTTTCCCTTTGGTTTCTTTCGTGAAACCATGGTCAGGAAAAGGAGTACAACCTACTAAGATACAAGACGGAATGTGTGACGCCACGCTTATAGCCGAGTATATTAGACGTAAGTTTAAACTATTTTAATACTATTAAGTATTTATTGTATTTGTATTAATATAATTATGATTATATTTGCGATGTAATAAAAAGTTGTTCGTTATGCTTATAAGATGCTTGTCGAAGTCATTAAATGAGAAGTTGGGCAAATTGGAGACGGTGGTTAAGAACGCCGGTTCCAACTCCCTTTATAAGGATCTTAAGATAGATGTTGTCAATAATCTGGCTTATATCACTTCCGTAAATGCCAAGGTATGTGTTATAGAGCGATTGGAGGTCGAGGCTGACTCTAACTTCTCTTTCTTGGTAGAGGCAAGCTCTTTTATTAAGTTCATGAAAAAACAGAAGAATTGCGAGATTACGATACTGCTTTCGGATAAAAAAGATCAGATAACGATCCGCTATGCTTCTGGTGAGTATAGTTGTCCGGCTTTTGATATCAATACATTCCCGCAGGTACATAAGATACTTGATGGAGGAATTAAGGTTAAGATGAGCGATTATGTTTCGGTTCTTAACAAAGCCAGCGATTATACGGAGGTAGATGACTTTTATCCATGCATCGAGAATGTGGTCATTGATATTGATGATATTAATATTAATATAGTAAGTACGGATAGAAATACTATTTACAGGTATTTTGTCCCTAATCAGGATAAGGTAGAGAAGATGTTTATCCCGGTATCGAACGAATCTGCGATATTGCTTGATAAGCATATCGATAAGTCATCGGATATGTTGTCTATAAAAGGGGACGATACTAAGACTTATTTCTCTACGCCTGATATGGATATGTATGAGACCCATTTTGAGGGTAATTATCCAAATTGGAGGTTCGTGGACGAGCATTTTGTCAAAACAAGTACCTATGTCTTTGATAAGGATCTACTCGTCCAAGCCCTCCAAAACAATCTTAAGGTAAATGAGTTCGATCATTGCAAGTTGATATTTACCGATAAAGGATGCGGTATTATGTCAGAGAACCCGTCTTCCGGTAAATCATGTAAGGAGAGACTTGCTTCTTTGTCTTATCATGGTGAAGATATTATATGTAACGTATTATGTGGAAGATATCTTGGTATTATAAAAAGCGTCTCATGTAATAGGGTGGTTATCGAGCATGATCATAAATCTCATTTCAATAAGATTTATGGGGAGGATAATAAGAACGAGTATTTCTTGTCATCATCAATTATTGTTTAATTTTTAAATATATATAATATGGGAGTTCGTGAAAATTCGCTAGGATCTAATAATCACTACTTTAAGATAAGTGGTAGTGGAGTTCTTTATCAATCATCCAAGGAGCCTAAAGAAGGTTATGAGGAACATGTGAATGATAAGACCGGGGCTGTATCTTATTGGAAAGTATTTTGGAATGGTATAGAGGGATATTTATCAGATATTGAGATAAGGGAGGTTGACTATAACGGGGCAAAAACTAAATACGTAGCTATAAAAATAAGCGATGACGAAGGAAACTATATTATAAATGTTCCTTTGATGACTCAAAAAGGAGGTATTAATAATTATGTTAAGTCATTGGTGAGATACTTGCCTAATATTGATCTAAAGCGTAAGGTGGTAATCAATCCAGCTCACGCTAGGAAAGGAGATCAATATGCCCCGGGTAATTTTTTTATCTCATATGCTAGGGAAACTCCTGATGGAAGGGATGAGCTTATCCAGCAATATTATAAGAACGGGCAGAATGGATGGCCTGACAGAGTTGAGAGTACTGATATAATGGGGAATAAGAAGTTTGATTATACTGCCCAAGATGCTTTCGCTTATCAGGTACTTAATAAATATATCCAAAGTATTAAGACAGATGGTGTGAAACCTACTCAGTCGGCAAGCCAAAACAACGCTGGTGAGGCTACAACGCAAACGCCCCCACCGTCATATCAGCCGCAAGCCCAGCCGCAGACGCCTCCTCCATCATACCAGCAGGCTCCGCCTCAGACAGCCCAAGCGCCTTCTTTTGGAGGTCAGCAGCCGCCACAATATCCTCCTTTTGGAGACGACAGTGACCTACCTTTCTAATTAACTAATTGAAAATGAGTAATTTAATGGAAAGTAATTTTAATATATCTACTAAAGTGAATCGTGTCTCGATGCCTACCCAAAATAAGGCAGATACGGTTATGAAGAACCTAGGGCATCGATCTTGTATAGCGTATTCCGAGGAAAAGGATATGTATTATAAGGATGGAGAATGGGTAGCGTCAGATCTTGACGCTACTATCTTACCTCTTAGGGAGATGTTCGAGAAGACATCTGATTTGAAGTTAGGACTGAAGATCGTTTATTTAATAATCAAATTATAATGGCCAGTATTGAGGATATTAAAAAGCTTCTGGAAAGCAAGTCGTTTACATCAGCCAGAGACCTTGATGAGCTTGAGGAGAAGCCGGATGATAAACAAAACGAGGTTAGATTGAATTGCGAACCTATGGTAGGGGTGATGGAGGAAGAGGGGAAGATCTTCCTTAACTCCGTAAGATTCTCGAAAGCATGGAACTCGTTGGGTAAGGATATTCCTATCAAGCAGGGTAATGCCTTCCCATTAGGACAGGGTGATGTCCTTGATATAGACACAGGGGTATGGGCATCGTTCCCGGATAATACCATAGGGGTGTTGATGATGCTGCCGTCGTTTACCGGAGATACGGGACTTACTTTGGTAGGATCACCGTTCGTCTCGTCTAATAACGGGAATATCATGATCAGGGTCACTAATGTCCGTAAGGATATGGCTATAGTCGAGAAAGACAAACATATAGCTGAGTTAATTATAGTCGGCAAGATAAAAGCCGATATTCGTGAAACTTATAACAGTGATAAAAATGTTCGGATTGAAGATAGTAAAGAGTAGTTATATAAATACACTAAAACAGGATCTTGATGAGGCTATTAGCTACTCAAGAAGATTAAAAAAGGATTACGATGATGCCCGCAATAAGATAACGGAATTGGAAGAGAAAGTAAGGTATCTTGATACGCTTGTCGATTCTCTTGATATGGATATAGATTCCAAAGATTCTCATATAGTTAAGATGGGAAATGAGCTTAGTAAGTCAAGAGAGTTATATGATGAGTCGGTAAAAGAGAAAGAAACTCTTAAACGGGCTTATATGGATATCGAGAAGAAACATAAACTATCATCTAAATTACTCGATGAGGCTAGAAGAAAATATAAGGAACTTGAGGACCAGAATAAAATTATGTCAGATCGTATCAAGTATCTGGAGGCAGAGATTTTAGACATCGATGTTCCTGATGAGGTTGTTGTTGATGAGGATAAGATGGATCCTAACTCAGGTCATATTGATATACCTGAAAATAACGCTCCTGAGGTCGCTGATGCCGGTATTGACGTAAATGTCGAGAATAAGGCGGAGGATAAGAAGAAATCTAAGAAACGTAAAAAATCTAAGAAAAGTGAATAAGATCTTGTTTTTCTTGTTAACGTTATTTACCTTAGCGGTTGTCGGATGCAGTACATCTAGAACCTATTATACGGAGTACGATACTACTGATATATCTTATGTGGTGGATTCCATAGTATCTTCCGGGACCGTGATGGGTCAATGGAAGGAGTGGAGGTTTACGCTGGATGACGGCCGGGTCGATAACTTTGGCTTCACCGCCCTATACGACGCCAAGGGGAAGGCTAGGGGGTCTATACAGGTAAGGCAAAGATCCGATACGTTTAATATCAAGATAATTGATTACCATAAAAAGGATAAAAAATGAGTTACGGGTTAGGATATATACCATCCCCTGTGGATGACAGAGACGCTATCATGAATATGCAGCATGAGGCTGTTCCTGATGAGTATAAGGTCAATAACGTTGATAGCGTAGTGGATCAAGGATCTTCTCCTATTTGCGCCGCGGTAAGCTTAGCTGAGATACTTAACTGGAGAAAGAGTATAAGGGCTATTAAAAGACCGGCTAAGATCTCTCCCTACGATATATATGATCTGAGAGAGGATAAGGATCAGGACGGTATGGTTCTTCGTGACGCTATCAAGTCTATCAAGAACGTAGGCGTAGATGGGGAGAAAATAAACAGTTACGCTAGGATCATAGACCCAGTATCGGCTAAGGTAGCTTTGATGCTGAATGGGCCTCTGGTTATAGGTCTGTATTGCTATAATTATGGTAATCGATTCTGGCAAGGCCAAGGACAGAACTTGGGAGGTCATGCCGTTATCCTCACCGGCTGGGACAAGGCCGGCTTCGTCCTACAGAACAGTTGGGGGACGGGATGGGGTAGGTCTGGTGTAGAGACATTCCCGTTCGAGGATTGGCGCTATATGCTAGAATGTTGGACAATAGTTTCATAAAGTTACTATATAAACTCCGAGAAATTCCTATCCACATCCTCTTGTGAAAGCCGATGTGGTGTATTTAGGACCCGTAGATCAATTGGTTGGATCATCTGGCTCATAACCAGCAGGTTGTCGGTTCAAGTCCGGCCGGGTCCACAGTTGGATTAATAATGTTTGTCATTAGGTTTAGAGTTTAGATTTATGTAGTGTCCTTGTCCGGGAGGATCAGGACGCTTAAAGGGGAGTTAATTTAACGGATAGAATTTACGATTCCTAATCGTAGCGTGGATAAGGGTTCGATTCCCCCACTCCCCACATGGTGTTTTATTAAACATATTCCCGTAGGTCGGTAATTAACGATAACCGGTAGACAGCCTACGGGAATCAACAAAATCTTACGTGCTTAAGATCGCTTTCAGTTCTATTTTTCGTGTGTATCTATAGGAGGGTAGCACGACCCTCCTTTTTATAATAACTATTTGGGATGGATATTAATCAGATAAAAAAGTACCTGCCATCAGGATGGGATGTGGTTGATCTAATAGATCACGGCATAATCGATCTTGATATCATGAATGGGAAGATGATTGGTGAGTATGTGGCTGTGTTGATGATAAAATCTTATGATAAGACCAATGGTCATATTCTAACCACTTTCTCGTTCCATGATAAGGATATGGAGAAGTTGAGGATGTTGATAGGTAACGCTATAATGGCGGTAGGATATAGGAATAATCCTCTGACAGGAGATGGGAACACGGCAATCAAATAAAGGTGCTGAATATACTGAGAGAGGGATATTGGATATCCTTAACAGACAGTTCTTGGTATCTCCTAGATGGATTATAAACAACTTGTATGTCTATAACTGGGAGTCCGATTATCTGGCTATAACCAGATCCATGTACGCTTATGAGGTTGAGGTGAAGATCTCGTTGGCTGACTATAACAAGGATTTCGAGAAGGAGGGCAAGCACCAAGTAATGCAAGGCTGGTTCGAGGCTCGGAAGCAAGCCCTGTACGAGACCGGGGACTGGGTCAGGTACGGCCGCCCCAACTACTTCTACTACTGCGTTCCGGATGGGTTGGTTGATCCTAAGGACATACCTCCGTACGCAGGACTCGCTTATGTTTGTGGCAGGAATTTGAGAAAGATCAAGGACGCACCTATCCTGCATCGTGATAAATTTGACCCAGAAGCTTATAAGATGGCAGACAAATTCTACTACAATTGGTGGAACGAGAGACGTAAAGCCAGACAGATAGAAGGGAAGGATATGAAAGATGAGTTCAGGAAGAGCATGAAAAAGGTGAAGGATAAGATAACCGTCGATGCCAAGATCAGGGCGATGGAGGCGTTCTGGAGCGTCTGCGATTATGCCTACTGGCCGTACGGGGGAAGAGGGGTGCCCGGAATGAGACCCAACTGTTCCGCTTGTGGCGAGGAATGTAAATTACAATGCCCGAAAGGGAAAGAATTTAAAAACAAGATAAAATGAGTAAGATTAAAGATTTATTGGCAAGAGCCATTTCATTAGCCTCAGAGCAACCTATGAGCTATAAAGAGGCAATTGAGTTGCTTGATGGTATAGATACGTGTAAGGTCAAGATATGGCTGGAAAAAGGGGCTAAGCTGCCTGAATACGCTCATAAAGAAGATGCTTGCATGGATCTATTTGTAAAGAATATAGAGCTTGATAGCGGCAGAATCATATATCATACTGGTGTACATGTAGCGCTACCTGAAGATTATGAGATGGAAATCCGTCCACGTAGTGGTTTTACTAATAGCGAGCTAATTATGCAAAACGCCCCTGCTACCATTGATGAAGGATATAGTGGGGAAATTATGATAGTTCACAGAAAAATGGATAGGAATAGTCCTTATTATTGTAATGTAGGTGGTAAGGTAGCACAACTTCTTATTCGTAGACGGGAACGTATCGTATGGGAAGAAGTGGAGTCATTAGAAGATCTTGGAAAATCTGATAGAGGTGATAATGGATTTGGAAGTACAGATAAGATAAATAAAGATGGCTTCATGACCAGCGAACGTCGGTTAGGAAACCACCGTGGTAATGAATGATATGGAAAACAAAAATACATCATCCACTACTAATGAGGGCTTGAAAGAAATTGACAAACAAACAAATCCTGTTATGTATGGATGGAGATGTCCGGTATGTGGAAGAGTATATTCTCCCTACGTATCTATGTGCGCTTATTGCGGTAATAATAATATGAATCATATTACATGTAAAGTTACTGGATAATTGATATGAGTGGAAGAATTAAAATAAAGCCCAAGGATAAGGATAAGAGACCTAAGATCGATGTATTTAAGGTAATAGAGAACCGGTTCAAGAATATGAACGAGCTTCGGGATCTGATCGACATGGATCCAAGGAAAGGGCTGGTCAGGATCCGGGACGGGGCAGGCTTCAGAGAGGTGGAGCGGGGCGGGTGCCTGCACCGGAACTACCTTAACCTGTTGGAGGAAGAGCTGGGCGCTAAATTATCCATAGATCTTATAGAAAGGTATATCAAAAGATAATAATATATTAAATCGTAAAATTATGAATAGATATGTAAAGAAACCAATTGCGATAGAAGCCGTAAAATGGAAAGGCTTTAATAATGATGAGATCAAGGATTTCGCTGGTGATAGCGTTAAAATAGAAGTTATTCGTGAAGGTGATGCGGATAGAGGTATACCTCCTTGTATTGATTGCAGTATAAAAACCCTTGAAGGTGTTATGACAGCCAATGTAGGTGATTATATCATAAAAGGGGTAAATGGAGAGTTTTATCCTTGTAAGCCTGATATATTCGAGAAAACATATTTACATGAAGATGAGATGGGTAATATATCCGACGGGTATCATACATTTAACGAACTATATAGATATCGAATGCTTTACAATGCCGCTTTCTTCAATGAGCTGGCTAAAGGCGATATAAAGGTCTGTAAATCACATAAGCATCATGATGGAGAGGAATGCTTCGGCGGAGGGTGGTTTATCGTAATGGCAGAACTGCCAACGGGACAGATATCCAATCATTATGAGAACCGGTATTGGGAGTTGTTTAATATCCCTGAACTTGATACGGCATGGGAATGGGATGGACATACGCCTAATGAGGCCGCTGATAGAATAGAATCTTACTTGAAATTAAAATGATATCAATATCTGCCCTAGGAATTGCTTAGGGCAGGTTCGTTTTATATACCGAAGTATCTACCACGATCTGGCTGTCCATATCCTCAATCAACTCAATGATCTCATCTCTTATATCGTAAGAAAGCAAGATAGGTATTATGGTTAGCATAAAAGATAGTATGATTAAATAATTACAAAATCGATAGTAATTCATTGTAAAATCATAGAATTATTTGTATATTTGATATATTAAATGAATTGATAATGAGTCTAATAAAGCGTTCATATAAATATCGTATGTATCCGAACAAAACACAAGAAGAACTTCTTGCAAAAACATTCGGATGTGTTCGTGTTATATGGAATGCTTGTGTTGACTCATTTAACTCATACGATAAAGAAACAAACCCTAATCCGAAATTCCCGACAAAGTCGGATCTTGTTATTGAAAAACCTTGGTTAAATGAAGTATCGGCAGCTACCTTACAGCAGAAGCAACGGGACTTTATCGAGTTCTCCAGACAGTACTTCAATAATAACAGGAAAGAGAAATTCGGTAGACCGAATTATAAAAATAAACATGACAACCAGTCGTTTAGGTTGCCATTCCCGAAGTTTAAAATAGCTGACAATAAGATCCGTATCGAAAAGATCGGATGGGTTAAGATTGTTATTGATCGTAAAATCCCGGATAACGCTTGTTTTATCTCCTGTACCGTTTCAAAGAACCGTGCTGGTCAATACTTCGTATCAGTTCTTGTAGAAACAGAACAGTGCTACAAACAGAAAACCGGCAAAACAGTCGGAGTTGATCTTGGGGTAAAAACATTGGCTACATTGTCTGACGGAATATCTATTGAAAATCCTCATTTTCTTCGCGATAACCAAGCGAAGTTAAAAAGGATGCAACGGCATTTATCGAGAAAGAAATTAGGAAGTAATCGAAGAAACAAATGCAGGCTAAAAGTATCAAGACTTCATTGTGATATAGCCAACAAGCGTTCATGGTACATGCATAATTTGACCATGATGTTGGTAAATAATTACGATGTTATCTGCATTGAAGATCTAAATGTTTCCGGTATGCTACAGAGCCACAAACTTGCCGGTTCTGTATCTGATGCTTCTTTCTCGATGTTCCGTAACCAGCTTGAATACAAGTGTAGGTGGTATGGTAAAGAACTGATTGTTATAGATCGTTTTTACCCATCATCAAAAACATGTTCAAGATGTGGCTGGAAGAATAAAGATCTGAAATTATCGGATCGAACATTTGTTTGTAAAGATTGTGGCTTGGAGATCGACAGGGATCTCAACGCCGCAATAAATATACAAGCCGTAGGAGTTGATGCGGCTATACGGACGCAGAGCAGCCGGGTTGCCGGCTACGTTGAAGCGTCTAAAATGGAGTAGGATATCTTAGTTATTTCTATGATTTTCTATGAAATTTACAACTATGGTTTATTATCCTGCTGATATGACGGATACTTAATCCAGTCCTGTCCTTTATCTTACCATATACGTAATTCCTTGATACGACCGTAGCCAAATCACCTAACTCGTCCAGTATCTCATTATACATCCTATGGATCTCGTTGTTGCGGATGACCGTACTGTCCATTACATATATCTTCTCAACATCATCGTCGCAGAAGAAGATCTTAAGCTTATGAAGTATGTCTCTAAACATGATTATCTTTTTGTCCCAAAGATATGAAATTTTGAGGATAAAACCAGAAGGAAGCCAAAAATAACGGGAGGCGGAGGGAGGACGGGGGATGCCCGGAAGGATGGGAACCAGCCCGTTCCCTTGGATTCGGCGACATGATTCGAGAATAAATCATATATTTGTATGTACAAAATGCATAATAATATGATATTAAATAAAATTAACTCAATGGGGGGGGGTATTTTTCGTCCTCCATAAAAATTTATCAGTATGCTTAGAAGAAGATTTCATTCATCAGGAATACATCCGTCTAACGCCAGCAATGGAGTATATGGAGTTGCTGAAAATCTAAAGTTACTTCCACCTAATAAGGTGGATGCCGAATGTATTGGAGTTGCTTTGATACATAAAGAACATAGGATTATGATAGAAAAAAACGAGAGTAAAAATCCTAGTTATAAACAGGCAACAGAAGGTATGTTGGCCAGTGACAACTTTGTATGGGGAGAATATTTGGTGGATCAATATGAGATCCCTAATTATGATACTATTGATTACGATTACCCTGGCCTTACTAGCGCGTATCTTATGAGTAATTCCGGGGTATATAATGGTCAGCCACATATACCAAATGACATATCTCAATGGACCGGAGTGATGTCCGATTGGAATGGTAAATCTAATTCAGAGGTATTAAAAAAGATTGGAGCCACAGAACAAGGATCTTATGCTATCTCAGGCAATCTTCTTAATGGATTCATAAATAGTAGCGACGCCCTTGGATTCTATGACTGGTATATCCCCTCTTGTCCGCAAATGTCATTGATATATATGAGGATGGTTGATATAAATGATATATTGTATCTTATTGGAGGTAAGATGTTCCAAGCCTCAACTGAGGCGTATATGACAAGCTCTGAATGTAATGATAGAAATTATTGGGCGGTTTCAGTCTACGGTCAAGTAGGCGTATCGGATAAAAGAAATCCTAAAAGAATTAGACTGATACGAGATCTATAATATTAAGGTAGTGGTCGTACCACTACCTATCTAATTATAGGTGGAATCCTATCACCATAATAAAGATAGGTAATTATATGCCTAATCAATTATAGGGGTATGCCAAAGGAAGTAGTCGGCGCAAGACCCGATGGGTAGGCCCGGAGGGATGAAGGGAGGTCTCCCTCCCTTTGGTACTAAATCCTCCTCATAAGATATCATGATGGTGCTACAATTATTATATTTACGTTATAGGTATTATTGTAAATGCCAGTTCCAACGGCAATAGATTGACATCCCTCACAAGCATTGGCTGTTATACAATAACCACTTGTTATAAGATCACCTTGCCAAGTTATACGAGCTTTATTTGTAATATGATTATACAATTTAGGCATGTAAGTGAAATTGATGATCTCCTCAGGATCGGTTATCTCCGTTATAGGAGTAAATTCAGTTGTCCTATCCCCGTATAACTCCGTATCAGCTAAATCACAATGCACACCAGAATCATATAGATACGTAAGAGTCCCTTTTGAAACACCTCTAGTTACGCCTAATAAAACGTTGTACTCATATTGTTGATCCTTTTGAGCTATCTGTCCACCTATTCTTATAACTTCTATCTTCTTGTTGCGATATATATCAAGATAAGATCCGTTAAAATCAGATTGATATGTATCTCCATCAATATATATATCTACAGGATTAGGACACATGCTCTTGTCTATATTAATACGGTAGTGGATCTTACCGGAAGAAGAAGTCCTGCGCCTAAACATACCCCCTCCTTATCTGAGGGTTAAAATACCCCCCCCCCTATGTATTTAACTTTTTTATTCATAATATGTTATGTTTTAATTATATCGCAAATATAATAAAATTAATGAGAAGGCCGTGAGGGGACGATGGATGGATTTGATGGGGATATGGGGATATGAGGGATATGCGGGACGGACCACCTCCCCGAAATCGGCCCGGCCGGGCTGCCGTTTTTGGACCAGCCCCCCTATCTACGAAGCACGGGAAACAGGAACGGCAAACGATCAGCGAACCGAAAAAAGAATGCCTATCTTTGTTTTAACTAGTTGTCTATCAGTAATATAAACTAATATTTTAATATACATTTACATTTGATTAGATTTATTACATATAATCGTCGAATTTTTATTGCAAAATATTTGTTTGAGAATAAAACATGTAGTATATTTGCCTATGTAAAAATAACATTAACAAACCGGCGCACCAGAAGCCTATACAAGCCCCGAGGGTACGGGCAAATGCTAATGACAAATAAAGAATTAAACAAAGTCCAAAATGAAGTAAGGAAAGCAAGTGAGAAAACGCTAACAGGTGCAGTAAAAGCATGGTGTCAGTTGTTTAAATCTGGAAAAGAAATAAACGATATCTTAAAAGAAAATGATATAAAAGTAGACAAAGCTGTAGTACCGGCTTTGGTTGCTTTGGCAAAAGATAAGGAGACGGTAATACAACTTTGCAAAGATATATTACCACGTATAGACGGCACGTTTTGCGCATACAAGGAAATCGAAAGATCCTATTTTGATAAACAGGACCAAGAAAAAAACACAAAGTTATCAGAGGATAAGGTCTCGGAAATATCGATAACAGGCAAAGCACATAAACGCTTTGGGTATAACGAGCCTGTAGAATATGAGGGGGGAGTATATTATGAAGTGTTTAACGGATCAGACAAACGTATTATAAAATGCGCTATACCAATAAAACGGTATACGTTTAATCTCATTGCAAAGTGCGTTACATACTATTTGACGCACCCTAAAAATGATAGATAGCAAACGATTTGCCCCCTATTTAATCACATAGGGGGCGTTATGGTGGCAAAACCTATACGTCCTCGTCGTGTCACTGGTATCGCTAAATAGGTGAGATATTTGATATTTTGATATAGATATATTGCAAGTTGGTAGGGTGTCGAGACCTTGCAATAGATGCGCCGCCGCTTAACAATGTGGTTTATATTAGTACCCAGTCGTGGAGCTAATCATTATCTTTAGATCTATATCAATTTGGTAAATACGCTAGGTCAACCTAGTAGGCCGTGTAAAAACACGGGGTACATTGGTGTATATACGCATATATAGGGCGTATGTTAGTGCGTTGTGAGAGTAACACGCATGGAGTGTATTACGGGGTTATTTCCGTGCTAATGTATCAATACGATGTATGTTAGGGTGGCTTAAATACCTAATATGCGTACGGATAGCAAATAACAACCCTTACAAGGGTATTTCGTGCGGTTAAATTGACGGACAAAATGCGCCTTGTCGGTACGTATCACGGGCAACGTATGTGCGTATCTGGCCGGCTTCGTTGTCGGCAAAGGGACGAAACCAAATAAGATAGGGGGGGGCGTGCGGGCGTTCGGCTGGTAGTATCGATAACGCCGGCCGTATTGCCCCCGGCCTCCCGTTTCTTATTGGTGTAATTAAAAGAATAGATTATGTACAAGAAAAAGTTTGATAATCTGAATAGGAAATTATCCATTCAAAGAAAAAAGGCTTTAGAAACGGTTAAAGTAGCTCAAATTGAGTTTTACACGGAGCTAACCAAAGAGCTATATTTATCCAACAAATTAGACTGCAGTAGGGAGTCGGATAAATGCAGGCGGAAACGTGTTAGTTACATGGCGAACAAATTACGACAATAGTCGTTTGTTTTTATTTGATTTTAAAGTTTGTGCCCTTTCGTACTGTAGTGATATAGGACGGGAGGGCTTTTTTGTGCCTATATTTTACAATATGATATTATAACAATGCTTTTACTTACGCATAAAAGTGTCAAGGCGGTAAATTTTAAGCCTTGATCTAAAATGTGTAAGTAAAATGCTTTATTATGTATCATTTTGTATATATCTATATCCATGCAGGCGGGTATATTGTGCCCTTATGTATGGTTTCGTGCGTGAATCGATCCTAAAAGGTATATAATAGGCGGTACTTATTGTATATTTTTTATCTATATCTGGGCTTATCTTCCCTTAGAGGGAGCTCTAAGGATTGATGTATATTATGTTATTGATACTCAATTATTTGTATTATTTGAGTATTGTTTTTAAATCACGATTACTTATTGTATTTTTTATGGGTATATTTATATATTTCGTACTTGCCTTGTTCTGTTGGTACATGGCTTTTGAGTTGGGGCGGTATGTTATAGCTACGGGCGACGCTCTGCCTATAATCATAGTTTCTTTATTGGTTTTATTATCAATACATTGTATTAGGCAAGTATATAAGGCAATCAAGAACAAGGACCTCGATATCCTAGACTAAATCAGCGTTCCACGTGGAACAAAGTAGCGGAAGGTCTTAGGATTTCGTGGGGATTTCGAGGGAGGGGTGGGGTTTGCGTGATGGGACACTTCCAAACAAGAAAAAACGCCAACAAACAAGAAAAAACACCTCCAAACAAGAAAAAAACGCCAACAAACAAGAAAAATACCTTTCGAGCAAGGGAAACGCCTTTCAAGCAAGGGGTATCTTCCGATCAAATGTAAAAGTTTACAAGTGGTAGGAGTTTCCGGTCAAGGCAAGGCGGTTGTGAGCGATGGCGGGTAGATATTGTTTATTGGTATGGGGCGATGCGGAGGAAACCAAGGGAAACGGGAGGCGGCGATGGCGTGGGGTAGGTCCCGCTGGTCGTCCGTCCCTGTTTCCCTTTGGCGGTAGTGTAATATTAAAAATCTGATAGTGATATGACGAAAGAGGAGGCGAAAGAAAGGTTCGGTGACAATATAATAAACAAACTATTGTCGCTTGGTGCTGAACCGACAAATGTATGCAGGAATGACGATATTGTGGAATGGTGCAGTGATGGATGCATAAAAGTGGGCGATATTGAAGTATGGGCTTACTATTACTTTTATGAAGGAGAGAATCCTGATTTATGTAATTGGGAGGATCGTATGGAGATAGAGGTAGAGGAATGTTGGATTTAAAATTGACTGATATGAGATTCATGTATTTAACGGAGCTTAGAGGAAAGGATATATGCGTAGGCGACAAAAAGTGCAAGAGGGTAAAAATATATGTAGGCAGGCCGTTGGCGGATACGCCTAAAACCTATAAACAAATAGGTGGATTTGTAGCAAAAGAACTATCCAACGCTTATAACAGCGGTTGTGTTTCCATCTATGAAGCAAAGGATAAAACGCTCAGATATTCGGTTTATCGAGACGGTTGTTTTTATCCTTATTACGGGAAGTTGGAAATAATAGAATAGTGGTATGGGGACGGAAGAAAATGAATGTGAAAGCTCGAATGTTTAAGAATAATAGACAGGTTATGCTATATCTGGATATTAAGGGGACATCGGATTTAGATTGTCCTTATATAGATATTGACACGGGGTGGGTTAACAGGATTTTCAAACATTTCCCGGAAAAAGCGTGGAATAATACTATCATAAACATGAATATATGTGTTGAGTACGGAACTGGTGATATATGGTATTCTAGGGTAAGGACATTTGAGGGAGGCTGTTGTTCGGAATATATTCTTACATCTCGAAAACCTAGGAAGAATAACCGGAGAGAACTTGTGAATAATCCCGAAGATCAATTATTGGGTTTTGATACGGTAAGGGAGACTGTATTTGGGATGGAGAAAGAATTGAGCATTGATGAGAGTGTTAATGTGAAATTCGATTATGAGATTATTTGAGGTGGTTAATGATACCAAGGGGAATGCGGACGGCTGTGGGGAGGCTGGACAGGCCTTGTCGCCAGCGCCGTCCTTTTCCCCTTGGCAACAATAGGAATGAATATGAACGAAATAGAATTACTAAGATTACAAGATGAAGCGCTATTTTACCTTCGTGATAATATTACAAAGGATGAGGCGTATTATGTCCTTACGACTGACGAGGATATGATAGAGATTCTTATATCAGATAAGAAGGACGGAAGCAAACGTATCAAGATTCTTGATATGGAATATACTATCGAGAAGGATGATATGTTATTGTTATTCGATACAGATGGGATAATAGACGAATGTCTTTTGGCTGCCAGCTACATAGGGGTAGATATGTATTTTCGCAGGCAAGATGTCAACGCTATTTTGAATAATATCAATAGAGAGAAAGTTATGAAATATCCTTACATAGCTATTCAGTTAGATAATATACAGACTATAGAAAAGCGTAGGGTTATATTCGAGATAACCGGTCATAGGGTGGATTATGATAAGGTGGATTTTATGTTTGTTTATTTTATGGCTAGAATATTATGAGAGCGAGAAGGACTGTGAAGGAAAGAGATATTGTGAAGATATTGGTGTTCGGGTATGATAGGACGCTTATAAAATCCATTAAGGATTCCGGATTCAGAAGTATGTCGGATGTAATATCGTACGCCAATAATATGGTCGGGGATAAGCCCATTGATCATATTAGGGTGTCGAATGAGGCTCGTGGGTGGTGTGGATCATATACTAATTATGGTAAAATGATAGATTAGTTTGATAGGAGGATATGATATGAGAAGGATTATAAAAGAGAAAGACGATATCAAGGTATCTATATTTAGTGGGGATAGATTGGCTCGTGTTTTCATTGATTCTGGGTATAGGAATATAGCTATGGTGATAGCCGATTGCGGCAGAATAGCTAATGGTTGTTATCATATACATCATATTGAGGTGGTAAATATGGATAGGGGATGGTATGGTACATACACCTTATATGGAAGGAAAATAGATTAGTCGGATAGTGAACAACAAAGGAGGTATATATGGATAATATTATAACAAATGTGGATGGCGTGAAAGTAAAAGTAAGAGTATATGATTTTGGCGATGAAGTGGCTGATAGATATACCATAGTATATGTAAATAAAAATATAAAGGATGGTTATGGGGTGGTGTATTATCCTGTTTTCTCATGTAGTGAGGATCCATTCCATCCATTAGGAGTGGGGATGTATGCGGGAGATTATTATCCGCATAGAAGTCATATGTACAATTTTGGTAAAAGAGTGAAGGATATAGATTCACTGCCAAAGAAAGTGATTGAATTTATAAAATATATTACACGATGAACGAAATAACTTACAACAATTACGATTTGGTTGCTTTTGAGCAGAATGGAGAAGTGGTAGTAGCCGTAACATTCTACAGGTATTATAAGAAGAAAGCTAAAGGTGAGGTTAATTATAGGTGGAGAACCAGATGCCCGGAGCTGGTGGATAAGATCGTAAAACACCGTACCAAGGTGTTTACCGGTCAACTTATCCAGTTAGCGAAAGCGTATGGGGAGAAAAAGGTTATAAAATATCAAAAGGAGGAGGAAGAAGTATGTCAAAATACGATAGAGACGCTATAGAGATATATATACTGGATCATATAGATACAGATAATTATGGTAAGCAGTTTAAATACGATAGGGAATATATGTCTTTTATGCTTAGTGTATTCAAGAATGAGTATAAAGAACATATCAAAAGGGATGGAATTAAGAAGGCTTTTGAGGATTACATAATGAGCGTTCCGTCTATATTTAGGATTCATATAGCGGATTGTGATATTAGATATTTATTACGTTCATGGGGAGTGGAGTTTGATGAGGATGATGATGAGATATACATCTTATACAAGAAGATCATAAGAGAGGTCTTTTTTAAGATGTGTGAGGATATGAAAGTTTGTTAATGTTGAACCAAACCTTGGCGGGGCGGAAGGATATATCATGATCGTACGTGTGCGGATATGATCCGGGGTCGGTTCCCGGCGCCTTGACACAACTTAATTAAATATAGATAATATGGACAATGTTTTAAAAAGAGCGGCAGCGGAACTGAAAGAAGCCGGTTGCAGGGTTTTTGCGTGGCAGGATGATACTTATAATAGAGGTTGGAGTAAGGGTGATTATATAATGTTGTATTACGCCTTCCCTGATTCGCCTAACATCGGGTATCTGAGTCATGGGGAATATGGAATGAGCGTAGCATATAGCAGAGCCTATATACCGAGCTGTGGAAGTGGATCGGGGTGTTGTGTCAAGGAGGAAGCTACGTTCGATCTTGCGACGGCGTTAGACGTGCTGAACGGGCCGTTACCTAGGTGGTGTAGGTCTTATGGGGTTTATCCAAAGCAGTACGATAATATTGATAAATGGTATAATAGCGATAATCATAACAAAAAATTATTTAAGGAGATTTGATATGGAGGTAAAAGATTGGGAAAATCTGGTTTTGAATACAGAAGTAGGATCACATTGTTTTGTTACGCTGATTGATAATAATGACATCAGTAGAGGTTACGCGCAGATCAGACGCGCGGAACATTTCGGGTATAACATCTGCTTCACTCGGTTATATGGGAATAAGTTTTATTTCGAAAAAATAGAGGAAGGACGTACGCAACAATACATCAATAGGAGAAAATAATATGGTGATAGAATTTGATTTTGAGATATACAAAAACGGAGATTACGATAAGGTGTATCTCCGCAACGGGAAAGAGCCAAGAGTATTATGTGATAATGGGAAGGGAGATCGCCCTATAGTCGTGATGGTTGAGGATGATAACGCGAATGATTATATTATTCTTCGTTATAACGAAACTGGCAGGAGGAATATTAATGGTAAATCGAGTCTTGATCTCATGTTATCTGTAAAAGAACGGGAGCCAGAATTATGGGTTGTCGTTATATCTTACATGGATAATAAGGATAAGAGGCAAAAGATGGTCTTGCCTAATTTTTTCTCAAAGAATATAGGAGGAAATATATATCTTCAAGGAAGCTCTAAATCGAATGTATCATATTATGTTGGTAGGTTAGAAGAAGATGGGTGCTTCGATGAGCTGTGCGAGAAGATAAGGGTAAAAAGAGATCGTATTTATAACATGGAAATAATATCACTATCAGATGACAAGGCGACAGTTTAATCAGTTGATAAATGAGCTAGACGGCAAAAGCCCGTTTATCGTATTACATAGGGATGCCGTTGCGCCTAAATACGTGGGCGTGGAGGTGTCGAAGGATGGGATGGTATACAGATATGCGATAATAGGGATAAACGATGAGTATAAGGCTAAAAAAGCCCTTATTTCGAAAATATTAGGCATAGCTAGTTACCTAAATGGCAATAAGCCCTTAAAAAGGGGTTAATTAGATGTATTTATGGCCTGCGGCATCATATACGATATAATGCCATAAATGACGTTGTATAGAGGATATGTATGATAATATGATAGATAACGCATTCGTGTCTTGATATCATAATATTATGCCATTATATCCTCTTTTTGTATAAAAAAGATAACAAATGATACAAACATCTTGAATATGGATGAAATTAAGATAGGAGCTGAAATTGTATTTAATATAACCGGCAACCATAATATAGGATATGCCAAAGGGGAAAAGTATATCGGGACGGTGTTAAGCGAGGATCACCGATCACGTCTTTATGTACGGACAATAGGAATGCCTAGGGCTTGTATTGATGAGCGGGATGTAGAGTGGGTTATTGATCCAGATGGGGATTTTGATATGGATGAGGCGATCCCGAATCCTATGGCAAGGGAGTTGTATAAGTTGATGGGTAGGTACGTTTATACGTTCGGTAGGTCTTATGAAAGTATCAATGGCTATATCGTGTACGAGTGTATGATGATGGACAGGGATTTAAGATATAATGTTATGTATGCGTTGCATGATCATGGATTTGAGATACGGCATATTGATAGTTATTCTTGGTGGATGACCAATGAGAGGTTAATGTCCGAGGTAACATACACGGAGGGGGATATTCATATAATTGTTCATGAGTGTATGGAAGATTATGTGGATAATGTGAAATTCGGGGAGGAGTTTTATAAAAACAAGGGAACGTGATAAGATACTTACTTGTGATGGCGATGATAATATTGACACCACCAAAAGGGAACGGAGGCATGCCCCTCGCCCCGAAGCCGGCAGTGGTCGAGGCACGGGTATGGGATAAGCTGGCGGCCGCCCTATCTTTCGTGGAGTCAAGGGATGACGATCGGGCGTACAACGCCACTTCAGGGGCTTTAGGGAGGTGGCAAATGAAAAGGATATACGTTGATGAGGTTAATAGGATATTACGCCTTAAACGAGAGAAAAAGCGGTACAGGTATCGTGACAGAACGAATCCTGTCAAGGCTAGGGAAATGTTCGAGATATATCAATCTCACCACAATCCTAAAAAGGATATAGATCGGGCTATAAGATTGCATAGGGGGCTACATTCCCCTAAATATGTCAAGGAGGTTAAGAACAAATTGAGAGAATAAAAATATAGGAGGATTAACATGGACGAGGATAAAGTGATACGACCAATGGATTTTGTTAGGCTTACGAGTATTGACAAATCAAAGGTGATTAAGGATACTGAGAACCATATAGGGCTGGTCAAGGAGGTCAGTCGGGACGGGAGAATGAGTATAATATGGATAGGTGAAACTTACAGTCAGTTGGCGTGGTTCAAATCGAGCGAGTTGGAGGTGGTGGATAACCTTGTGAGCATCCTGACATGCGGGCTGGCTAACTTTCGAGGAGACGGGAAAGAGAGCGCGGATAAATTTTATCCAATGAATTTATGTTATATAAAGAGGGGGTGATATATGAAATGGGTGATAATAAAAGGAGTTAGATATCCTAGTTCCGTGATATCAGCATTTGCGGCATATAATATGGATAACCCCTTCTTGAAGGTCAGGATAAGAAACAAGTATCATATAGTGCCTTTTGATGATGTTAATAAGATGGCTAGTCAGATGGTGTATTTAATGGACAACTATCCTGATTTCGTTCAGATAGGGAGATGGTGGATATCCAAGAAAGCGGTGATGTCTTGGGTTCCCAAGGAGCAGGCCGTGGACGGATCGGGCTGGGTCATATCCTTTACCCTGTCCTTTGGATTGGAGGGAGGGACGCAAATTAGATTTGATAAAGAAGATGAATACCTAAGTGAGATAGATAGGTTAAACGAGTTGTTTAATGTAATATTATAAGGGAGTATGTTGATAGATGTAAATAAATGGATTGATAAAAACGGGAGCTTCGATGAAGCCGGCGGCTTGGATTTAGTGAGGCACGGATATGAGTGGATTAGACGGATGCGTAAATTCGAGAATAAGGCAGATCGTCATACTTTTCAGAAAGTGTTTGGCAATAAAAGAGGCAATGAGTTATGGGACTGTTTTTAGAGGTAGGAAGATCTATCTTCATATTAGAAGATAGCTATTTCCTGATTAACGACAGGAACGTCTTCTCTTTATGTTTAGCAGAGTGTAGTGATTATGATCTATATGAGCTTGTTCATAATATTGATACGGATAGTGATCAAGGCAAATGATGTTGTTTAATTAAAAAAAAATAAATTGTTATGGAAATTAGAGAATGTTTATCGGTTTATCTAGAGAGTGGATATCTTTTTGACGATATGTCAGGAAGATTAAAGTGGTTTGAGATTGATAAGATCTTGATCAGTTTTACATATGGAGTAGTTAGATATGTAGGAACATGGGGAGGATGTAGGACTGAGAAGACATTAGATGGGAAATTATTTTATTCGTCCGAAGAATGTTTTAAAAAGGGCGAGAGCATTCCTAAGACAAGACTATCAATATATGATGTTTTTGAGTCATTATATGGGTTCATTCCAATAGGTGATGTGTGGAAATACAAAAACGGAAGAGCTGTCAAGGATAAGTTGGAATATTTTGATATTGAAATAGATGATAAAGGAAAAATTTATTGTAAGGAAACATATTACAGAACACGTGAAGATGTGTATAAATTCAATGACTTAACTGTAGTTGACAGGAATGGAGACATAAGGTTAGTGGAATCATCAAAAAGTAGATTAATGCTTGGTGATGATCAATTGGATGTCGTGGAGAGAATGAAAGGCATCATTGATGACATGGTTAGGTTAAAGATGATTATGTATATTGATCAAGACTATAATCTTTGTTTTCTACCGGGAGATAAAATAGAAGATTTGACAATGGATGAGACAGACGGATTTGTGGATACCACCGGTATAGTGACATCTATAAAATCTAAGGATGTAGTGGAGTTTTATGTAGAAAACCCATTCGTAAAGATAAAGGATGAATGATATCTGAATCTGGATTGTGGTGGTTCGTGAGAATAGCCACGATCATCCCTAAGCGTGAACATAAGGAGGTACGTATGTCATTCGATTGACGTTAGGGATCTAATTATATTAAAAAAGGAGGGATTATGAAAAAGATTGTATTAAAACTGTATGAGTTTGATGAGCTGTCAAAAGACTCACAAGAAAGGATCATAGAGCGTGAGCACTGGAATGTAATGGAGCAATGTATGGATGCTTATGGCATAGACTATAAAAAGTCAATGAAAGCCTTTGAGGATATGACAGATACTAGGGTTTATAATTGGGAAGTTGGATACGAGAGATATGATTTTAGTTATGAGTTTAAATACAAGGATCCTATTTATGAACACCCTACAGATTATCATCGTGATATATTCCCTGAGAATCTATGCGGTAAATTACTGTTCAGATATATCAACAACAATATTATGCCATATATTATCAAGGGCAAGTATTTCTCCATGTCAGGTAAATATATTGATGGGAAATACAAATACAGGCACAAGTATAGTAGGGTGATGTTTGACTATGGAGATAATTGCCCATTGACAGGGATGTGTTATGATTATTATCTCCTGAAACCTATAATTGATTATTACAATGCATGGTGTACTTATCCGGAGGATTTTTCTTTAGAGGATCTGATGAGACAATGTTATGATAACTTCTTCAAGTCATGGCATGAGGAGTACGAGTATTGGGCTGATAATGAAGATGCGATACATGAGGAGCTTCATCATAATCAGTATGAAGATCGACTTTATTATGAGAATGGGGATGTGTATGTTGAACCATTAAATGAAATAGTATGAAAGTGATATGTACAAGGTGTGGCGGAACAAATATTGCTTGTGAAGCGATCGTAAATCCAAACACCGGGAAAATAATAGATTATCTTGATGAATCTTTTATGCATGCTAATTGTGGGGATTGCAAGGAAGAGGTAGTGATAACGGATGTAGATAGAGTCAAGAAAGATATTGATTCTATGTTTTTCAAGTTCGTTAAAAAGAATGGGAAAGAACCTGAATACGTAGAATGTCAGATCGTATGGAAAGACACAGGGGATGATCAAAGAACGACAATAAAATTATCATTAAGCATCAATGATGATGATAATGATAATGTTTTCTATTACTGTAATGGGATAGAATCACTTAAGTCACTTGTGGAATATGGAGTAGGAGAGTTTATTGTAATAGATTGTTGGAGTTTTTTTAGTATTGATAATTTGTAAATTGATGAGATTATGAATATAGAGGTAATAAGATACAGGCTTCCGGTTTATTGGGCTCGTGCTCTGATAAATGATGATTATACCGGTTTGTTAGATAATGAAGAACAAGAAATAAGGAATTTCTTGAAACGAGTAAAAGCAGATCCCGTAAGTGTAGACTGGGAAACAGAAGGTTTTTATTGGTACAATAACGCTAATAATACACCGGGGGAATGCGTAGATTTTATTTTTCACAAGTGTAATAATTAAACTAAAATAATATGAAAACTACAGACAGACTATTTTATTCAAGTACAAAATTCTTTACAGAAAACGAGGAAGAATATAGAATAACAGCCACAGTATCTTTAGATGATGATTGTTATAACAATATGTGTGACTGGAGCATAACGGCCGATATCAGACAAAAAAACAAATATGGACGATATAAGGAGTATATGGGAGGCTGCTGCCACGATGAGATTGCGAAGTATGTTCCAGAATTGGCGAAGTTTATACAATTACATTGTTGTAATCATTATGGTGCTCCTATGTATCCGGTGGAAAATGGTATGTATCACATAAAGAATAGCGATAAGTCTGTGGCTATTGAATATTTACGTATATCAGACAAGGAATATTCCAAATTATCTGAAGCGGTGGACGATAAGATGTATTTCAAGTATCTGCTTTTCAATCTAGGGATTGTGGATAGATGGAAACGTGAATCAGACGAGCTTATTGCGGAACTTGAAAACCTGTGTGGAAAGAAATGGGTTAATCCATATAAGCCAAAAGAAGAAAGGTTTACCCTGACACTAACGGACGAGGAACGTTTGCTTATTGAAGAGCGTATTAAAGCCGGGTATTATTCCGCAGAAAATATCGAAAAACGTAGGGAAGAGGCTCATAAGGCAAAGATGATGGAAAAGCGTGCTGAAATTTGTGAGCAATACGATAAGATAATCAGGAATGCGGAAACAGGCAAAAAGGTAATGCTCTGTGTGTTTGATTATGGATTGTCAACCGATAATGTGATATATTATAATCACACGAACACTTTATCTTTCAACTGGCGTGATTATGGGGAAAAGATCACACAAGAAGAGTTTGATGATTTCGTGAATAACGTGGATCGCTCCCAACTTCCGGAAGGAATTAAATTTGAGTTAAATTGACATACTCCCACTACTAAAGTGATTGGGATTCTTGGATACAAGTGTACGGGACCCCGGTTTTACAACCGCTGGAATTACCCATACTCTCCAATTCGGAAATGCCCTTCCGAAGGATATTTTTAGAGGCTAATAGATCCCTGTCGTTGACAGAACCGCATTTGGGGATTTGAGAGCTGTGGCGATCACTACCAGATTTACGGGAGAGACATCCAAGATGTCATGGGCGGAGTTACCGGTGGAGCCGGCGTGTATGGGTAAGGCGGTCGGGGAAGCGGGGCGTCCGCTCATGCTTTGTGGTGCAAGGTTGTATATAATTACCTAAGAATATATCCCGGAATATGAAAATAAAGGCGACCAAGTACAGAAATGATTACAGGGTATGGTTGGACTATGCAGGAGATTACAGAAACGAAAATATAGAATAACATGAAATATCAAAATTTTATGTGCCCTTATGAGCTTGCATTAAAGTTGCATGAGTTGGGAGTAAATTCAGAGTCGGAATTTTATTTTGTGAAAGAGATGAAAGGAGGGGGATCCAAAACAGAATCAGTTACACAAAATACAATGAGATATTCATACAGAAAAGAAGGAGACCTCATACCGGCTTATATGAGTCATGAACTTGGAGAGATACTACCAAGTATGATAAATATCAGTAAATCAAAAATATGGGATGACTGGTTGCAATTGACACAATATTTCCCGAATAAGGATATCGAATACTACGAAGCTGCCTATGTTCGATACGATGCTTACAATCCACAAACAGAAGTGTATAGTGGATTTGGAAGTACAGAGGTGGAGTCAAGGGCGATGCTTCTCTTTGATTTGTTGGAAAAGAAGATATTGACACCTGATGGTTTGAATTTAAAGGAAGTGGATAGGAGAAAGGAATATGAGAACGAATTTGAATAGTACAAGTATGAGAAACACATGTCCAAAATTCCCGCTTTTCGGTGCGAATTATCCAGACGCGACTTGCATAGATGGCATATTGTATGATCTGGATAATGTAGGTGATGATGGTGTTCTAATCAAGCCATTGGAAGAGATCCCATGCCCATTCTGCCGAACAGAGGAGTTTATCAGATACGATCCATTCAATAAAGAGTATAGCATGGATAGTGAAGAGGATATAAGAGATTGGTATATGAGCTATATTAATGAAATGAGAAATAAGTATGGGGGAAAATAAGAAGAAACAAACACCATGCCGGAACTTGAAAGATTGGCATACGAACAAATGAAGGAGGTAAACGATGGAGACAGTAAGATTATCAGATTACTCTTCTTATGATAAAAACAAGGGAGGAATACAAAAATTGCGTCACAAATTCAGGAATCAAATACTTGAATATTGGGGAGAAGATACCGGAATCCTAATAGGAACAACCATGGTATATGAAAGACATTTGTGGAACGAGGAAGTTAAAGTAATATGATTATGGATGATAATAAGATAATGGAAGCGGCTAAGTTAATAGCCAACTCATCAGCGGCCTTGATCGAGGCTATGGGGATGATGAGCGAAAATATCGAGAGAGCTAATAGGGGCGAGTCTTTGGCGTATACCGAGGAGGCCTTTAATAAAGTGGTTATGAATAATGGAATAGATTATAATAGTGTTATGAGTAGAAGTTGGATATGAGAAATGGAGGAGGACTATGGGTAAAGAAGTTAAGATAGATGTAGGATATAAAGATGTGCTAGAAAAATCATTATCAGCCATCCAATATCTAAGAATACATGGATTCTCGACGTACATGGAATCGGAGGGGATTGTAAATAGGATAATGATGTTCAAGGATAAGAATGAGATGAGAGATCAAAAGATCAGATCAATTTAATAGAACTAATTATGACAGTAGAGTATAAGTGTATTGATGTTTACAAGAAGCCGGAGAATCCAATGGAATGGTTGCCGTGTCCACGATGCGGCCTCCGGCCTCTGGTCTGGGAGTTCGATAACGGGAGATTCACGGCGTGCGGGTGCGGAACAGACTGTTATAGTCATTGGAGCGTGCGAGCGGAAAGTATTATGTCGGTCATAAAAAGATCTGATAACGGTAAGTCGGCTGAGGTGTATGATATTGATGAACTTAAAAATAACTGGAATCATTGGGTGAGGACAGGGGAGATACTGTTTACGCCAGGGAATGGGAAATGGTAATATGATTAATAATTTAAGATATGGATCATTATTTGGCTATAATTCAAACGATATTGGATAGATGTGAGAACGACAATACATCTCCTGATATCCATGACATGGAGATAATAAAAATAAATCTATGTAGAATAATTCAGACTCGTTACGGATTAACTCAGTTATGGTTCATTCCGTTGATAGAGAGAATACAGAATGCTTGTTGTAAACATCACAATGACGTTGACATGTCATGGGAAGATTTTGTTAAAAAAATGAGTGAATAGGAGGGATAAATATGGATGAGAACGAAAGAAAGAAGGGTATGAACCAAGGAATATGGCTGGCGGTTCAGGAGCTAGTCTATGCCGGGCGCTGGACGCAGGCCGCAGAGGAACTGGTGTCTTCTTGTGGATTGACCGAGGATGAATGTAGGAAGCTGCAAGAAGAAAGCGAATCATTCGATGATGAGATGATTAAGTTTATTGACAATATGTTTGGACGTGAGAATATGATAAGTGAAGGCAGTACTATAAGTGAAAACGATACTATATGTATAAATATTAAGTATCATAAAATAGGGGAAGTCTTTAACTATAAAGTTGGTATGTCTGAAATGACATTAAGAGTAGATAAGTGTGATAGATGTTCGGGATGCGCTTTTGAAAATTATATATATGATTGCGTAAAATCAGGTTGCTTGGGATGCGAAAGGGAAGATGGGGAGAGTGTTAGATATACAATAGTTAATACATAATTTACAAAGCATCATGAATGGAGAAAATATAATACCCAAGATAACGGATAAGCGTGGGATGTCATGGAATCAACCTCATAGGAGGTACATAGAAATCGATGAAGAGTATGCCTTAATGACCAAACAAACCTTTGAGGGTCTTAGGGAACATTCATTGACAATCCCATCAGGGAAATATGAAGGGAAGATGTGGAAGGCTAATAGAGGAGGTACATGGTATCTATATTGGTATGATCATGACGATAATCCGGAGATGATCAAAATAGAACGAAGAGAAATATTGTTACTTAATTAATACAAAATAATATGAGAGATAGAGTGCAAGAGGCTAAGGAAGAAGGCATAAGACAAGGAATATGGTTATGCATACAAAGATTGGTACATATGGAGCAATACGATATGGCAAAATATTTTATAAAGTTATTCGGATTTGATAGAAATGAGTGTGAGATGCTATTGGACAAGAATGGTTCGGATGATAAAATGGAATCATTTATTATTCAGATGGTATTTAATAAAGACGATAATATAATCTTGGATGATATAGGATATCATAAGATAGGATCTATATTTAAATACAATATCGATTCGAAAGAAGTAGAACTGGAGGTGGTTGAATCCAGTGACGCTAGTTGTGAAGGATGCGCATTTAATAATAGTAAGAATTATTACTGTAAGGATACCCATTGTATTGATGTAGATAGGAAAGATGATATAGACGTTATATATAAAAAGGTAAAAAGATCATGAGTTTAATAGATAAATTAGAGGATTTGGTGGTTAAGGTAGACACCGAATACCAAGAGAAGATGGAGGCGGTGATCCGGGAGATAGTCCCGGGGATGCCGGAAGGGAATGTACGTCATGCCGCCGAGCTGATGTGCACGGACAGGATGGGGAATATGATGGACATAGATGTTTATATATTAAGGGAAGAAGATAGGCCTTATGAATGCCATTATCTAAAGGATCTGCTGGAGGATAGGGTAGCTAGAATAGCCAAAATGCATGAGGATGAAAGTTATACATACAATATGGATGATAATTATTGGTGCGCCACATGTGGATCCCATTCTCATAAAAAGGATTCCAAGACAGGGTATTGTTGGTATTGCGATACAGTTAATTGGGTTAAAGAGGATGGGAAGGATGTTGGAATATAAAAACAAGCAATTATATAACAAGGAGGAATAAACATGGGAAGAGGTGTTAATACAGGCGCCTTGTCTCCGGTCGGCGGTATCGGGGAAATACGAATGCGAGCAAACCTGCGAAAAATAGTGGCGTACAAAGATTTCGCGAAACAGATGGTCATGGCACAATACGAATGATAGAGGAGATTGGTGATTAAAACATTAAATAACATTAAACATGAAAAAGAGTAGAAGAATTGTAAAGAAAATGAGCAAGAAGAGCCTTATCAACAAGAAGGCTCTTCGGTATATTATCGCAAACAGTAATTTATGTAAACATGCGATAAGAGAATTGGAATTAGCCGGATATAGCAAAGAAGAGGACGGTCCTAACAAATGGATGCGCGAACAGGTAATAGAAGCTGTCGCGCTGTTCTCTTCTCATGGTAACAGCGGATTCTCGGCACCATTTGAAATCAATCTCGTCAAGAAACTTTGCAGTTTTGATATAATCTCTCCTTTGAGATTTGACGATGGCGAATGGGGAAAAATAGGCTTAGACGGGAGTTGCCAGAATAAAAGAAAATCATCGATATTCAAAGAGCCGGACGGGAGTATCCATGATGTTGATGCATTTTCAAAAGTTCCTGTAAAAAAGTTTTTATTCGCCACTCGAACGTGGACGGAGAACATCCATAAGATAGGATGGATAGGAGGGTTGTTTGAGACGGACGAAAACGGAATACTCACTGGAAGATATTTTGGTAGATGTAATGTAAAAGACTATCAGAACGGATATATGCCAAAAGGCAAGAAAGAAATACCATGCAGGGAGATAGAGATATCGCCGGACAATTGGATTATGACAGTTGAATCAAACAATGAGGCTTTGATTGAATTGTCAAAGATTTATGATATAGTCTGGCGACAATGCCCTTGCTTGAAAGGCATAATGAATACCAACGTTACACCGGAACTTGAAAGATTGGCATGCGAACAAATGAAGGGATAAACAATGAATGACAAATTTGTAGACATGCCGAAATGCATGGCGGACAAATACGAAAACGCCGACTTTATTGCCAGCGATCCCGTCCAGTTCCCAAGGCGGTATTCCGGGCGGGACGCGGAGGTCAGTGGGTTCATTACTTCGTGGCTCTCGTTCGGGAATCGAAAGGCGATCATCGGGGCGGCGGAGATGAGGAAATGTCTTGATAAGATATTTGATTTGGCAATTAATGAAAGGCTTAAATAATTCAACACAAAATCATATAAGATGATAACTTCTATAAGGATAGACGACAACAAGAAGACTCCATTTAAATATATCCAAAAGATAAAAGCGTTCAAAAATGGCTCTGAGTTTATATTCAAGCCCGGCGTGAATGTGATTGTAGGCAAGAACGGGAGCGGGAAATCAACCCTCCTGAATATGATATCGAAGTACATGTTGTGCGAGAAAAAGATGTGTTCTGAATTACCGTCAGAAGCATTGTATTTCTCGGATATATTTGATGATGACAAGGTGCTTGACGGGATCAGTATTAAGTCGGATTATATCGGGAAGGTATTCCATCTCCTACAGCAAACTGAAATGAGAAAGGATGATATATTGGATAATATCAATAATTTAAGTTTGTATATGAATGGAGCATCTAGGTCCTCTGGGGAGAAGAACCTTCATGCCATGAACTCGCTCTTTGATTTTGTGTTTAACCAAGATGAGTATGCGTTTCCGATACAGAAGCTTATGGAATTTAAGAAAAAGTCAAATGAGTTCTGGGCAAACAGGATCGACAATCTTTTAAAATACTACAAAGACAATCATGTGGTATTAATGGAGAAGGATTTTGAGTATACAATCCTTATGGATGAGCCGGACAGGAATTTAGATATTGACAATATCATGGATCTGTACAAGGTATTGTCATTTCATAAACCGCAAACACAAATTATAGCCGTAATTTATAACCCGGCTTTGATTTACAAGTTGAGCAAGCTGGATTGCGTGAACTTTATTGAGATGACAAAAGGGTATTTGAAGAAAATTACTGGTTTTATGAATAAAAAATAAGAAAGGAGATGAGAGAAGAATTGAGAACAATAGGATCAAAAGGACGCCATGTGTTTACAGCAACCTTTGTTAGATTTGGATTTAGGAATGGATACATTGGACCTGTAAAAACGATGCTTTTACAAGATGTGACACTTGATAGCAAAATAGTATCAGATCATTTGTGGTTCGATTTAACAAAAGGATTTAGTGGTGCTGATTTATCGCCAGGCGATGTGGTTGAGTTTTGCGCAAGGGTTAGTGCTTACGAGAAAGGATACAAGGGGCACAAGGATGATGTACTTAATAGACCGATAGAAAGAGACTATCGATTATCAAGACCGACAAAAATTAAAAAGATCGGGAAGAAATTAATATTAAAAGATGAGGGGAAATAATACATGATAATTATATGCCTAAAAAATTTATAATTTATTAAAATATAATGATATGAAAATTCAAGTAGAATTAAATTTGGAAGATGTATTCGAGGAAGCTATGTACAATGAAACGACGTTGAAAGAGGAGTTTACCAGCTCGGTCAGGTTAGCTGTAATACGTGAACTTAAAGAAAAGTTCAAGAATGAGTTAATGAGGGAAATATCCAATCCGATATCACAGAAAATTGAGGATATAGCGAGGGAATCAATGAGCGATCTCATCGAGAACGCCAGCGAGAAGAAATATAGATTCAGGTTAGATTATATGGATGAGGAGTTGACAGTAGACGAGTTTATAAGAGGCAGGATGAAGAAAGTTGTAGACAGCAACATCGAGACAATGGTAGAATCAAAAGCCAAATCTTTTGTCAATGAGTTAAGGAAAAGGTATGATATGGCGTTCGCTGCCTTTGTCGTAGATAACATGAGAAAGCAAAATATGTTGAAGGAAGATAAGATAGCTGAGCTGTTAAAGGACAACCCAAATGAGAAATAGGGAAGATGCCAAAGGAAGACGGAGATCGGTGCTCATGACACCGCCCGTACCGGAGAAGGTCAGGGTATTATCCCCGGCATGGTATAGGGCGGCAGTGGAGTTTCAAGGTAGGCCGGAGCAGGAGCGACTAGCCTTTTGCTCGTGGTGTTGTTGTCATGGAGGGTGTAATTTGTGTATGGATATAAGCAAATACAATATAAAAGGGCTTAAGATATATGGAGGATAAGGTGATTATATACCATTTTACGATTTTAGTGTAAAATGGTATATAATCACCTAAGCGTATTAACTATTAATAATGTTTATTTAATTTAATTCAAAAAACAAAATGTCTACTTTTGTAGACACATAAAAATTACACATATGAAAAAGAGTAAATTTGTAAAGGAGTTAGAGAGGATCATCGATATGGTTAAGGCCGAGGATGATGGTTTCGAGTATGGTGGTAAAGTCATTTTCTATAAAGAAGATGATGATAACTATGAAATCTCGGTAAAGAACATCGAGATGAATCTTATGGTAGAGGCCAATACTATGGCTAGTATGAATGATAGGACTTTCGCCTGCCTTATGAGTGAGGTCTATAAACAAAAGTTTACAAAGGCTATAACGATATCGGAGGATGAGGATGATGAAGACAATTGATAAGATGACCGATCAGGAGATATATGATCTTACTGATGAGCAGGTAGAGAATTTGATCGTAATAAGATGTGCGGAGGAAGGTGTCAGGTTTATGGATGAGCCTCCAATCATGAGGACATATGACTGTAAACCTATTTCTCCATCCCATTTCTTCTACTATTTAGAAGGATTGAATATAGCCGTTCTTGATCAGGATGATGCTATTAAAATAGCTAAGTTCTTAAGTGACTTTGATCTGTACAGGACTAGATATGATTTCACCGTATCCAATGAAAAGCTATACAGCAAATTGGATATAATTAATATCAAACATACTCCGATGTTTGATACGAAAGACGAGGAGACCTATAAGTCTATCAAGGATAAGAACGATAAGATTGAGGCGGAATATAAAGACCAGCTAGAGAGATATGAGAGAAATATGAAGAAAATGAGTAAAATTCGGGCCGAGATATGGGATAAAGTAGCCGATATAAGACATAGGATTGATAATATGAACTATCTTAGGTCGCTTTTTGCAAGGGAATATCTACCACTGGTGGATAATGATACGGATAAGGCTATGATATTTTTCAAGAAGGCTTATGGCGTGGATGATGATACGGAAAGATATATTCGTGAAGGAATAAAAGATTATCCTTTGTTTAACAATAATATAGATTAAAATGCACAATTGGTTTAAATGTACGGTTTCTTATGAGACCGATGCCGAGAACGGCATGAAGAAGAAGGTAAAGGAAGAGTATTTAGTAGATGCCTTTTCTTATACCGAATGTGAGGCTAGAATCATAGAGGAGATGAAGCCATTCATATCCGGTGAGTTTAGCGTTGATATCAAACGATTCAGGATAGCGGAATTGTTTGCCATGGATGGAGACCGGTTCTATAAGGTCACGGCTGATTATATTACGATAGACGAGAAATCGAACAATGAGAAACGCAAGGCGTTTAACTACATCGTTCGGGCCAATGACCTTGATCATGCCAAAAAGAATTTCGAGGAAGGCATGAAAGGAACCATATCAGATTTCGTTGTCACTTGTATCAAGGAAGAGAAGAAACTGATGGACTTCTACGAGTTTGATGGTAAGATCAGGAATCCGGAGAAAAATGAGGATAGTAGGCAGTAAAGCTAGCTACGAAACCACGTCGTCCATAGCCGAGAAGTTGATGGAGATAAGTAAAATGGAGGGTACGATTTATCGTATCCTCACATTGTCTAACAAAACTTATCTAGCTTCTAAATTAGGATATAGCAGATCGGGGTTCTATAAGAAGATACAAAACAGGAGTTTTAATATCCGGGAACTAGCTCAGATATTCGATACGATCATCAACTTCAAGGATCAAGATTGGACTGAGGGTAAGATTAATAGGCTTAAGAGGTATAGGGCTATGAGCCTTATGGAGTTCAACAAAAGTTATAAAAAGAAAAAGGCATGAGAGGTAGGATGTTACCGTGTGAGAGATGTGGGAGGATGGTAACCATAAGGAGTAAGGGGTTGTGTCCCGCGTGCAGAGCCAAGGAGCTACCGCCAAAGGAAAGAGCGGCGATACGGGTGAAGGCCAAGCCAAAGGGGAAGAGCCTAGCCGTTTTCTTTGGCGCCCATGTGGCTAGGTTGAGTATGACAAGGAGATCTGCTACCGGCGCATACATACCATGCCCGGGGGTAAGCAACATATGCCACTTATACCCTAAACGGAAATATAAATCAGTTGCCGAGGATAATGATAACATTATCTACTTGACGGTTGATGAGCATGCAAAATTCGATTATCTGTTAGATACGATGGATTTCAGCCGGCTCTTGGACGAGTTTGGCAACGTATGGCTGTTGGCAGCCAGACGGATGAGGGATCTCGCACCTAAAGTCGAGGAGGATGGTAAATTAAAAACCAGATTATTATCATGGATAGAAGAAAACAAAGATTACTTTTAGACCTAGGATATAAGGCTATAAGTGACACAGTATATAGTTATGGGACGATCATAGAAGTCATAAGCGATCAAGAATTGTTTGATGAGATGAAAGTTCGTTTATCCGAGAGACACAATGTGGCTATTGCGGATGATGGAGAGATAGGATGTTCGGCTTTAGGCAAGATTTTAGGCAAGATAAAGGACGAGAATGCGTCGTCATATTATTGGCGATCATCATTACCAGTATTAAGATCATATCATACAAATCCTAAATTTACCGCTTTCTTTGGCATATTAGACGTTTTATCAACGGTCCCGAAGAAAGATATGGTCGAGGAGGAAAAGCCTGTTGAAGAGCCTAAAAACGAGCCTAATGAGGAGATGGAGGTTGAGTATGATCTGGAGACAGAGCAACAGTATTATGCCGCTGAATGGATAAAGGATATCCCGACACCTGTGTTATATAGAATGACTGTCGCCGGCAAACGTGTGTATTATGAGATGGATGTTGATGGGTATCCTATCATATACGATGGAGCCACTAACAATATCGCCAATGGGTATTGTGATACATCCGGAGCCTTGGAGAAGTGGAAGAATGAGATGAGACTCAAGGGCAAGGACCCTGATGAGTACGCTAACTATAGGGCTGACTTAGGTACTATCATGCATTATCTATTTGGGTTGTATCTGACCGGGGTTAACATAAAGCTGATCCCGACATGGATCAGGAAGGTGGTCAAGGAAGCCAAGCTAAGAATAGACAAGTATAGGATGGAGCGGATATTAGTGGATAACATTGATGAACTGATAGAGGATCTGATATCATTTGCCATATTCTGCAAGGAAAGACATGTAAAACCTGTATTGATCGAAAAGATGTTGAGGTCAAGGAGATTGAAAGTAGCTTCTTCGGTGGACGCAGTGGTGGAGATGGATAGCGAGCCGGAGATGGTGGAGATAGAGGTCGAGACAGGAGAGTCCTATAAGACGGGAGCCAAGAAAGGTCAGCCTAAGACGGAGAAAAAGAAGATAAAGAGATGCAGGAGGATATTCGCTATATTGGACTTCAAATCAAACAGGAAAGGCAATTTCTATGACGAGTATGCTTTCCAACTTGAGTTATATAGAAGAATGATACAGGAGAACTATGGAAAGATATTGGAGATAGAGGAGATATATAACTTCGCTCCGGGTGATCCTACCGCAAAGACCAGCCAATATAAGTTGAAGAGACAGACTGACAACCCTATATTGAATATGGCTACCGTAGTATATCTTCAAGGTAAGTATAAGTTTGAGAAAACCAATTATACGGTTACGTCAAGGATCGGGTCTTTAGATATAGAGGGTGATTTTGAGTTGAATGGTTTGATAAGAAAAGAGTCGCTGAGAGATTATATATATAGAGTGATGAGTGAGAGGAGAGGATGATGGAATTTAGGGAGTTCAATAAGAGCGTTCATCGGTATGAGCTGGATCATAGCAAGCCAAGAAGGAAGCTGACGTGCCCTCAATGCGGCAAGGATAAGTGTTTTACGCCGTACGTGGACGTAACCACCGGTCAGATCGTTGGAGAGCAGTTTGGGGTGTGTGATCATAAAAATAAATGTGGTTACTTTAAATATCCAACAGGGAGCGAACTTGGGAACAATGATCTTTTTACCGATTCAAACAAAGTATTAAGGAGGTACAGACCTCCTATGGATCCGGATATAGCCAACTGCATTCCGGTAAGCAAGATGTTTGAGACGCTTAATCCTTTCGAGACATCCGATCTTCAGGATTATCTATCCAATATCTTCGGATCGTATCATACCAATAGGGCATTTAGCTTGTATAAGGTGGGGATGATGAGATTCGGGGACTGGGGTAAGTGCTGTGTGTTCTGGCAACTGGATAAGAATTGGGTAGTGCGGACCGGGAAGATAATGGACTACGGGCCTGACGGGAAGAGGGTAAAGGTTCCCATGGATCATGTATGTTGGGTGCATATACTGGACGGTCAGGATTACCTGCTTAGGCAATGCCTGTTCGGGGAGTTTCTTATCAACTTCTATCCCAATGACGCTCCGGTGTATATAGTAGAGTCAGAGAAGACGGCTGTTATCTGTAACATCGTGTACCCTAGTAGGTTGTTTATGGCCTGTGGCGGTATCCATATGCTGAAAAGGGAGATGATAGAGACATTGGGTAGGAGGCGGATAGTCCTGTACCCGGATAAGGGCGACGCTTTCAACGAATGGAGAAAGAAGGTAGACAAGGATATGAGGGGGATGAATATAGAGATAAGTAATTTTCTAGAATCAAAACCCAATATAAATGAGGGAATGGATATAGCGGATTATTTTATTATTAAACAAATTTACAATGGCAAAGGTAGTTGACAATTACAAGAAATTCAAGGTGCTTGAAATAACAAGACAGGAGATGATGGATAAGCTCACCAGATATGGGTGCTTAGGTATTTGCGATATGTGTAACAGACCTACGTCCGTGGGCTATTATGTAGCGGTAATCAATCAATGGATGTGCGAGGACTGTTATAATGATTTCATCAAATCGGTTGACAGGTATGAGGAGGATATGAGAATAGAGAACAGAAATTTTGATAGATTCTGCAATCTATTTAATGTTGAGATAGAAGAAAAGGTATGAAAGAACTGTCTTTAGCCCAGAAAGCTATGTTAAACGGATCCGTATGTCCATATTGCAAGATCCCATCCACTATGATAAATACGGTGGAGGGGAAGCAAGTTGGGTGCGAGAAGTGTAGGGCTTGGATGAGATCCGATCCTTTTGGGAAACCGATGGGGAGGCTGGCTAAGCCGGATCTTCTTAGGAGTATGGATATGGTAATGACTGAGATTAATATATTTGCGTATAGGACAAAACGGGATGTACAGGATATTTACAAAAGCCTATCTGGTGAATTGGATATACCAATAGAACATGTATCCCCATATAAGATGTCTTTGCCATCACTACTTAATACCATGAGATATATTGAAAAGTATGGCGATAATCATATACGGATATATGATAGAACCATGGTAAAGAAGGCTTGCCATAGGCACGGAGCGGTGGCGATCGGGAGCAACGCCTGCCACGGATGTCCGGAGTTCCTGTTCCATGTGGTAAACGGCACGACCGATACGGTGGTGTGTGATATGGATATGAGCTATGGCGACTGTATAAAGAAGAGAAATAATAAATTTGGTAGATAATATTAATTATATAAAAGATGAAGGTAATTTTTATTCATAAGCCTACTGGATATTATGTAGGAGGGTCGATGTTCGACAAGTCTTATTGCAAGGATAAGATGATAGAGAAAGGAATAAGTAAGGATCGAGCCGAGAAGTTAAGTGATATAATAGGCCCATACGCATGCATATGGGAGGTGGAGAACGGAGATGACCCTTATGAGAGTATGAGATCTAGGCTAAAGGATAAAGCTTCATATCTGGATGGAGAGGATCTTATCATGGAGAATTATGATGATGAGGAGGACGAAGAGGATGGGGAGATCGACTGAATATTACAGAACACATCCGGAAGCCAGAAAGAAGAAGGCTGAGACGGATAAGAAGATCAACGCCAGACCTGAGCAGAAAGCCAAGAGACGGGAGTTGGGTCGTAAGAACTACAAGACCGATAAGTTGAAGGGAAAGGCTTATCGGAAGGGGAAGGACCTATGCCATACAGCTAAGGGGTTAAGATATAAATCAAGATCAGCTAACAGAGGATCTAAATCCGATACGGCTGGCGATAGAAACGCAAGAGGATGAGTGAGGATAGGATATGGAGGTCATCCAAGGAGATTATCATGGATGCCTATGAGAGAATAAGAAAGTATCAGTCGGGAGAGCTTCTCCCGGCTCGTACTGGATACGCTTATCTTGACAAGGCGTTGCTGGGAGGGTTCTACCCACAACATGCGGTGGCTATCGGCGCCAGGCCCGGAGTCGGCAAGTCTTATTTGGCGCAGAAGATCATGAGCAATGTGATGAATGTCAATATCAATCCACAGGCAGATGATTATGTATGGTTAAGATGTGAGTTTGAGATGAACCCAGAAGATTTGATGTTGCGTTTACTATCAAAAAAAATGGGAAAGGATATACAAGATATTCTCCTTAACGAGATGTCTGATGAAGAGATAAAGGAAATGCAGAAATGTCTTAAGGAGGAAAACTCCAGCAGAATAACATACATCCCTAAACCATCAACCGTAGATGAGCTTCAAAACTTTCTGTGGAATGAGTATATGCCAATAAACAAAGATAAAAAAATGGTATTCGTGTCTATAGATCATACGGCCCTGATACAAGGTTCAGGAGATGCCAAAAGGAATATCGACTCGTTGATAACCATGTGCAATATAGCTAAAAGGACTTTTCCTAATATTTTCTTTCTTATAATATCCCAACTCAATCGTGATATCGAAGGACGACGGGATCCAAAAGATCATATGCCAAAGCAATCTGATTTTTATCAATCAGATACATTGGGACAGTTATGTACGGCTATGGTAGCGTTAAATATCCCGAAGAGATACGGGTACTCCTCATACATGCAATTTCCGCAAGGATGGTATCCTAATCTGGAACGTTTTAAAAGTGAATCAAGACGATCCTTCCGTGTGGATGGATTATTATTCCATCATATCGTAAAGGTCCGTCAACGGTCATTAGAGGAGATTGATGCGATACATGTAGATATCATGAAAGGATATGAGCGATATTATCCTGATGGAGGGGTGGTGCGCCAAGAAAGACCGGGAGGCTCGGATGCCCCCGTGGGTAGCGGCAAGCCGGACACGACCGTGGTGACGCTGCCGCCCCCGCCTCCCAGTATCCCGTTGGAGCAACAATATATACCGCCTAGTGATGATTTCAATATAGTACATGACGAAACACCTTATTGACATGAGATTGAGACATAATTACTTGCTTGTAGTGATAAAGGTGCTGGAAATGTTCTTGAAGACCGTATTGTCGGTTGAGGATAAGATGGGGATAAAGGAAATTATATCCTCGTTAAAGGAAATGGCTAAATACAGCATCAGATATATCATAAACCGGGAACGGGAAAAGGAGATCATGAGTATCTGTGATGAGGTATCCAATAAAGTACAGGAGTATAAAAGGATAAATGACAACTCAATGATATTGGAATTGGAGAACCTAAAAAGGGAAGTTGTGGCGGTGGAGGATCTTCTTAGCTCATACAAGGGGGTTCTTGACGCCGAACTGGTGATAGCCGAGGATGATATCAGAATCATACGGGACAAGATCGCTATAAGCCTGAGGGAGGACGGAACATGTAAGAGCATGACTGATGCTGATAAAAGGGCTAGGGTGGACGTAAGATACGAGAGGGCGTTAGAGGATTATCGAATCCTTCTAAGATGCGCCAATACGGTTAGGGCTAAGATGTCGGTTGTAGGGCATCTTAACCAATCTATAAATCAATCTATATCAGTTGGTAGAGTTGGTATGGCTAATGAATCTTATACAGTAAAACAGTATGAAAAAGGGAAAGAGATTATCGAAAGCAGACGCCCTTAGGGTGTTGAGAAGAGCTTACGATCTAATAAAGAATGATAATTATACATTTATGTGCAGAGCAATAGAAAAGGCAGCGGTTGAATTATCACTTGCTGAAAGATCATGTGTGGCGTGTTATCTTATACCAGAACTGAAGATGTTCAAACCTGTAAACAGAAAAATGGAGATTTTTGGTTTCATTCATCAAAGAAAAACATAAGGTTACATATAATAGATACGCTAATAGATATATATAACGGAAATGATCATCCAGATATAGTCGAGAGGGTAGCCAGAAAGATCAGGTCAATATTTTAACTCATTAGCTTATGTATATAAATTTTGAACAGATGATGACATCAGGATTAACGATGTCTGATGTCGGGTATCTTTTGATGATCCGGCAGAAAGAGGAGATGGCTAGCGTCATTCCAAAGGAGAAAATAGATAGTTATAAAGCATCTGGTTATATCGAGCTTCAGAAGAATGGGAAGTGGAAGATAACGCCAAGGGGAGGGTCGCTGCTGATGCTGATAGAGACACCCGGTCTGACACCGGAGGTCGAGGGGATCCGGGACCGTATCGTTGGGGTATATAACGATATGGGGAAGGATACAGGGGCTATTAAGGAGGTAGAGAAAAGGCTCGTATGGTTCGTGGCTAATACCAACTTCAAGGAAGAACCTATAGTAAGAGCCGTAATATCCCACATAGATCTTAAACGTGAGTATACGATGAGATTGGATAACTTGATCTGGAAACCATCAAATGTGTATAGCGTGCATATGAGTTTATCGGAATCAACGTTATTCGATACGATCATAAAAATGTATGGCATGACGTCTGACTTGTATCTTAGGGAGAACAAGAACAAGGAGCTGGCATGGTTGTTCGCCATAAGCCGGCTTCCGGATCCCCCAAAGAGAATGGATAAGGAATACGCTATCACAGGCGATGTTAAGATGGATATCGAAAGGATATCGGATATAAAAAAAGAATTAGGTAGAAGATTGAAAATGTCGATTTAGTATGGAAAGAAAAGAAGTTGAAAAAGTAGTCAAGGAGGCGATATTCGAGAAGATGGGTGAATTTAATGGTCTTGATCATGCCGCTCAGATAATGAACGAGGATAAGCTGGATACGGATATGGCTATGGATTCCCTTGATTTTGTAGAAGTCATAATGGAAGTGGAAAAGAAAACGGGTAAATGTATACCCGATGAGGCACTTAACGTCAAGCCTTATCACGAATTGAAGGTAGGAGAGCTTATGGGTATGTTGTATGATTATCTAAAAGACAAATAAATGGATTTCGGATATGATGATTGGGAAGAGGGGCTAGAGACCCCTCTTGTCGATGATTGTGATGACGATCATGAGGAGGAAGAATATGATTTCAGTTAAGGAGTTAAGGCCGGGCAATCTTGTAAAAGACAAAGCTGGCGATATATGGAGAGTAGGGTGCGTTACCGGTATGTGTAATGAAAGTGGATCATTAATCCTTGAACGTGAGGTTGATGATGGGATAATGAAATGGTATTCAGGGGAAGATGATGTCATGCCTATTGAGATAGACGATAACCTTCTTGATGCTATCGGTTTTAAGAGTGACAAGAATAGGGACGTATATCGTGGACACGGGATGACCATGGAGGTTTTTGGCGACGAGTATTATCTCGGACTTAGGGATATGGAGGATGACCTGAGCGAGCTTATCCAGATAAGGTATTTGCATAACCTACAGAATATTTCGATGGATTTATATGAGCGTGACATAAATACGGAGAGGCTTTATGATCGTTCCGGAGAATAACTTGCTATGTAAGACCATAGGCGGCGAGAAGGTGCTTGCCGCATCCTACTCACAGATAGACACGTTTGTCCAATGTCCGTATAAGTGGTATAAGACTTACGTGGAGGGTCACAGATCCACGGAGAAGCACGAGGCTACGTCATATGGTACGGTTATCCACCAGACGATGGAGTACTTCTTCAAGAACGGATGCAGACCTTCTTATGAGGATATGAGTAAGGCTTTCAATTACTACGCCGATATAGAACAGATTCCTTTTGATAGCGTAAAATCCCAGATCGAGTCTATGCAACATGCGGCTAGGTTAATAAGATGGATTGTGGGGTTGTTTGAGAAGGATGCTGCTGGCAATTATAAGAAGGCATGGTCCAATCTTACGCCAATGGAGAAGGTGATCCGGGGGTCGAGGCCGGCCGGCGTGGAGGAGGACTTCGTCCTGCCCTATAAGCTACCCAAGCCACTTACTTTGGATGGCGTGACGTACGATAAGGTACATATCATAGGATCGGTGGACTGGCGTGGAGAGTATAAGACAAAAGACAGGATAGCTATGTATACGATAGACTGGAAGTCCGGGAGAAAGTTATTCGATGAGGATAAGCTGCTTCACAATCTCCAGCATCCGATATACGCCTTCTACATACTGAGAAAGTACAAGGTATTGCCGGATATGTGCAGCTATTTCTTTACCCGCATGCTGGACAATCAGAACGTGAAGGTAGATAAGGAGAAAGTAGAGAGGTCGGTCAAGGAGCTTAACGATATTCTCCTTGATATGTATGATTTCGAGACAAATAAAATAGATAGCTATCAAGCTCACGTTTGGGACGACGCCAAACAGGGGTATAAGTACGAGAAGCGCTACCTCATGGGACGCCAGCCGGCCTGCCTTGAACCCCGCCCCAAGCCCTTGTGTTTTTGGTGCGATTTCTCGATCCACAAACAAGGGACATGCAGGTACTCATCGGATTGGGATGAGTCAAAAAGAAAGAATAAAAAAGATTAACTTTATTAAAAAGCCTAGGTAAATATCTAGGCTTTAATTATATTTGTATCACTAAAAGAGCTAATTATGTACAAAAGTGAAAAAGAAAAACAGATATTAGATCTTCTGATGTCTAGAAAGGATATCAGGAAATTGGTAGAGAAATCAAATGAATGTTATTCTAAAATGGATTTCGTTGGTGCCATGAGATACCGGCAAGAGATAAAGGATATCGTAGACCGGGAATCGAAGATCATGTTGACAAAAAGCGAGTCTTTGGTGAGTTTGATGAATAACGCTGATAATGAATATAAATTCAATATGCTGGTATGGCTACATTCCATGATGTGTATGGCGGATGTATTTAACGGGATATTGGAGGATTTCAAGGATGGGGTAAGAAAAGCCAATGGCAACTCCAAGTTCGTTAAGTTCGATAATCTGGATCGGTTAATGGCAGAATGTAAGAAGGAGATTGATTACCTGATGAAAGGCACAAGTAAATCATTCCAGATATCTTTTGCCGTAAGAAGCGATGAGCTAAGGGAGATGATAGAGAATATGGTTGGCGACAATATCCGGGAAGGGTATGACATATTCAAGGAAGAGGCTGAGATGGTGAATGAGACAGATAGGAGCAAGATAGAGGAATTTAATAAAAAGCTTGACCATGATCAAATGTAATATAAAGCTAGGCGATATAGTCCATACCCAGATAGGAGTAGGAGAGGTGATAGCCATAAGCAAGACCAAAGAGACTTTGATGGTGAAGATGGATGATGGTCGGGAATGCCCTATAAGACTAGAGTACGTAAAAGACGTTTTTGATAACTACAAATCCAAATGATTTACAAATTAAGACCATATCAAGAGGAGTGTGTTAAAAGTATCTCCGATTACATAAATTCTGATAGACATGATCCGGTATTGATCGTAGGTCCTGTAGGTTGCGGTAAGTCACTGCTGATAGCAGAGGCGGCTAGATTGATGGGAGATAAGACGCTGATTTTACAACCATCAAAAGAATTGCTGCAACAGAACCACGACAAGATAACGTCGTATGGCATACCGGCTACCATCTACTCCGCTTCCTGTGGTAAGAAAGAGCTGTCTAATATGATATACGCCACGTTAGGGTCTATCAATAAGGTTGTTGATAAGCTTAAGGAGATGGGGATCAGGAACGTGTTGATAGATGAGGCTCATGCCGGGTATAGCCCGGAGGACGGCAGTGAGTTCATGACATTCATGAATGAACTGAAACCGAAAAAGGTGATAGGGTTTACCGCTACACCATGCAGGCTTAAAACGATGTCGATAGGGCAGGTGTCATATTCCCAGCTTAATTTCATCACTCGTATGAGACCGGTATATTTCAAGAACCTAATCCATGTCATACAGGTGGAGGAGATGATAAGGCAAGGATTTTGGACACCTCTTAAATATGAGACATGGGATTTCAATGGAGATGCCCTTAAACTTAATTCTAACGGCTCCGAATATACGGCCGAGTCTATTAGTGAGGCGGTGAGAAAAAACGGCTTAAACAACCTTATTTTACGTCGGTTGATGGTATTAAAAGACGTATGCAGATCTATACTGGTGTTTATGGATTCTGTTGAGAGCTGCAATACGGCCGCCGAATGGATGAACGCCAAGATATGCGCTGGCATGGCGGAGGTAGTTCACGGAGGCACGCCAAAGAGGCAGCGGGAGGCTATAGTCGAGAGGTTCAAGTCAGGTGGGACGCAGGTGGTGTTCAACTATTCCGCCCTCGGAACCGGATTCGATCATCCCGGACTGGACTGTGTGGTATTCGGCAGACCTACGTTCTCGTTCTCTACATGGTACCAAGCCATTGGTAGAGCCGTGAGAATCAAGGATGGAAAGGATAGTGCGATGGTGGTTGACTGCTGCGATAACTCTTCGAGATTCGGCGATATACGGGGTCTTAGCATAGAGAACTACAAAGGATATGGATGGGGGATGTTTATCGACGATAAACTAATCACTAATATCCCGATGGGGGATAAGGTAACGAAAACAGATCTGGATATCAAAGCCGCCAAGAAAGACCGAAGGAGGGGGCTGGCGCAGGGCGTAACCGCAGCTCCTATCCCGGGTAGACCGCCCCATCCTCTTGGTTCTACGGTAATGGCATTTGGAAAGTATAGTGGGTGGATGTTACATTCGGTCCCAGTATCGTACTTCAAATTCATAAACGAGACATTTGACTGGGATAATGATAGGAACAAGGATATAAAAGAATACATAGATTTTTTAATCAAAAACAACAGATTATGACAGGATGTATATATCATGAGGCTGATCTTGACGGAGTAATGTCAGCGGCTATAGTAAAAAAGTATTTCAAAGGGGAAGACATTGATCTTCTTCCTTACAATTACGGCAAGGAAATACCTGACGTGAATAAATATGATAAGGTATTTGTAGTTGACGTGTCATTTGGAAACAGAACAAGATTCCTTTTCGATGAGTGGAAGGATAAAGGTACAGATGTCATATGGATAGACCATCATAAGACAGCCATAGACGATATGAGGGATTACGAGGTAAAGGGCAAGAGGCGTATAGGGACGGCGACCTGTGAGCTTACGTGGGAATATCTTTTCGATGACATCAAAACTCCTAATGTGGTAGAATTATTGAGTGCTTATGATGTATGGGATCACGACCGGTTCGAGTGGAGTGACGTTCTTTCATTCCAATATGGGATGAGAGGATATTGTGGTCTTGACGTGGATATGGCGGCAAAGGTCATGGATGGCGATCATGACTTCATATATGACATGATAAGGAACGGGGAGGCGATACTGGAGTATATCGTTGAGAAAAACAGAGGAGAGATGAAGATGTTCTCATTCGAGGCAGATATATTTAGATACAAGTCGATATGTATGAATACTACGGAGTTTAACTCCACCACATTCGAGTCTATGTACGATCCTAGAAAACATGATTTGATGATGCCATTTTGCTGGAACGGCAGATTCTTCAGATGCTCGTTCTATACCACCAAGGAGGAGGTGGATGTCTCGGCGCTGGCACGCAAGGCCAACCCCGGTGGAGGAGGCCATAAGGCGGCTGCCGGCTTCCAGCTTAGCGTGGAGGATATGATGGAGTTCTTAAAAAGTAAGGAGATGTGATATGATATGGATATTGTTTATTGTGGCGATAATCATATTATCCATAATTGTAATGATGAAGGGTTGGAATAAACTACATTGCAGCATGTTCTACGAGGGACTAATTATGGCAGTTGTAGGGGTAATGTCAATGGGGGCATCGATGTTTTATATGGATAAAGAAAATATGGAGGATATGAAAAACGTATATAAGTTCAAAAAACTTAGCAAAATGAAGCTAGACGATTACGGCTTCGGTTTATTCGAGTACAATGGCGTTCTTTATTTCAAGGAGGCAGATGAAGGGAGATGCTTTGATATAAGGAGCGGGAATGAGGCTATTATCGGGAAAGATAAGATTATAATGACTTTGGAGGATTAATATGAGGAAACTTGACAACACCAACAGGACGAGAAAGAAAAACGTACGACACTCGTGGGTAAAGGCGGGTCCGGGGATCCAACGCTGCGCTATTTGTGGGATCACGAAGCGAAGTGAGTATATAGACGGGAAGACCGTTCATTGCGTGCACCTATCATCTGGTGAGCTTTACTCTATGACAGGTGAGACGCCAGAATGCAGGGATCTTAGTGAATTTTATTAATCTAAAAAGTATATAATTACCTAATAATAAAACAAAAAGGAGTTTGAAATGAAAGAGGGATTTAGCAAATACGACAAAGTCGTTTATGATGGTGAGGTATTTGAGGTACTTGAAACCGCCGACAATACGGGAATGATGAAAATAGAACCGTTATTTGATGAAACATATAAATCCATTTGGGCTGATGAGGAGATGGTTGTCTCGTTAAACAGGGCTATCAAGTTAAGGCTTATTGATGATGAGACGGCAGATGAGGCGATGAATTTCGGGAAGCCAAAAATAGGAGATGCGGTGGTGGAAAGCGGGCCGCTCGTAGGGAAAGACGGCAGCGGCAAGGATGACCGGGCCGACGGTAAACTCCGGTGGGATCTCCTTCCTTTGGCTGAGATAGAGGACATCGTGAGGGTATATACGGAAGGTGCCAAGAAGTATGCTGATAACTCATGGCAAGATATACCTGATGGGTTCAATCGTTATCTAGGTGCACTCATGAGACACTTGGTCGCTTATACGAAAGGGGAGAGATATGATAAGGATGGGTTCATGCATCTATCCGCCGTATGCTGGAACGCTATAGCATTATTATATTACGATAAACATAACAAAGGGCTTATAGAATGGAAGAGTCAGGAGAAAGAGTAGTAGATGAGAGATTAAGAGCTATCAATAAAAAAACCGGTAAATACGTTGATTTAATCAAGCGCACTATTTATGATGATACTCCATTTCCGATAGTTAAGTATCTCAATTATAGTTATGATGAATTGAATTATGATTATGTAAGGTGTCTGAATTTTGATATAGACATAAATTGGGAGCAGCGCAGATATCAAATCGTGAAAGATTTATTATCTAACGATTTTGATGGAAGGAAAATAGGTATGGATGAGATAGATAACGCTATATTTACAGCGGATTTAATTATTAATAGATTAAAAACTGTTTAAAATGGTAAGAATCGATTTTTTCACGAAGAAAGACGCTGAGTACAGCGATTGCATGCGATATATTATCGCCAACACGTTACAGGAGTATGAGGGTGAGGTTACGTTGAACCAGATCCCGGAGAACAAGGCCACGGAGGAGGAGATATCCAAGTACGGTATAGAGGTATATCCTACTATCATCGTCAGTGGAGATAACATGGATGGCTTTAATAAACTTGAGGGAATGGCCAGAAAAGCTGATCTTATTAACGTCATGTCGTTATACGACAAGAAATAGGCTTATGACGATAAGGGATAAATATTTTGGTTGGAAAGATATATTCTTTGACAGGTTCGTGCATTGTTGTAATGAAAAAAGTGACCAACCACAAGGAAGTAATATACCTCTAGCCAAAATAAACTTCGATAACAAGACAGGATATGTAGAGGACGGGACTATTAATATAGCCGAGCTTCTTCAATATCTTTGGATAAATAATAAGGTCTATGGGTGTGAATATGCACCCATAGATATATCTTCTGTCTTACAAACATTGATTAGATTGACCGAGAACGCTAAACATATGTTTGAGGATCAACCGGGTATATATGATATGATCCCATATAGAGGATTTTTTCTTAGAGATGACTTTTCATCCGGGAAAGATTATTCACTTGATTTGGATAAAATAGTGAGCGGGATGGGTGGATGGTATGGAGAGGATGAAGACCCATGCTATTCGATGTTTGTTAGCCAAGATCAGATATGGAACTTAAATCCGATATTAAAGGTATTAGCTGATGAGGGATCTATTCTAGCCAAGGAACTTGGGTATGATATGAACTCATATGTCAGCGATAATGGATACACGATATACAACCCCTACCTCTCGTGGATTAATCATTACTATCATTATTGCCCGACATTTAACGAGGATAAATTAAAGCCTTGGGATAGAGTAGAGGATAGGAAAAATAAGTTCAAGATGACGGATAAGGTCAAGAGAGGTGCCAATAACTGGTACTATTCAGGCGGGACTATATCTTGCGTAGATAACTTCTTAGGGAAGAAATACAGGAAGAATCTCCGAACCTTTATCTATCGTGGAATAGTATTCTTCCTTGACCGGATATGGCATACGCCTTTATTTGAGAGGATGGGCGTGAAAATGAAGTACAACGCTTATTATTGTTATGCCGCTACCTCCGGGATATGGTATGATAAGGGATTCAAAAGAAGACTAGCCAAGAGATTTAACAAGTCGCTGGGCGGCGACGGGGAACTGTTCGGGGCTAACCTAGCCTGCATGGTATGTGACCGTAAGGATATCGATTGGGAGGCGCTTCGTCTTTGGCTTGACAAATACGATGATCCTACTGATAAGGGCATGGTGAATAGCCCTATTCAATTTATGTATTTATATTTATATTACACTTTTAACAAATAATTTGAAATGAAGAAGATAAATAACTGGGTTATAAGAACATTTGGATTGAGAGGCTCATGGAGCTGGGCTAAAAAACAGATGTTAAATGGAGCGATCATTAAACGTAAGGCTACTACAGGGACATACAAAATAGCTATTGATAATGACAAGAATAGGTTACTTGTAGCCACATGGGATCATCTAGATCAAAGTCCTGTATGGGAAAGGTGCCCGCATAGTTTATTAGATGAAGATGCGGTTGATTATTTTGTCACAGCTCATAAGGAATTATCATATGGAGGCATAAAGATCAGGATGAAAGATGAATTTAATTGTAACGATAAAATATCGAAAGTATGAAAAAGATTACCGATAAAGACGTAGAGGCTCTTAAAGCCGGGAAGAAGGTGACAAAAGGTTTTATCCATATGCAATTGGATGATAAGGGAAGATTGAACTTGTGGAGTGATATCAATATAACTGACAATGGTGATTATATATAACTTTACACCGGGTTTATATAGTTACGATTAACAAACGATACCGGAGGTACGCCGGGAATTAAAGCACGTGAAGAGACCTCTTTAGAATCAGTTTCGTGTAAGCGGATTCAACAATGTCCCTATGAAGCATGAAAATATGCTTTTGGTGTAGAAAAGTATATAAGTACCTAACATTATAATATAATTTAAAAGATGGCAAAGAAACAGTTAAAGATCCCGTTTAAGGACGGGAGACCATGTAAATGGGTTAAGGATGTTCATGATGAGGAACGTGATAATTATGAGTTTGATGAATGCCTTGAGATACACGGATTCGTTCGTGGACGCTCTTCGGCTGTAATGATATTAAGACCGGCAAATGATCATGGGGAGGATTTTAATTATGCCAAAAGTGTCTATTACCAAGTATTCTTGACAGACAGTAAGGAAGTAATACAGAATATGATGCATGGAATCATATATGGTAAATGGACTTTTGTTAAGAGGGGAGAAAATTTTGGTATTAAATTGGTTAAGGTCTTACCTAAGATACATAAACTTGCCCTTGATATGTTCGCAAAAGATATTTTTAGGTCTGAGAATAAATAAACAATTATGATATGTGAAGGTAAACACGAGCAAAATGAGACCATACGGAAGAATCAAGACAGTTAAGGGATCTTCATGGAAAAAGGATATACATCCACCAAAAGGACACAAGAATTGGTGGGAGGATATATGTGATCCTATATCTAGAAGTATTATGAAATTAAATTTCAAAAAGGAAATAAACAATCAAATTTGGTATGAGCAAAAGCAGGGGAATGATTAAACAGGAATTAAATTTATCAGATCAAGAATATAACTTTCTTGAAAAATATCAATCTATGAAATTATCACAGAGGTTTGGTAATGTTTTCGATAGATTAAAAAATGATAAGTCTAAAGCAATTTACACTCATGATGGGTCAATACAGTTGTTTTATATACAAGGTAAAAGAGTAGATAAAGAAGAATGGGATAAACTTCATAGATCATGATAATTACTAAAAAATGGTCAATGCCGAATAAAGAGACATTCAGCATAAGACCGATAAGGGAACTTATAGACAAATATCGAGAAGAGGGTATGGTTATAGTGGATCCATTCGCCAGAAACAGCGATATAGGGACGATAACCAACGATCTTGATCCTGAGACTAAGGCTATATATCATAAAGATGCCACGGACTTCTTGTGTCATCTTGATGATAATATAGCTGATATGGTATTATATGATCCACCATATTCTGCGAGACAGGTATCTGAATCGTATAAAAGACTTGGAGGTGCTGTTAATATGCAAACAACGCAATCTAGTTATTGGGCTAGACAGAAGAAGGAGATAGCTAGGATCACCAAGAAAGGCGGGGTGGTCATTACCTGCGCGTGGAACTCCGGCGGTATAGGGGCCGGGCTTGGCTTCGAGCAGCAGGAGATTCTTCTCGTGGCTCATGGGGGATGGCATAATGATACGATTGTTACTGTAGAAAAAAAAGATCAAAGGTTAGATGAAAGAAAGGATATTCACCACAAAAGAACAGGGGAGGGTGCTGGTTGAGGCCGGCCTCCCTATCTCCACCGCCATCGGTTTCAGAGACAAGTATCTGGATCAATTACATTCTATGGAGGATGACGCTGGTCGTATAGGCCTGATCGAGGCCGTTACCCCGGATATATCCAACCCTGTTTGGGATGTAGGGACGTTACTGAATTTACTCCCATATGAGATAGAGGGTTGTACATTAGAATGTTATAAGCTAAAACATGCATGGTCTGTAACGTATAGAGATATAGATGAGATTCCTATGTATTGGAGTAGCGAGAAACTTCTTGTAGACACATTGTTTTCGATGATGATGGAATTACTTAAACATAAGATTATATGAGCATAAAGCAAATAACAAAATTAAGGTACAAAACGAAAGATAAGCCTCCTATGGAAGGTGTTCCTCTTTTAGGATACAACAAAAGATATGACTGTCCGTGGACAGTAGTGTACAGAAGCAAAGACAAGTACTACACTTGTGTGAAGTACGACACCGAATTTGAAACATATCCACCGGAAGAATACGAATATCTATATCCATGAGAACATGAAACAAGTAACAAGAATAAGATACAAAACGGGGGATAATCCGCCTATGGCCAATGTCCCTCTTATAGGATACAGCAAAAAATATGACTGTTGGGTAGCGTTAGTATACAGAAAAGGGGATAACTATTACACCAATATGGAGTGCGATGTTGAATATAAGACATCTCCTCCAGATGAGTACGAATACGTATATCCGTGAGAACTAGAAGGAATATATTTATATTTAAGCATGATTAATATTATTTTAATATTATTCATGCTTTTATTTTTGTTTAAATCGTATTTTTGTATCAACATTAAAAACCTGATTATTATGGATGAAAACAAACAAAAAGTCAATGAGCTAACGATGAGGACGCTGGGTTCTCATTATGGCGGATATACCTATGTAAAGGTAAAAAATCGTCAAACTTATGTAACGATAGATTGGAAGTTGTTGAGGGCTATAGAAAAAGGAGAGGTGGAGATAGACAACGAGAAATACCATCTATCCGGAATAGAGTACGTAGCTAAAAGATGTCAGGACATGTTTTACGTTGGTCGTGATATTTATTATTTCAAGGGTATGGGAGAAAGAGGAATAACCAATCTTCTTAGAAACGCTATAGATGATTTGCTAGATACCATAAGCAGCAGGGAGACTTATCGTAGCGCAGAGCACAGGGTGTACGCCCAAATGAATAAACTTACGGAAGCGGGAGCCATGATCAGCTTGGCTATAGAATTACTAACATCTAATATCCGTCATAGTTATGGAGAAATTAATTTTGAACGATATCCAAGACCTGTGGAGGTGGAGGGAGAAGATAAACATTGATGACTTCAAAGAGGATCCTATGGCTGAGGATATGCCATTATATTTCCCGTGCGCCGTCGTATGGCATGTGAATTGGGGTGAGCATGACGCTGATAATTATATATGTTATGGATTTGTTTATGTAGCAGAAATATTAGGGATATGAACATTAAAAAACAGATAATTCTTGACGATAAAGACTATGAGCGATTAGTGCACGATGCTAATCTCAGTAATGATGAGATAAAAAGCAAAATCGCCAGCGCTCTAACCACCGATATAGTGGTTAGTTTCGATTTCGATGTAAATAAAAAGGTTACGGGGAATATGAGGATCGAAAGCGCCACCCATAATCTAGGATATAATGAATATGATAATATCGTAAGGGCTAGAGACGAGAATATTCACCATGCTGTTTATACAGCTATATATGATTATCTTGAGAAAATAAAGAGAGATAATAATGAGCTAAGCGCAAAAGATTGGATATTATTCACATCTATAATCTTATCTATTTTTGCAATGGGATTTGCAGGTGGATGGTTGGTATTTAATTGATTAAATCATGGGTAATTTAAAAGACATACAAGATATAACCAGTCTTACGTCAGAAGCGATATTCAATATACGTAAACCTGTTGATTATATGTGCAGTGATATAGATAGCCATATAAAAGATATCAGGACACAATGTGATTATATTATGGATGGGGATGAGGAGGATGTTAAATACTATTCAAAATCAATCAAATCAGACGTAGATTCTTATTTCGAGGATATACGGTCAAAGGTCGAGAATCTCCGTGATTGGGGAGAACAGTGGAAAGTACTGGCTAAAGATCTGTTTGATGAGTTGATGAAAGTAAATAGCAATAAGGCCATAAACAGCTATCTGTCTTATGAGGCATTGGAAAGATTAAGGAACATTTTAAAAATCAATAGATATGAGCAAATTACTATTTTTTCGATTTAGAGACAACCGGGGTTAAGTTCTGGAGAAACGGAATACACCAAATAGGAGGGATCGTGGATATCGACGGGCAGGAGGTCGAGAGGTTCGACATCCGCCTAGCCCCGAACCCTGCCGCCACGATAGAGCAGGAGGCGCTGGACGTGGCCGGCGTTACCTTGGAGCAAGTGCAGTCTTATCAGCCTATGGAAGACGGATACAGGCAGTTAGTTGGTATATTATCCAAATACGTGAATAAGTTCGATAAGAGGGATAAAATGTATTTAGTGGGGGTATAACAACGCTGGATTCGATAACAGCTTCCTACGGGCTTTATTCCAGCAATGTGGGGATAAGTATTTTGGATCATGGTTCTATCCTAATTGCATGGATGTGTATGTTATGGTAACACCATTCCTGATGGGCGTAAGGAACGATATGGAGAACTTTAAGTTGATGACCGTGGCCAGAACTATGGGTATTGAGATTAATGAGGATAAACTCCATGACGCTACTTATGATATTGAGCTGACTAGGGATATATTTTATAAGATAATCAACAAAATGGATGTTAAGTTATGAGGGAAATTTTAGAAGCTATACATGATTACCCGGATGAGGCGCTTGGGCTATTTTTCTTTCTGATAGTGATTGTCTGGTTATTGTCAGGTGTATTTGAGAAAAATGGATGATAAGATTGATGAGATACTGGATCTCCTGAAATCTCAAAATGAGATGATCAAGGATATCCATGACTATGTAAAGGAAGTTACCAGCGAGAAGTATATAGGGGAATCTAGAATGACAAACTTCTCTATCAACTTAGCCGCTGATATACTTACCGAGGCTATCAGTCCTAAGATAAAGGGGATGATGGTGGATCTATTGAAGAAACAAGGATGGAAAACTGAATGAAATATGGGGACTTACGAGAGAAAAGTAAATCAATTAAAGGATTTGATGATAAGGAAATACAAATCGGCTTACGATAAGTCTAAGGAAATGGACATAGATATAAGCTCGATGACATATCTTCCAATACCAGATGCATTTAACGTCATAAATATTGAAAAAATGCATGTTATTCTTGATCGGGTCAATAAGATCATAGATGATAACAAGGATAAGCTTAAGAATCCGACTTGCGCCACTTGTATACATCTACATGATCAGGAGTGGGCGAAAAGATACGGGAAAGTATGTTGCTCTATTTGGCAAGTGTGTGACCATTATATAAATCCTAACAGTAAATATAACAGGAAGCAAAAGACTTATGTTAGACGACCAAGCAACAAAGCTTGTCCTAATTATGAGTATGGTGATGATAATTTTGAAAATAGAAAAAGAAAATTAAAATCAGGTGAATGGTTAAAAGAAAATATTCGATAGATGATTACGCAGAGTTCAGGACCATCAAAGATTGGGAATGCAAATGCTGCGGGAAAAAGATGCCGGCAGGAAGTAAACGGATGTTGCCTAGAATAAGAAAATGGGCGGATTACGGTATATGTTTGTCATGTTTCGATAAATGGAAGTTAAATGGAGGGGATATTGTTTATATAAATAACACAAGTCCTAGGAAGCAAGCTCCCCGTATCAAGAAAGAGCATGTTATACATATGTCCAATATCCTAAAAGGGAATTGTGATATAATAAAAGGCCGAAAACTTTACGTGGCTTTAAAAAAGGTGATAAACAGCGGAAAAACGATTGTCCTCAAATTCGATACCGATCAACCGATATGCATGTCAACAAGAGTCATGAATCCTTCGTTCGGGGAGATCATGGACGAGTACGGCAAGGATATATTCCAAGGAAAACTTAAACTAACAGATGCCCCAAAAGGAGTTAAAGATTTTATAGTTAACTATATAGAAAAATATAATAAATTATGAACTTCAAGACATTTATATTCATGATCCTGACATTCAGGAGAATAGATCCTATACCTAGGAATATAGGAATTATGGTAAGTGTAATGACTTGGATATCTATAATATATGTGATATTCATCTTTACTATACTGATAATAAAATTAACGACGTAAATGATATGAAATATGCAAAAGACAAAAATAAAATGAGCAAATCAAACAAAATAGAAATTTAGTAAACCGGTATGTTGAAAGACATATAAAGGATAGGCATCTAAGCGATGATACGATAAAAGAAATAAAAATAGCTTATATTGCGGTTATAAAAGATTTTATAGCTATTGTCGATAAATCTACATCAATGAATGAAAATGATGTGATATATGTAATTAACAGCATATCATCAATATTATATGAACCTATAGACATCTCTAATACCGATAAAAAAATATTGGAGATAGGGATAGCGCTAGGCCTAAAGAGCGCCATATCATGTATATTTGGTTCATTATTAAAAGATGACTGCAATATAAAAGATGAGATAATTGATATATCTAAACATATAAAAGAAAAATTAATATCAGATAATCATGGATAATAAACAACTTTATAAAATAACGTTGACAAGGGAACAACTGATGCTGATATCCCGGTGCGTGGAAGACATCAGTAGATTTGCCGCTGGCGACATGGACCTACAACATACGACAAGTGCGTTGATAAATGATATGGATAGAACGGAAACGCTGGGGATAAGAAGTTTTATAGTCAATAACTCACGAGTGATAAGAAGAAGGTTGTTCCCAGATCTTGAGGATTTTGAGCATATAGGGTATGATGGAGGCAGTAAGGATAAGATAAACAGGAAGAGGCTTATCGGCAACACTTACCAAATATATAGATCTATACTGCATCAGCTAGCTATTGACGAGGACTGGAATAACGTGTATAGTGATATGACGTTACCTTCAGGCGATATGGGGATGATTAAGGTGGAGAGGGTTGACGATGATAAGGATAACGACATTTAACGATACTAAAATATGAGCTTATTTGTATGCGCTAAATGCGGTTGCGTTGATAATACCGCTACGTCTAGTTACTGGATGTTGACAAATGAGTATATGGTGGATGAATTTGACTATGCCAAGGAACTACAGCCGTACAAGGGCATGGGGCTGTGCAGCGAATGCGGGAGGCTGGCTACCAGCCCTGACGGCCGTGATGTCGTGGTACCCGGTAAATGGCACGGGAAGTTCCCGAAGAAGAAAGCTACTGAAGAGCAGATGAAACATGTAGGGTATAAAAATTTAATATAAATGGAAATTTATAAATATTCTATTTATATTTGCGCTATGTATTTAGTGGAACAACATATAATTACTGTCAATGATAAGAGATATAAGGATTTAGATCGAATATGTTTCTTATCCAAGAATCTGTACAATGCGGCTTTGTATATAATAAAGCAGGAGTTTCTTAGTACAGGTAAATGGATAAGAGCTGTAGATCTTAACAAGAAGATGGTAGCAGAAAATAACATAGATTATAGAGCAATGAGTGGATCATCCTCCCAGCAAGTTCTTATGGTTTTAGATAAGAATCTAAAATCTTATTTCTCGGCTATCAAGGCATGGAAACGTGATAATAAGAAATTTACTGGCTGTCCTAAATTCCCAAAATATAAGCATAAAACAAAAGGCAGGAACGTATTTTCTTATTCTTACGCACAGTTTAAACATAGAGGAGATTTTATCTATTTCCCTAAAAAGGAAGGATTATCTCCTTTAAAGACTAATTGCAAGGAGGGGACTGTAAAACAGGTTAGATTTGTTCCTAAATCCGATTGTTATGTCATAGAAGTTGTATACGAGTTAATTGCGAAAAAACAACTTGATGATAACAACAGGATTATGTCTATTGATCTAGGTGTAAATAACATTGCTTCTATCGTGACCAACGTAAGCAATAAACCTATTTTGATAGATGGAAGGAGACTTAAATCTATTAATCAGTATTACAATAAGAAAAGGTCAGATATTCAACAACAATTAAAGAAAGTAAATGGGAAAGAAAATTCGAGACGGTTGATGTCCTTAACAAGAAGGAGAAACAATAAGGTGAAAGATTATCTTCATAAGGCAAGCAAAGAGATAATAAATATTTGCTTGAAGGAAGATATAACAACATTGATAGTAGGTCATAATGATGGATGGAAGCAAAATGTAAACCTTGGTAAAAGAAACAATCAGAATTTTGTTTCGATTCCATTTGAGATGTTTATATCAATGTTAAGATATAAATCGGAAAGACAAGGACTAAGATTTGTTGAAGTAAACGAATCTCACACGTCAAAATGCAGTTCTTTCGATTTAGAATCAGTAGGTCATCATGATACTTATGTTGGAAGAAGGGTAAGAAGAGGTCTTTTTAAGACAAGAGATGGTATTCTTATTAATGCTGACATCAACGGAAGTTATAATATCATGAGAAAAGTAAAGGGGGACGCAGTAATGCCACTCCATACAGGGTTTGGGTATAACCCGGTTAAGAAATTTATTAACTAATTATACGAGTGTAAACTTGTACATAATTACCAAATTTGATAAGATGAATAAGACGAATAAGATAGAAAAAGGAGATACCATGATATATGAAGAGAAGAGATTCATGGCTATCTCAGAGATAGAGAAAGAATGTTGTACAGGATGTTGTTTTTATGACAATGGAAATTGCAAGTTAGAAAACCCAAATTGCTTTAACAGTGGTATTATATGGGTGCAAAAAGAGGATTATATGAGCGAGATCAGTGAAAAGGCCATTAAATTGGCTATAGAGGCCATGAAACCTATCCCCGTGTATTCGTCACCATGTTATAGCATAAACGACAATAGATCACCTGAGGAAAAGCATGAGGAAGACATGAGGTTTTGCAAGGAGTTTAACGACCTTAAATGCGAAATGCTTATTGACATGGCCAAGAAAATAGAGGAGTATTTATTATAAGGATACTATATTGATGATCGGGGACGCTTCCGGGAAAGAAGGACAGCTCTCCGACTCCGATAAGAAGACGGCGGAGAACTTCGGATGTGAGTATATGGATGTAGATGATTTTGTGGATAAGTATAAGGGCTGATAACAGTAGAAGGATAGGATGATAATCGCCTATCCTTCTCTTGCTTTAATCAAATATCTTGCCACCGAAAGAGATAAAAGACTCTCTTGATTTAGGTATATTCCTGATATTATATAACGTTTTCTCAAATCCCTTTCTGGTCATATAAACCGTATTCCTGATCCCGGTATCCGTATTGTATCTGTAATGTGCGTAACCCTTCTTCATAACATTCTCTGTTAATATTCATTCTCTTTTATTCTTGTAAAAGAAACCTTGCTCTTGTAAAAACTCTCTTAACGATCTTTCCGCTATATCACATCCATGAGACTCAAGTTCTCTCCTAACATCACGAATCAACATATCATCACCTTTGTCATTGGCCATAATAGCTGTTTCAGCAAATCCTACTTTAGGAGCTTGTTCTTTGATAATATTGTCAGATATTCTCTTAGCCTCCTCTACCGCTTTCTTGGCTTCAGCTAACGCCTGCTTTTCTTTCTCGGATGCCAACAACGCCTCTAATGCCTCTATGTAATTATGCGGAAGATTCTTTTTTATGAATGCCTCCATTTCGTTAAAAGCATTCATGTACTCCAATTTAAATTTTATAGCTTTGCTACCAGTAAACCCCATAACAAGTATAGTAAATCCATCCCTATTCATTACATATCTTTTGGATTTTCTAAATCCACCATTAGGTTGAGGTATGTCATCATAGCATAAACAAAACATTTTATGTAAATCCATTTTTGGATTACATTCAGTATCAATAACATAACTCTTTTCTAACAAATCATCTATAGATCTTATAACTTTGCTATGATCCTTCTCAAATTTAGCAGCTACTCTCAAGCTGTCTGTCAAAACATCATTAGATTCATTAATAAAAACAAGATTATCCATAATATAAAAAAATAGGCTCAAAAGGAAATGCCGGATCTCACCTCGACAAATCCTAATGAGCCAAAAATATCTTACACATTGAATGACCTTGAAGTGAGATCCCGTCATCCATTGTTTCATGATGCGAATATAACCATAATATTTATGCTACAAACCTAAATAACAATAATTTATATTTATTTGGTATAATTTAATTTTGGCTATTTGAAGAATCCTAATAAATGCTTACATTTGTATTCATAAAATAATTACCTATTCCCATCCGTCCGGGATGGATAGATGGGAATACAAAAATAGCCAATCAAATTGTCTTAAACAATTGACCGGCTATTTTTTTTGTCATACCATATCAGTTATCTTCCCCTGTCAAAATACCAATTAGCGTCCTCTCCGGACTCATCCTTATTCCTACCACCTAGAAAGAATCCCATCGTCATGCCGTTGGTCATCAACCAGTAGTCGGATGTCTGCTTAATATCCCTAGCCGTCTTGATATTATACCATTGCTTACCAAACGAGAACTTCATAAGCTGCCTCCATAGCTTGCTCTCGCCCTTATACACGCCGGTCTGGACAGTAGCGAACGGATCCCAGTTTCGAGGATCGGTGAGGTCGCCTAACTTCCGGGCGGTGACCAGCGGGTCCTGTAGCATGTCTATGGCGTTAAGCTCCATGAACGGGGATGCCTGGGAGGCGATCTCATTGATCGTCCTGAACCCGATGTAGGTAATGAACTGCCCGAACCAGCTATCCTCATTATCCTCCCTATATCCCATCAATGCCCGTCCTATAGCCATCATCGTGGCGAATACCGCCATATTGATAATCGATCTCTTGATATTGATCTGCTCGTAGGGGGTAAGCTTATCATACTCTTCCTTAAGCACGTCATATGCCTCCCCCATCCTACCCTCGGACATCGAGCCATAGACATTTCCGGCCAATCTCCATAATGTTCTCATATATCCTTCCTCGAACTGGTTGGTCTGGAAATTGAAACCAGCTTTCTTATACGCCCGCTGCACGGCCAATATAAACCATCCACGATGAGGCAGCACCATATTAAGGATAGCGTTCCGGCTAGCCCCCACCCGGTTCTGCTCGTTCAAGGCGCCGTCGCAGATCTGCACCATACTCCTTACCCTACTGGACAAGGTGGGTATGTATCTGTCTATAATATCCTTGTTAGCCTCGTTCTTAGCCACGATCTTTCCGTCCTTGACGTCTACCATGTTCCACATAGAATAATCCCTTAAACGCTCCCAATCACGTTTAGCCTCGTTAGCGGACATATTCCTATCCTTCATCATCATCTCCTTGAAATTGGAGTATGACCAAAACTGACCCTCGTATAGGCGGGTATCATCCATGACCGATATAATGACCTGCGGATCCAACGGGGAGTTAAGAACCTCCATCATCTTAAACGGCAGATCCCGGAAGAAGGTTCTCCAGATCTTGTTATACGCCGCCGATCGTACACGGTTGCGGACATTGAATACGCCTAGAGCCTCTCCAACGACATATAGCTTGTTGGTACGGTTTATATCCCCGATCTCCGACACGTACGTACTTAACTGCTTCTGGGCTTCCCCGTAGGCGTATTTCATGGAGTCCTTGCTTATATACTGCCCTACCATACCCTCCAAAAGGAAATTGGCCTGCCCGGTAAGGGCGCCGGTAGCCGCCACGAACGGGGAGAAGCCCAAGTTGGATTTGGATACGAATTTGGTAAACATAAGAGCCAGCTTATTAAGATCGACCTTATAATTACCTATATTCCATTCAGCCCGCTTATTGTTTATCCTGACGTCATAGATACTGGCGTTAACCCAATCTTGGAACATCCTATAGGCATGCGTCGCCTCTGGGTTCTTACCGCCGTCGTATTGTGTCTCAAGCATCATGTTCCTGTATCCCATGACATCATCCAAGGCCGCCCTCTTATACTTGTAAGCGGCAGCCTGTAAGGATAACATGGAATAGGAGTAGGCGAAGTCATGGGACACGTCGTTGGCGTTCTCCAGCTTACTAAGATAGTATTTTGGGATCATACGATATTTGTTATCGTTCTCGTCAAGCCCTCCTAGGTCTTGTCCCTGACCATGTATAGGATCATCCACCCTATCGCCAACGATATCACGTACGGCGTTGCCGATAGCCGCCTTCGGGTCAACCCCGGCCTGCACCATCCTCTCCACGCCGCCCTTGGATATTTGTGGTATCTGGTAGATGTTCCTGAACCGCTCATCATAGTCCTCAATAGCCTTACGGCTTATGTTAAGCAACTCCTTCCTCATCTCCCACTTATCCTTATTGATCGTAGCTTCCTCCCCTTCGTTGGTAATACCGTATTTCTTGAAAAAAGCCTCGTTCTTGTACTTATCGAACCTAGGCGTATGATATCCATAACCCAGATCGGGATTATAATTAGGATTACGGAAAGAACTCTCGGCATCGGCCTCTTCTAGCCACTGGTTATTGATCGATAAGTCAATCATATTAATATCGAACCCGAAACGGGATACGCTCTCTTCCTTTGATATACCATTTTCCATGGCATCAAAGAACTCGGATACCTTATACGTACCGTTATTTATCTTCCTGACAAAGCCAGAATACCCCTTGGGAGAGTATTTTCTCATATAAGGATATAGCCGAGTTCTGGCGTACTCGATAAGTATACTATTAGCCTTACCCATAGCTATATCATTAGCCAGCTTATTGTTGAAGTCAGAACCGTACTTCTTTCTAAAGAACGCCACCTCCACGGTTGTCCATGACGGGTTCTTCCGGGATAGCTTGGAGGCCATCCGCTCCACTTGGCTGCGGGAGCGGGCGGACATATGCTCCTTGGCGAATTTAATTTCATCCATGCCATTGTCGTACGCCATGGCGTCCCTTAGAGCGTTACGGTAGGAATCCGTGACTCCACTCTCCACCGTATCAGGCATATCCATCTCAATAGCCTCAGCGGAAGCGGCGGCATTAATGACGCTCTTAGCTTCTGCCAGACGATCATACAACTCGTTTATCTTCCTTAGCGAAGCCGACCCGCGCAGCCTGTCGAAATCATATTCCCCGTATCTCGTGCTATCCCGGTACTGGATAAGCAAAGGCCTTAGCTGGTCATTGATCTCGTTTATTGTCGCCATCGCCTCCTCTACCTTCTCTATTCTTGATGATGATACAGATTGCTCCGTGATCTTATCAACAAGATTCTCGTAATAATCACCCTCCTCGGATCCCCACATATCCTTGGAGAAGCCAAGATAACCGCCAGCTAGCAGGAACTCGAACGCCGCCTTACCGCCCTCGGACCGCTCTATCCCACGAAGTATCTCCTTGAACTCGGCGGAAGCCTTACGACCATCGTTGGTATTCCCGAACTCCTCGGCCCACGCCTCGTCCCATGCCTTGATCTCCTCGGACATCATCAGAGCCTCGGATCCCTCTTCCTTTGGTGTCCCATCGGAATACCACTCGCTCTTGGCTATAGCCCTATCACGTAAGATATCCAGATAAGATCTCCAAGCTATAGGATCGGATTGAAACGCCTTCCAATCGACCTTCCCGTTCCTCACGAACTTATCCATAGCCACATACCTGCTCCTGCGGATACGGGTCATGAAATCGGACGTGGCTTGCGATACCCTACGACCCAGTCTTTCCTCGACCTTCTTATTGACTTTCTCGATCTTATCGTAATAAGCCTGCACCATAGGTTTCTCTCGGTTCTCGTCCAACCACCTATTTATCGCGTCAAGATATCGTTGCTGATCCTCGAACGTCATGTCCGAGATATCAAAATTCTGGATGGTAGGTTTGAATACATGATATACCTCCTTCGTAATAGGCTTATCCCCGTCATATCCTACTATGTCGTCACGGGTCTTCACCTTAAGGCCTCTATCGGATAGAAGAAGATCGATAAGCTGTTTCTCGGTCTTACCCGTAACATTCTTAAGATCATATATATCGATAATAGCCTTAGCCTGCTCGGTCCTGTATAGCAAATCGTATTTAGCGAAATCACGGGACGAGTCAAGGTAATCCGAGTTCTTCCCATTTATCTTCTGTATAAGATCCTCATTATCCTTTATCCCCCATCCACGCTCTTTCATCATCCTAGTCATCTTATTGATATTAGATATACCTTCGGTATGGGCTTCATTATGGGCCTTGGCTAGACGTTGGCCTAACATACCTAAAATAGCGTTACCACTATGCTCCAGCGTACCAAAGAACCGGGACATGACATTGATATCCTTATGGATGTTATTTATCAACTTCTTTATCCCATTCCAATATCTTTCCGGGATATTAAACATCCTGAGCTGTCCATCCAGCCAGTCCTCATTACGATCACTTCGAAGAGCATTTATATCAGACATGGATGTCTCAGCCATACGTAATATATCATCCATATCCTCTACCATGCCAACCTTATTGCTGCCATAATAATCAGCCGCCTGATTATTGACGAATCCACGAAGGTTCCTGATCAGAGGAACTATCTCCCCATATACGTTATCGATAACCTGTATCGTCTCATAATCCAATCCTTTTCCGCTCTTACGTAGGCTACTGGCGACAGTGACCAAATACTCCACCTCAGCCTTGGCGGTCGCTATGACGCTCTTGGTGGATAATAGGTTGTTATTCTTATTTAGCTCACCCCCGACTTGTCTTACCTTCTCGCCTATATCACGTAGAAGGGAGATGCTTTCCCCGATCCTCTGGCTCTGGCTTGACCTCATCCTCTGTAACCTAGTGTATAGCCTCTCCAATGACCTCCCGTTCTTGATCAACTTATTAGCCACGTCAACATCCGATAATGAGTACATGAGATGGTCGCTATCCTTTAACAGAAGCACGTCAAATGCGCTTGGATCATCAGCTAACGCCGACTCCTTTATCCTATCAAGAACCTTATTCAAGTCTGATCTTTGGGTAGAGAAGAAATTCCTTATAGCCCGGATTATCCTGCCAAACAAGGAGAGCTGGGCGTCCTCGGACGAGGCCAGATCCTCCACCGCCTGTTCCATGCCCGGTACGAACCGCTGGGCCAACGTCTTACCTAGGATCTCCCGCTTCACCATCCGATCCAGTTCCTCCCCTTGGTATTCCTTCCCATACACCTCATAGTAACGACCGGCGAATTGATTCCATAATGGCGTGTCGACAACAGAGTCCAGAACCTCGTCAATCTCCTGCTGATTACGATAAGTATCGATCAAGAAGTGAGCCACCTCCTCATTAAGATCCTCTACCGTAGCTCCCTCAGCCAGGGCAATAACCCCATTAGCCATATCGGATAAGGCCCTAGCCGAAGGCTCGACACCATTACGCATCTTATACTTATCCATATATTCGGACATACCCATCACACGGATACCTAACGTGGATAAGATATTGGTGATATCAGTCCTATTCTGGAGATCCTCCGCCTTCTCATTCTCGATAACCCCACGGACATTGCTTCCGTACAAAGCGTTATCCTCCATCATCAACGACAAGGCTAGCTCCATGAACCCATCATACTTATCGTTAAGCTCCTCAAACTTACCTTGCCTTAACATGCCCTTGATCTCCGATCTGCTTACCGTAACCTTATCCCCTGATGTCGTGATAAGATCAAGATCATTACTTACCTCCGTATCAAAACCTATAGAACCCAATACGTTCATTTCGGAGGACTGACTTCCAAACCTATTCCTTAGCCTAGACAAGGCATCCATAGCGTTATAGATCTTAAGACCATCGGAGTTGCCGGCCCCGGTAAGATAATACCTATCCCCTAGCCTTATACGCTCCCCGCTCAACAGACCTTTCTTGATAAGGTAATTGACAAACCCTCCACGGGTACTTATATTAGAATCTGAGCTGATGCCAAGGACCGGGATGAACGAATCACTGTTGTTAAGGGTTATGGAGGACAAGCCAAAGGAGATGTCAGCCGTACCGGACGGGACGTCGCTCTCCTCGACACTGCCGGCTAAGAACCCGACCTCTACCCGCCCGCCGGACGATCCTTTTATGGCGTTGGCGTAAGAGTCGTGTATCTTGCCGTCATCCGATCTAAAGAACAGGCGAGGTTCACCAGAATCATATACCAATCTTGAAGATGGGAGCGTATAATCTTCAATATCATTTAACGGCAAGACATTACCAGAAAATATGATCTCCCCGTCTATATTTCCGCCCTTCACCCTGATATTAGGTCGTTGACTGGTAAAAGCGCTTTCCACGGCCTTCCATAGCATACGGGCTGTTTCTTTAATATCTATATTCTCCCTGATAGCCCTTATATCATCCCATGACGCCTCTTTCAGTATCGTATCGCCAATATTATCCTCGTTTATGGAATCCAGATCCACCTCCTGTACCGTAGATGTATCTACCACAGCCATATCATTGACATCACCTACCTCTCCGGAGGTAAGATAAGCCACGACATTGTCGCTATTCCCGAGACTTCTGGCCAACGCCGGGGCATCCATATCGCTTATGGCGGACAAGACCTTGGCTGACATAAGTTGCCCCCACTCGCTAGCGTTAAGTCTGGCGCTTATGGATCTGGCCGCCTCCTTATTCCTTGGAACGGATCTCGTCCAGTCTCCGAACTTAGACCTGAACTTATCGTTATAAATAGTCATATAAGCTTCAGCGGCCTTATTAAGGTCACTTACGGTAGCTATACCCGCTATCTTATCGAACAAGGTGGATACCTCTCCGGAAGGGGTCAAGACACGGGTTATCTTACCTTCCTTATTTCTTTTAATTACGCAACTCGACACGTTATTAAAATTATTAATTTTATTAATTATCTTAAATATCTATATCACAAAATGTTTATCCTAATTGGGTTAAACGCCAACCCACTATCGATTATCCTACTTACGTAGGAATCACCGAATACTTTTCTCCCTATTCCTATAGCCCCATTGATATCGGCGTTTATAAGCTTGCCAATAGAACTCTGGAATAATCCCCTGCGTTTTCTTTTTCCTAGATAAGCATCTTGCTTCTTTAGAGGCTCGAAAGCCATATGGTCTATCTTAGATGTATAGGACTCCTCGTGGGTAATAAGATTGATACCTATCAGTTTAGCCTTGTAAGATATCTTATTGATCAAGTCAGAGAACGGGATCTCAACAAACTTCTGATTAATCCTCTTACCGAGATTAATCTCCTGTTTCCAACCACGATTCTGACCTATGACTATAGTACCAATGTTATTGGATCTACAGATATCAATAATATACCTACTGATCTTATGTATCTTATCAGATATCCAACAATTACGGTAACACGTCATTTTATTTATCCTCCTAGAGGTTCCTTTATCACCTATAAGTGACATCAATCTAGCTTTCTTCTTATTATACCACTGATTAAAGGACTTAATAACCTTGCCGTTCACAATGAAAGGACTTATGCCTACATTGCTGATACATGTACATAAATTATTCAATCCCAAATCAATCGAAAGAACATTATCCTTATTCAGGTTTAGATCCTGTTCCTTCTTCTCATAAATAACCTCAACCACATAGCAAGTCGCTTGTGGGATTATCCTAACCTGACATAACTTGTTATCTCCTATTTTTGTTTTGATTGGTGGAATTATGTTTTTGATAAAATGGATATAACCATCACTCTTAAGCCTGCAAGCAGAAGTCGTAAAGACTACCATATTCTGCTTCTTGCCTCGTTTGTACTTCGGCAATTTTGGTCTTGATAAAAATTTAGAAGGATTCTTCTCATATTCCTTCTTTGATCTGATCCAAGATTTTGTTACCGAAAATACTTGAGCTACGACTTGTTGGGACACTACTGATGGTAGATTCCTAAAATCAACCTGATTCTCCTTACATAATTTAGTAGAAAACTCATATTCATTTATGTAATCTCCGGAAAATATACCTTGTCTGACATTGAAAAGAACATAATTGTACAACAACCCGGATTTGAGGCATATATCCTCAAATCGGTTGTCTTTTACTATATGTCTCTCAACTAATCTCATTTTTAATATCTTATGCCATAAATATAAACATTCTTTATGAAATAAATAATTTATTCAACTATAATCCCCTTAATTTTTCTATAACCTCAAAACACATCTTACACTCAATCCTACGATACAACTGCCTTACGCCATCTATAGTGGTCCAATAACGACCACTCTCACGGTGTAGGAACTCGCTCATAACCTTAGTGTCAGCCACATCATGTAGGTCGTATGAGTCAAAACATAACTTACATATATCGTCAAGATCAAAATAAGTAACCTTATTATACGACATACAACGGATTTGTCTTCCATCAGGAATCTGAACATCGAAAACATCTATCTTATCCATATCTAAAAAAACGGGGAATACGACCCCATCACAGATCTGTATCCCCTTATAATAAATTAGCGACGAAAAGCATGGTGATGGACATGCGCCACAAATGTAATTACAAAATTCGTAAAAACAAAATATCAAGGACAATCACCCGTGCATTTGCATGGAACATCGCTTTTCAAAACCCCATACACCCGATTGTCGCTAGTCAGCCATCGTTTACCGTCGCTCGTGATATAAGCCTGCCGGCATCCCTCCTGATTCACCGTGAGCGTCTTTTTAACGCCTTTGGGGGTTGTTATCTCCAACTCAAGGGTACGGTCAAGACCTTTGTTCATTACCGAGCCAAAAGAAACGGCGGCGTTACCGGTCCCGGACCCCGGGCTGACGGTCAGAGGCTGGTCCGTTACCTCGCCTACCCCGTCTTTCCAATTAATATCTATATCATTCATCCTATTTAATGCTTTTTGTAAATACTCATCGCTTAATGTCCTATCATAAATATCAAGAGCATAAAGAGCTCCATTCCACACATAAGCTTGAACACCCCTAGAGAAAGTGCCTATATATAAATTATCCACGGTTGATGTATAATTTGAAGATACAAGATCCATCTCTCCATTGTAAGACTCCTTAGTTACATAAACGATCGATAATTCAGGGTTATATATATCTTTTACAGCAATATCCTTACTACCAAGACGTACATATACATTTTTGGAATACGCTAATTCACTACAAAATTGCTGAGCCTGATTCGTTGATACACTTTTAGATAAAAAGCAATTAGTGGATTTAGAAGGATTCAAATTAATTCTTTTATATACAAACGTAAAATCATTGATGGCCGGGAAATTCTCGCATATACCATAATCATCAATACCATCAAATACAAGAGCGCCACCTTCGTATCCAGAACCAAGCGTAAACCCAAAATTCTTCAACACAATATCGTGACCGTTTCCAGACAAGTCCTTTAACACGTCTCTATCTGCGTCACTGTTGCCCTTACCATTACATCTATAAGAAGCCACTAAATAATCATCTATATTAGCCATAATCTTTTTTCTTACAAATATACTAAAACAAACAAACCCCAATCAGCTTAAGTCGATCGGGGTTTGAATAAACAATGAAAATCGATTATAATCTTCCTAACATCCTCATCACGGTTCTAGAGGCAGCATTTTTCCATGTCCACTCATCGTTAGATGTTACGTTAACTGTCTGAGCGGAACCGTTAACATCCAAATTGATAGTTTCCTTATCAATCTCAAGAGTAGAGTCACCAGCGGCTTGAGTGATGGTAACTTGCGCCTTTTGTCCACCGGCAGCCGTTACGCTTAGCGTAGCCACCAACTCCTCGATAGAGACATTGGCAGGAACATTGGAGATAGTAATACTCCAAACAAACTCTCCGGTAGCACCAGGATCGTCAGCGATAACAGCGCCGTTAGCTGTCTGCTTACCAGCCGCCGTATAATTCTCGGGGAGCTGTAAAGTCAGGCCATTCCCCTCCGCCGGAGTAGCAGCGAAAGTAAGCTTAGTACTATTAGACTTACCTGTGATAGTTACATTACCACCGGTTTTAGCGACAGTGGCCGTAGGACTATCCGAAGTCACGGACTCAGCGGCGGCGGCCTGATTAACTACCAACGCTTTTTGAACGCCACCGTTAGTAACGACAATAAGATTAGCTGTACACTCAAGACGACCTGTATATTTATCTCCTGATATAGATACCGCCTGATCACCTGATCCTTGTACCGGATCGACTGTTACAAAACCAAATTTTTGTGATGCCATACTTAAATATATTTATAAATGTCCTTTTATTATGCCAAAAATAACTTATATAATGTTAGCCATAAAATATGGGGGGGGGGGATAGATAGCACTACGACTACACCCGCTCCACGTACAGACCTATTAAATCCTGTAGATTATGGCTGAGAGGAGTTCCGCTATCCCTAGTACACTTATACACATCAGCGTTCTGGATGTAATATTTATCCTTGAATATCTCCATTGGAGGGAAATACGGGATAGGATCCCCTATGGTCCCGGCATGCTCCTTATCAATGACCTTGTATAAGGAAGCCGTATTTAGTCCGGGTTCCCATTCCGCTGACAACGTATGTGACTGAATAACCTCATAAAGGATATCCGTATCGTCCTTCACCACCCTGAGACAGAATCCGGTATCCACGGATAGCCCGAACTCCGCTCCTTCTTGTCCCCATATAGGAAATAGGACCTTAACATCCAATTTCTCGTTGGATGATAAGGATAAAGATTTGTCATTAACCAACATCCTAGAAAACTCGACAGCTACTTTTTGAGGATCGAGAGCATCCTTCTCCTTCGCCTGTTGCTGGATGTACGCCGTGGTAACACTTACCTTATCAGGATAGCCGGACTGAACATCGACAGCTCTCACCTGTTCTACGGTAGTGGCTATACTGATCTGCTTTTGCTTGTCCCCTAACGCCGTTGTCAGATCGTTATCGTACTTATCCATCATCCCGATCAAGATCTTGCCTTCCGTCATATCGAACTCCAGACCCATAATCGTTATCTTACCGACTATAGCCCCATCAGCCAAAGCGCTACGTCTGTCATATTCAGGAATATAAATATCTTGATCATCCAAGAAAAACTCATGGAGATTTTCAGTCTCATAAGATCTCAGCTCCTCATATTTAGCCGATTTCTCCTCGTTAAGAACCCTTGACTCATCTAATCTAGCCTCAATGCTCTCCTTAACCGTGGCTTTAGGATTAGCTTCCTTGAACGAAAGTTGTTCTTGTCCCAGCTCTATCCATGGAATCGGATTGCCATTAATATAATCATCATAACTATTACCCTTAGCGTAATTATCATCAAGAGGTTCGTCTAAAACCAACATATTGGGATATATTTCCCTGTTTATATATGTATATGCCATAATCTATTCTTTAATCTTGTTCTTTAACAGCGATGCTATACTTGCCTGAAGCGTAACACCAGATATTTATCTCGAAAGGCTTGTTAGCCGTAGTGGTTATAGAAGTACCACTCATGCTTACATAAGCCCCGGAGTTGGGTATAGCCTGCGTGAAGGCCGCCGACGGGACGCACCTGATCATCAGCTCCTCCCCTATCTGCATCCCTGACTGCACGGATAGGGTGGTAGCGGCTGATAACGTAGCCGTGATACTTCTCTTGCTAATAGGCAGGTTAGCTAATGTCGTGACCGTATTAACCCCTATAAGCCTGTTCATGGTCTTCTTATCGGCGGCCGCCATCAAACCGTTAGTAGACTCATCGGCTACGGCGTATGTCGTGTTAGGAGGTGTAGCCCAAGTGCCATCTCCACGCATGAAACTGGATGTACTACCATTAAGCTGTCTCAACAAGCCGTTAGCTGTAGTAGAGGCCAATCCGTATGTGGTATTGGTAGGTACGACCCATGTTCCGTCACCACGAAGAAAAGACGTCTGTTCGCCCGCAGCGGGGGCCGGTACCAATCCCGCCGATCCTGCGGCTGAGGACGTCGCTCCACCCATGTTGCTATATGTGGTATTAGGAGGGGTTTGCCATGTCCCGTCACCACGAAGATACTTGGCTTGCGCTCCGGCGGCAGGTGCGGGGACCAAGCCGGCCTTTCCCGACGCTGAGGCAGAAGCGGCTCCCATATTGGTGTATGTCGTGTTGGTATCCGTCCACGGAACATTCACATACATCTTACCATTTCCGTCAAGAGCTACCGGGTAATTCTTCCCATTAGCTGAGTACCCGATCTTAACAAGACCCAGATTATCGCTCGTGGCCTGTGAGTATGTAGTGTTATTGTCAGTCCAAGGGACATTGACGTACATCTTCCCATTAGAGTCCAAGGATACGGCGTAGTTCTTCCCACTAGAGGAATAACCGATCTTAACCAATCCTAAAGTATCAGCCGTGGCCTGATTATAGGTCGTATTATTATCTGTCCATGGGACATTAACAAAAGCGTTACCAGACGAATCTACCTGAACTTTATAATTCTTTCCTGAAGTCGTGTACCCTACTTTAATACCACCAAGAACGGCAGCTGAGGACGTAGGCGGGGCGAAAGTGCTAGGTTTGCCGGTCACTCCAGACCATGGCACAGATGACGCCAAACTTGCCGTATAAGGCTCGTAACCGTCCTCGGTATTCAACTTACTATCATCCTTGACCAGATACATCTTCTTCGTGGCCGTTACCTTAACCGTGTCCCCGACCTGAGCCGTGGCTGTAGTAAGTTTAAACCTTGCCGTATCATCAGCAACCACGACCATTCTCTCTAAGGCTGCTTTAGGCAACCTATCTATATCGATAGTACCGGACGTGATCTTAGAGGCGTCGAAGTTCGCCAATGTCGTGGAGATAGTAACATTACTTCCAAAGTCCGATGAGACACTACCGCTAACAGCCCCGGACAGCGCTATGGTTCTAGCTGCCTGTAATTTCGTGGCGGTAGGGGCATTATCCGTCTTAAGAGCGTATTTGGAAAGATCAATATCATTAGCCTTATCCAAAAGCTGCTCTATCTGCTCGCCATTATATTTACCTTGAAAATCTGCCATATCATAATTATTTTTGCCCAAATATAACCATATATATAAGCACCAAGAAATCGAGGGGGGGGGGTAGATACGGGCAGGTGTTAGAAGCTGCCGTCCCCATGCAGGAACCCGGTACGGAATATAATAGCCTTGTCTTTAAGTTTCTGGACAGACTCCCATTCCCACTCGCCCTCACAAGGTCTTATAACATACTTATTGCCCCAGATCTTGAATTTCCGTTCAATAACAAACATCTCCTTATCGTTAAGGACATGAAAGATACTCCCGACAGGGAAATACTTATCAGTCCTCAATATAACACGATGATGTCTCTCGTCATATTCAGGATCGCCTACGATACGTGCTTTATAAAACTGGAAGTCGTTTAACGTCCGATCCACAGGTTCTATCCAGTAATATCCTTTAGCCATTGATATTCTCTATTTAATCGTTATATTCGCGGAAGAACAGTAACTCATAAGGTTTTTAGGTAATTTTCAACCAAGGGGAAAGGGTGTCCGTGAGGATATCCTTTTTTCATTCCCGCCCACCCTACCTATGAACAAAAAGATCTACTCCTGACAAATATAACGATAATAAGATACTTGACAAAAAGAAACCCCATCGGTATTCTATTGCCGACGGGGTTCTTCCAACGTTGTATCAAATCATATCATCTCACTCCATTTGATTGTGTCACCGACGAAGCACCGCACCGCCAGATACCTTACAAACGCCGTCCCTTCCGGAGCGTCAGGGTCTTCCAGATAAGCCAAGACAGCCTTGACTATTTTCTGGTCGCAATCCAATACCTTAGGAAAGTAGTCGCTATAGAACATAGCGAACAGGTATTGGATATCTCCCCAAGTGGCGTTATCAGGTTTCTTGGCCCCGCATTTATCGAACATCTGCTTAGCGTCCTCCATCGTCCATCTTCTCTTGGATCCGTCAGCGTTAAGCATCTTGTCGGCGGCTTCCCTAGCCAACTCCTTGGAAAAGTGATATCCATGGGTGTCTATGTACCGCTTATAATCAGGGTCATCGGCGTCTGCTCCTCAGTAGTAACGACTCCTGCGTCCCCTGCGCATATACGGCTCGGTACCATCGAACTCGTCACGGATGCCACGCTCACCGAACCATCCCCTGCGATACATCTCGTCCTCACGTTCATGGAGTCTCTCGCGTTTCTCAAGCTCACGCTCGTCACGTTCCAGCTCCCTCTCGCGTCTTTCAAGATCACGCTCACGGCGTTCTAGCTCATCCATTCTGCCGTCATGCTCCTTGCCATAGTGGTCGTATATTCCACCACCATAACCCATGTAAGTCCCATCCGAACGTCTGCTACGTCCACGGCCGCCTCTACGATCGTAGATCTCATCATCGTAGTCCTCATCGTGGCCGCCGCCTAAATCTATAACTCTCATCTTAACCTAATTTTTTAATTAACAACTCTTTTAGCTCATCGAAAGAGGATCCCATCCTATCGACTTTCTCCTCAAGATTCTTGATCTTCCGGTCTTGATCCTTAGTCTGCTTAAAAGCCGGATTGATTTCCTCAAGGATCGAATCACAAGCCTCTAGCGTCCTCCTATGCTTATCGATACTATCGAGAATATCGGAGCTGGTTCTCTTAGCGGCGTTAAGCTGGTTCATGATCGGATCGACCGAGCAGGCCAAAGTTATGTTATTGGACATAGCGACATCCCTGCTCTCCGGTACGACATAGGTCATGGAAGACCCGTTTATCTCCACGGTAAGGTCTATCACCCTATCCTGTAGTTGCTGATATTGCCCCATCTGACCCATCTGGGGTTGCTGGAACCTAGGCTCGGACACGTTAACCACATTCCCCATCCTGAACACCGGAACATCGGACGTATCCAGCGTATATACTTGAAATCCTTTCTTTAAGTCTCTAAACATATCTCGATTTTTAAGCGGGAGGGAATACCCTCCCATTAGACATCCAATCTAACCTATTCCTCATCAACAGTCGTCTCCGACGCCGAGGCGGAAGTTGTAGGCACACAGCAATCCATGAGCCTCAATACACCCCTTACCTTGTTGAAATAAACAAGGCGTTCGGTGTTGTTAACCATAGCCGCTCCGGTCACAGCCACGTTGATCGGATTCACCACAGCCACGCCGGTTACCGGGCAGCATGTGTCATCACCTACCGTGGATACGGTGCTGTTCGCTGGAATAGCTATCTGTACTGGCAATGTCTCGCCTGTTGTCGGAACCACCTGCCGGATTTTCAGCAGCAGAAGGCCCTCGCATGGCAAGGACAGCCATATCCTTGGGTTGATACCGAAGATGGTGTTGGTAGTAGTCACTACCACGTTCTTCGTGACCAACTCATAAAGAGACCCTATTTTAGAAACACAAGCCATAATAGCCTCCTTCCTTTATAGAGTTAAATAGCGGCGTTTCCGTTGTTGCAGCATCCATTGTTGCACCCACATCCGTAATTACCTCCATAAAATGCTTGACCCCATCCATAAGTCTGGTAAGGAGAGCATGAAGGATAAGCCGGCACAGGGGTAGGTCTCAACTGGTTGATCAAATTCTGAGTCTGTTGCTGAGTCAACGCGGAGGCTTGGTAAGCCGACCTTTCATCACGCAACTGATTGATCGTATTCTGCATCTCACGCATTTCCAATTGACAGAATTTATCATTAATCAAGGTTGTTTGAGCATCAATCTTAGCGCTCAAGATATTGAACCGACTCGTGGCTTGCTCACGATTGTTCGTCAATCCTTGATTAATAGTGTTTTGTAACGTGTTAGTCTGATTCAATGTCTCAAGACGATTCTCATAACCTTGATTGTTGATCATCTGCTGAGTCTGGCAAGTGCTTTGGTTGATCAAAGAACTCAAATTGCAGCAGCAAGAGCTAATTTGATTACCGATCTCACAACCTTGTTGCTGTACGGCGTTAATAACAGCCTGAGAGGTCATACCTACCTGACCAGCTACCTTATCGATAGCGCCTTGTACGTTACAGATAGCGCTTTGCAATTGAGTGGTAGTACAGTTCAAGGCGTTAGCGATCTGCTCGATAGCGCTTCTATTACCTTGGATGGCCTGCATCAACAACTCACGACCATAGTCGTTATTCAATTGAGCTGGAAGACCATTAGCGCAACACTCATTACCATTACCAAAACCATTGCCAAAGCCACGGCCGCCCCATAACCAGAACAGGACGATGATCCACAACCACCAACCGTTAGCCCCGCCGAAACCGTCTTGGTTGTTACGACCGTTCATCAAGGCCGCCACCAAGTTCGGATCCATCTTATTTCCGCCTATTAAATTGGCGAACATCCCCGGAATCATAGATAATAAACCGTTAGTGGCGCTTCCACTACCGGAACCCATACCGTCTAACAAAACGATTTTGTCTCCACTTGTACCCATGTCTATTTATTTTTGAATTAATAATAACCCCACCTGATGGCGGGCGTTACAAAGTTCAAAAATTAACAGTCCTAAAATCGTGATATGTGTCATCATCAAAGTACGTCATGTCTTGTAAATGGTATTAATAACGACTGACGAGAGACAAAAAATCCGGAGCGTATCACTACGACCCGGATTCATCGCAAATCTATAAAATCCAATGTTTCAATGCTCGAAAGAAAACGTCTCACGACGTCAAAGAGAGATTAACTACACGAAAAATCTCGCATCAACTTATTTGTATTAGCAGTGTATTCATTAACTATCTTACTGGATGAGGGATCATCCTCTATCCTTGACAGGCGGTTATCGTCACTCCTTACCGTAACGTCACCCATCCTTCGTACCACGTTTTCTTGATATGATGATGGATCGGAGTATATAAGATCATCAACGAACCTGTATATCGCACCATCAACCGTCTCACCTACCTTCTCATATAAACCGGATTGGAATGACACGAAATCATCATACCTCCCACGAGCCAAGAACGAACCGTCCGATCTCGCCTCGACGCCGCCGTTGACCTCCCGGAGCAGGCCCGGATTCCTTTGGTACAGATACCTGTAAAACCCGACATCCATCATCCTATCCTGACCATCCAGATAGAAAAGGTTTCTCATGCTACTGTCACCGGACTCGATAGCCACGTCAAACAGAAGATCCCTCACCTGACCTTCCGGCAACGACATCTCCATGCTTTTTAACGTACCTCTGTCATGGTGGTTCAAAGATACGTTATAAAATCCATTAAAATCAAGGAAACGTAAGACATTATTATATAAATCCGATTTTTTTAACCTTTCCTTGATCTGGATTTTCCTCAACGAGGTACAGGATTTGATAAAATCCCGATCCTTTCCCTGCCTAGCCTCGTATCTCCTGAACTCCCGATCAATATCAACATCATCCATCTCAGGAGTCACGGGATGTTGGTATATTAATCTGGTAAGGATCATGTTCTCGGTATTCGAGGATGAGATGTTGGACATAACTAGCTTCTTTATATTATCCTTGACCACGCCAATATCGGAACGGGAAGCCCCGGCGGGGACCACGCCAGCCGGCAAGTACGAGGGCCGCTCTATCCCGATATCGGCCAACATCTCATAGGCCTGATCGGTGTCGGTTATCGGAGCCGTGTTATGGTACGTATTCCTACTAATATACAACATGCTCCTATCATACATATCGGAAGGGGATGTATTCCCGGACCTTACATACACCATCCTATCCCCAGTAGAATAAGTATCCTGAACCTCGTATATCGGGTTCCCTTTTCCTGTTATCCTATCAAGATCGGAGATAAAGCTATCGTATACCGAATTGCCGGCCTGTATGGAAGACAGCATGACGTCCAGCGACGCCATAAGATCACGGATATCCTCCGGTCTGGATATAATCATCTCATCGCTGATCGCCTCGCTTATATCCACACCCATGTCGGCAAGATCCATGGCTATGTCATGCAGACGTCCGGCAACGTCCTTGATGTCCTTAAAATCATCCATATCGATTATCTCCCCAACCTTATCCCTTAGACCCTTCATATCCTTAGGCATACTGATATACGGTGTGGTACTATTGAAGTACGAGTCGGTAATCGTATTTCCGTCCTGACTCCGAACCTCCATACGGGTCATATTACGATACGTGTCATACATCCGATCTGCGTAATCCTGATCCTCCTGATACCGGAGTGCCAAGGAAGGGTATGGGATGGAGGCGAAAGCCTGATCGAACTCCCGGCGGTCGCTGATACCGCCTACCGCCCTCATGATCGTATCCCTTACCTCTATTGGATTCAAGCCCCTTCTCTTTCCTAACGAGTCATATGTATCCTCATATATCATATAATCATCACCAAGGCCTGACTCGGAGGACAGGAAATACATATCCTTCTCATTAAGATTCCCCTCAGACATAAAATCGACAACCCTCCTCATCATATCCCTTACCCGCTCATACTCCGATCGGTTAGTCATGATATTATCAATCTCATCAGCGTCATACATCCCAGATCGCTCAAGATTGTACCTATTGAGGAATATATCACCGCCGGAAAGGAAGTTAGATACGATCATATCATTAAGATCATTGATATTATCAACACCCAAGGAAGTAAGAGTATTATTAATATCCTTAACCTCATCGGCCATGAAATTGCCGGCGAAATAGTTCTTCCGCTTGATAAAGGACATGACATCATCATACCTAGGTTCCCCATTACTATCCAGATCATATTCTGATGGCATGGACATCCAGTCGCCAAAGAAGGACACGAAGTCGGGGGAGTAGGCCGTACCCCAGACCGATAAGGCCTGCTTCTGGTCGCCCAGCACCTCCATCGCCCTTTGGTATAATCCGGATGGTTGGTCGTTCGGGGCAAGGACATTATCTACCCTACCCTCCTTATTTTTTATAACATAACAAGATCGTCCCATTACTAAATCGTTTTGACACAAAGATAGAAAATCCCGCCTACTCTCACGAGCGGACGGGACACCAAAATAACAACATAATAACAAACCTTATGTTTCTCCGAAAAGTGCAAATCTTTTTGCCGATCCTCACGAACAGGCAAAAACTCAATCCTAAATTATAAAAAATGGAGTTTATCGTTTAGCGAAAATATCTTTATCTGATCTACTCAGAACCCTGCCTTTCAATTCCAAGAACCTAGGCATCCATTCTTTAGATATCTTAGACACAATCCACTGAAATCCCTTAGGAGTCACATAGACAGTATTAGTGCCGTAGAACTCGTCATCATTACGATATCTGTAACGAGCATAACCGCTGTCTATCATCCTTTGGGAAAGCAACCACCTCTTACCGGTCTTAGCGAAGAACTTCTTATCCTCAAGCAATATTCGAAGATTCTTCTCCGCTATATCATATCCATGAGCCTCTAGCTTTTCCCGAACCTCTCTGATCAACATATCTGTCTCTTGGGCTATTTCGGCTGTCTTAGCAAACTCAACCATAGGAGCCTGTTCTTTAATGATATTATCGGATATCCTTTTGGCTTCCTCTGCCGCTTTCTTCGCCTCAGCTAACGCACGCTTCTCCTTTTCCGATTTAAGCAAAGCCTCTAATGCCTCTATATAATCAGATGGAAGTTCATTCTTTGATGGCATATTGTTAGATGGCATAGAATAGGAACCTGTTTTCCTAATAAAAGGGAGAACCTCCGATGTTACCCATCTTTTGAATTTCTTAGCAAACTCCTTCTTAGATGACATAATTAAAGTATACATACCAGACTCATTAATAATCTTTATCTGGCTAACATATTGATTGTGAATAGGGGTGGAATCGTAGGCCTCCCTATCTTCTGACAATCTCAGCATTTTACAATCCTCGTCATCTACCAACCTTCTTACAGCATCCCTAGGATCTGCATACCCTAAACATTTAGCTACATCATTACCGACAAACCATGGTTCATGTTTCTCATCCAACAATACTCTCACATCCCCAAAATCAGGATTCTCAAATAATTTTAAATTATCATCCATAATATAAAACAACGAGAGCCACCAGCGTCCGTTACCCCACTGATAGCTCTCATTTATCGCCTACGCCTAAGCGATATTAATATCTTCTTCTGGTCTAGCAACGGATAGACACCGCAAATATAGACACTTATTTTAAAACAACAAACAAATAGGATATATTTTTACAAAAATTGTAATCTATAATATTCCATCACCATACAAAGCGATTATATCTGGTCTCTATCATCATCACCACCTTCTTGATATCAGATAAAGTTAGTTTCTTTATCTCCATATTCCTACTATCCATTCTGACAAAAGAGTTCTTGAACTCCTGCTCGGTTATAGCCTCCAACCTAAATAGATTGTATTTTATAAGTAACTGGCTTACGTCAAATATCAGGATATTAAGATCAATATCATCCTTCAACTCATCAAGAAGATCACGCATCATGACTTTGATAGCATCAGTATCAAGTTCCAGTTTATCGGCCTCCTTCATCAACTTCTTGATAATGCCATTGTGCTCGATTATGATGTTAGCGTTATCATCATCGGTAGGTAGAAGGATATCCATCGTACATTTTATACCAACCTTATCACTAAGTCTTTTATTGAACTCAATCATATAATCAAAAGCCTGATCCCTGCTTAAGGCGTATGTATGATCAAGCAACTGCTTTTGTCTGACCTTGACAAAATAGTTACTGGTGTATAACATCATCAAGACCTTCACTCGCTGGATGCGTAGGTCTTGCATGATCTTCCGATGCAAAAAAGAATCTAGTTGCATAATATAAAGAGTCCCCACCGGGGCCATCACACACCCGACAGGGACCAACTTTTAAATATCTTACTCGTCAGGTGATGGACTGACGCCGCAAAGATAAGTCAAGATATTTTATTTAGCAAGGATCCTCCGCCTCTTTTTCTCCAGATACGACATTTCCGTCGGAAACCAAAGACTTGTCCTCGGCCGCCTTCGCAGGCGAGGCGGGCCCCGATTGGAGGTCAGACGGGTTGACGAACGGGGTCTCCGTATCCTCGAAGAACGTCTCATCCCTCCTAATACTCATCCTGAACTTAGGAGCTATGAAAGGATCGTTATTAAGATCAATGTTGATCGTAACGTCATTCATCAAAATATCCTCCTTAGTTCTGGAATCACCTATCCATCCTCTTACATCAGCGGTCATAGGCATCCTGCTAACCGCTTCCTTGACAGCTTCAAGCCGGCCTTTGATAACATCCACATCTCCCGCCAGCGGAATCATATATGTCTTATTATCCAACCCGGATCTGGCTATAGCGTTATTAAGATCCATTATATCATCAATACTTACGCCTCCGCCTAGACCCTCCGTAATCCTATCAGCCATCGATTCGATCATGGATGAAAATGACGATATATCCTGATTTTTCAATCTTACGGGGTACAGGTAATTTCTTCCATTTCCTGTCTTTATAGCTACGACCGGAATACGTGAATTTTTATAATCACCATACTTGTCCCTGACGATAGCCGTACAGAACGGGAATATATTATACTTAATATTATCCCTCATCGTAACCTCCCCATTCTCTATATATCCTACGCTCTCGACCTTACCAACCGTCTCGTTGGTAAAGTCATTCTCGGATACCATCAACGTGCCATTATCATCACTTACACTGAAATTTGGTCTTCCCGGCAAAACACTGGTAACTGTACCTACGAACGGTATATCAATCTCGCCAGTAACAGATCCTATATTATCCCTATATAACTCAAAGGCCATACTCCTTAAATCAGCGTTACTCCCTTTTGAGTCCGGGTCATTGGCTTTCAGTACCGAGACGAAATTGCCGTCGCTATCCACGATCTTAATAACCATATTATCAACCAGCTCTCTGTAAGCCGACTTAGTCTCATCAGAATTAGGATCAACGGCGTTAAGACTATTGTATTTATCATACAATTCCTTGGTATATGGATCTAACATATCCATCTTAAACCTTACCATATCACCCTTGCGAAGGCTAGCCGCTGCTTCCTGATTCACCGACTCGTTGTTAGATCCAAACGTATCACCCGTGTAATAAGGAACAATAGACCCATCCTGCCCCTTGCGATACACCATGAACCAGTTGGAGGTCGACAAGGCGGTTTGCCGCCCCAATATGACACCGGTAGCGTTCTCGAAAGCCTGAGCGTCATCCTCGCTAATCATCCATCTTGAGTGGTTATTCGACTCTATAACAGTAAATATGTCGGTTCCGTTGGTGAAATCCATCACCCTTCCATTATCAGTATCAGTGGCATCAGATCTTTTAAGCCCAAGACTGTCCATAAACCTGTCAAGTCTCATTCCGCCAACTTCATAATACATAACCCCACCGATCTCTCTCTTCTGGGCCATCAACACCACCGGATTCTGGGCGGCGTTAACTTCCGTCCTGCCGGTGGATGTCCCGGGTTCGCTCTCTGTGAGGACATCACCCATAGGTATGGATTTATCATAATCCTTGACAGCTATACTTCCATTATCATACAACCTCATCCATTCCACGAATTGAAGAAAAGGACCATCGGAATAATTATTGATAATATCAATAGTCTCATTAAGCTTATCCTGATCAACCTCATTGCCATTGTCAGCCTCATTCATAAGATCATTATAAGTCTTTATAGCTTCTTTGATCTGATCCTGATCAAGACCATTGATATTCATATCTACAATATCATCAACAGCGTCCTTGATATTATCATAAATATTATCATGGATCTTCAATCTATCTATTATCGATCTAGCCTTATTGATCCTTGAAATAGGATTATCCCCAAACCCGTTAACTAGACTATCGACACGAGGCTTGTTATTATCATATATCTGTCTCTCCCTAGGAGATAAGACATCCTCATTACCGTTCCATATCTTTATAGCTATATTATTGATTCTATCGTCAGAAGGATTTATGATATCCTCATCATCAGGAACCCTCTCGACTATATTACCTTCATCGGTCTTAATCTCGTTCTCCATAGATCTGGCTATCATATGATTATATGTCTTGAACATAAATGCCTCATCCTCCCCTATAAGACCATCTTGGTAAGCCTTGTCTATAGCTTGGTCGTTGGCGTAAAGATCATTGGCATCAGGATTATCAGTATTCCTGAAATCATACTTGCTATCATCCTCCTCATAAGTCTTACCCCATACGTTCGATAATATCTTCATGAACCCGCGCTCCTGCGCCCGGATGAATCTTCTGTCACGCATACGACGAAGAGACTCGTTTATATTCTTATAAGCCACAAGATTATGACGATACTCACTAAGCAATGCCATAGCCTCCTTATAATTATCAACCCCACGGATAGATACGACGTTCTCAAAATCAGCTATAGTATCATAAGCCGCCATAAGATCAGCGGCACTGATCCTTGAATCATTTCTATTTAAGAACAACTTAGATATATCAGCCTCTGAGTTAATTAACGTAGTTAATTTCCTCTCCAATGCGATCCTATCCTCTGTTAATTTAAGAAGCCTATCATTCTCCTTGACCAACTTAGCCTTATCAGATTCAAGAGCGTCCTTCGACGCGACACTTTGTTGAAGCCTCAAGATATTCTTCTCCATCCTCTGTATATCATCCGTAAGCTTCCTAAGTTCTTCAAGATCCCTGCTCGAATCAGGATTAAGACGAGAATATATATCAAGAGCGGGACCTATATCCGTATTGTATATCCTTCTTAACTGATTGGCTATATCGTTCAAATTATCCTTCGCCTCAAGACCATTATATACCATGTTAGAGATATAGGTATTGAACGATCTATTGGATATACCCTCGGTAAGAGAATCGGCGAACCTGTTGGCCATGGTGAAATTATCCACCTTCTTATTAAACTCATTGACAAGATCGGCTTTATACTCATTGACCTGCTCATCCGTCATATTCATATCGGACGCTATATCGCTATTAGGTATAGATTCGACTACCGTCCTGAAATTCTCCTTCGTATCATCCAGCATCCCCATCTCCGAATCATAACGAAGACGATTGAATACGGCGTCACTAAAATCCTTGTTTATAATCCTACCATCACTCTCGTACGATGTGTCTACACCAGATAATTGAGCGTTAAGAGCCATGCTGCCACGAATAGCACGGACAGCAGCCTCGGTCAAGGCGCCGGCATTGGCGTTGTAGGCATCCACCATCCCCTTGTTCCGGGACATGTCTTGGCTCCATTCCTTTATACCCCCAATGGTCTTTCCACCCATAACCGATCCGATAATCATACCGATGCCGATCTCCTTCCAGCCTTGGCTAGATCCGTATGTCTCCTTGAATCCGTTCTTTATAGCTTCCATATAACCTATATTCTGACGGATGGCCATAGGATTATATCTTGATTCCACCCAATCCTCCGCGGACTTGCTGGACACACCTTGAAGACCCTCCTCGAACAAACCCTCAGATACCGGTCGCTTGATGATATTAAACGTATTACCAGCTATTTTCTGCCATTTCTTTGGTGTTATAGCCCTTAGTGCACCGTTGTCCATTCTCTCGGCTCCTACGCCAAATATATTGCGTTTTATGAACTTATCCACGCCCAGATCCATGCCAAACATATCACCAAACATAGCTATATTGGATAACGTAAGGATACCGATATTGGCAGCGAATATAGCGTTAGCGGCATCAGCATTATCAGCTCTGAACTTCATGAGTTCCTCATATGAGGCTTCTCTGCCGTAAGCGTTCCTGTAAGCTTGCTTGAAGTTTTCCTCAGACTCCATCAGCCCGCTCCTTGATTCCACGGAAGCTTCCCAAAGCGTAGAAGTACTCATAAAAGTCAGGTTATCCAACCCCTTGCCTATACCACGACCTATACGAGCAGCTCTTAGCATAGCATTAAACCCGGTCTTTGTAGCAGAAGCAGCCTTCCCCATACCGGCAATCGTAGCACCTATCCTAGCCCCCATACGAGCGGCATTCATAAGACCAGCTCCAGCGAAGGCGTAAGATGACAAAACGGCTCCAGCCGTAAATGCCGCACCAGATAGAAGATCATTCGTCAAGAAATTTGTAGTGAGCATGCTTTTAAGGAACCCGGCATCTCTCTCCTCCTTGCTGTAATAATGATTAAGCGTATAATCACCTCGCTTATCCATATCATCTAACCAATCGGCAAAGCCGTTATCAGATATGGCGGATAACGTCCCTTTTGTAACAAGTTCCTTTAATCCGTATATAGACTGACCTACGCCCCCTATACCATACAATGTGGACTTATAGATGAATTTACCCAATCCTCTATAAGTCTTCTCCCAACCGCTTTGGTTCTTTGACAGACGATCATCATTATCCACGTTATTGATATAACTCTCGTATTTTGGAATCCATTCACCTGTTGACAGCCTATACCTTGAATCACGAAGGTTGATCCTACTTCCAGTTATATCATAATTACCCTTAGGGATACCCGTCTCGTTTATCATCTGAAAAAGCGGATTCCTTGCTTTTACATCATCATGATAAGATGTCTCTACGGAATTTTTTATACCCTCTACTAATGATGGAATACTTCTGCTTCCCTCTCTAGACAAAACATCATTATCCATATCCGATGAACTGCGCATGCCAACAGGTATAGGGATAGAAGAAATATTATCCTTAGAAGGCATGGGAGATGGAATTGATGGAGTAGGGACATAGTATCCCTGACTCTTCATCACATTCCCTATATTGTTATTATTATTGCTCATTTTTTCCATCTATTTTATCCATAGTCTCTTTATCCAACACCGAAAGAATATTGCTAAGATCAGAGTGCTGCTCATTAATATCTCTACCCTTAACAATAACGTCTTTATTGATAGCCTCAACCACGGCTTGGGTAAGATACATCTGAGGACACATATTTATAATCTTCATGATATTATCAGCATAATCAGTATTATATTCCAACACCTTTAGAGGTGTCCCGGTCCTAGCCTGCCCGTGAAAATAAACGCCAACCTCAACACCTCTAGGAAAGCCCTTGGCTTTAATATCATACGATTTGTAATTTCTTAAAACCGTATTAATAATCCTAATAGCTCTTTTATTAAGCTCTGATGTAGCTAGTTCATTGTTCTGAATATTGTACTTATCAACCATCCTAGAAGCCTCCTCAGCCGCATTCTCGATAGTAGCGAAAGCGCCAAGTGAATTAGCTTGCGCCCATTTCTGATAAGGCCTATTGGTCGTGGCAGAAAAAGATACAGGGATGATCTTAGATTCGTAATCTTCAGATCTTACATTCCTTTCCCTTTCGTACAAACTATACCCCATACTATCTAATTCCTCTTTAGTAACTTGAACCGTAGCGATATTTTTTCCGCCAGCCATAGCTACCAAATCAAATGTATTGGGATTATCCGTAGGACGAGCATACAATATGTAATTATTAAGTCTGCTATCTTTATCCTTATTCAAGAAACCAGCTCTTGACAAAAGCAGACTCTCTAATTTAGCATGCATACGCCTATCTTCTTTAGAGGCATTGGTAGAATTAGAGAACGCCCATGATCTTGGAGCAAACTCGTCATATCTTCTTTCATAGACCATTTTAGAATCCTGAATAGCCTTAGCTATATTACGACCTATATTAGATGAAGACCATTCTCTTCTAAGCGTAGGACCGTCAGCTCTAGACATATTCTTACCTAAGATCTTGATCATTTTATCCCTACTAGTCATATCGACATTATCGCTATTCATTACCGGATTGTCTACACGACTATAAGTTTTAGCTATATCATTTATATCCTCCAGAGTGAAATTTTCTCCTGAATATCTATTTAACAAATTTATATAAGATCTCATCAGCTCCGTATTAGCTATAGATCTATCCACATAGTTGATGTTCTCGCTTATCAATCCAGCTATAGCGGAAACCTTTAAAGCATCTTCTGGTGAATACTCTTTCCCTCCAATAATAGCTCCATTCTTACCAACATCCCTCGCATTAACCATACCATTGTCAGTATATGTATCAATACCTCCAGTAACATAGTCCTGATCCCTTACAGCATCATTAAGGATATTTTCCGTAGCGACATCAAAGGCATTTGTAAGATAATCAACTTCCTCATCCATGATCTTACCATACCTATTCCTATTATCATTCGCTGCCATAAGAGCCTCATATTTATTCACCATATTTGGGGTTGATGATAATACAGAACTTGACGCACCGCCATTATTAGTGATCCATGCCATAATATTCTCGCTATTAACACCACCATGATATATAGAAGGATTGTTTTGTATATCGTTCTCTATGCCTCGTAGATCAACAGGATTTATGGATGATATTAAATCCTTCTCACCTGTCGATATATTATTCTCATTCTGAATATATTGATTGTCAAATATATTCTCAGGAGTAACATTAGGCTGAACCTTTTCCAGCTCAATCATAACACCTGTAGGGATATTAGAGCTATTACCAGCTTCCTTGGACATTACTTCCCTAAGCTTAAGATTCTGATCTATCTCCTTTGATTTCTGCCTCCACGAGAACTCTCTCTCCTTGAAATCAAGATCTCTCATCTTAAAGTAATAATCATCAGCGATGTAGTTCTCAGATGAGTTGTTATACGACCATCTAGCGGATACACCATCAAGAAATTCATTACGTACAATAAACTCCCCCGCTCTAGCCGGGTTCATATTATTGCCAATAAAGGAAGTAGCCTCCTCCACTAACGCACGGCGCTGTTCCCGGACCTCCTGTAGTGACGCCTCAATAGCCGCCTTAGCGGAAGGGCTGGCCTCGGCCCCTTTGAGTTTGGCTAAGAGTGCGCTCTCCTCAGCGTCAAAACCGGAAACATATTTATTAACGAACTGATCAGTAGTCACGCCACTAAACATACCGGGATTAGTGGCAGCCAAATACTGACCCTCTATCTGCATCTGAGCCTTAGCGTTCTGGGATATAGATCTAGCGGCTATCGCTCTAATCTGAGATCGACTCATCTCATCAACAGTAATATCTCTCATCCTACCAGTAGGCTTGCCATCCACTACCTCAGGAACAGAAAACTTCTTTCCCTTATTAAGACTGACGAAATCCTTCATCATCTTATTCATCTCCTCATTGTAATCCGTATAAGGAGTGTAATGAATAGGATTCATCCTTGTACCAACCTGACCATCATTAACCCATTCATAAAACGGCATTAAGGCCACAGCCTCATTTATGGCACTATATTGCTTAGGATTATTAAGCTTCATATCTTCGATCTTCTGAGAGAAAGACCTATACTCCCTAGTACCGGCGATAGCGTTCAATACACGGGTATCTAAAGCCTCTCCAAGACGGGCTTGTATGCTTCTAGCTATACCATCAGAAGCTAGATTGGATTTACGATACACGTTATTCACATCCTGTATCAATCCATTTAACCTATTCTGAAGATATTCCCTATCCTGAGGTTTTATAATGTCAGAATTGATAATATAATCAGCATACTCATTTATAGCCTGCCGATTGGTATCTATCTTCTGCTGCATGTATCCCATACCCTGCATCATGACATCCATGTTGTAGGGTGATACGTACTTACCGTAATTCCTTAATATACTGTATTGTGAAGCCATTATTTATCCCTTTTTGCCTTTAGTTACTTCCTGAGCAGGATATAATCTCCTATAACTCAATATATCTCCTTGAGGATCAGCGATTAATTGTCCATTAGGACCAATCTTTACATCCCCGAATATAGACCTTAATGTATTCATGGTCGTAGCCGTATTCCACTTCTGTTGGATCTCGTCATTTACGCTATCAAAATACCTAGCCCAGTTCTCGTCAGTATTAGCCAAAGCCTGTAATATTCGACTTTGATAACCCTGACGTTGAGCTATATTCTTATCATACGTATCAGTCCAAGTCCGGGCGTTTACATTATCAGCCCAAGTCCTTTGAGCCACGTTCCCTTGTTCTACCTCATTAATGTATCTGCCTATATTGGAACTCATGATAGCCTGTAAATTGGATGATAAAGCCCCTCTCTGGGAATCCGGGACATTACCCATCTGATCCAATTGTGATTGGAAAGCACGATTAGCCTCAACCATATACTGATCAGCCGATCTCAACACCGGGTCCACGGTAGGAGCGTAATGTCTTTCCAGACCTTCCGTTGTCACGGCTCCCGGAGTCATCCTGAACACCTCAGGAAAGTCAAGACCACCACCTACTATATTCCTGCCTCCATTGCCGCTGTTCGACTTACCGGCATTTGTATTGGTCTTAGGGAGTGTATTGGGGTCAATCAGCTCAGGCATATCCAGTTTAACATCAGGTTCCTCCACATCACCTATATCCATAGGACCGGGAGCCACCTTATGAGGGTCAAGTATAAAATCAAGACCTTCCATTCCTTTCATGGATCTCAATGCCTGCATCTTAAGCATATCCTCCCCAAGTATCTTATTAACGACATCCTTGTTCTTGTCAGAGAATAGTTGGCTAAAATGGGTGATACCAGCGTCGTTAAGAGCTTTATGCTGTTCCTCTGTAACAACATCCAGACCGATCATAGGACGAGATGAGGAATATTGACCAAACTTATTGTCTCTCATCCTATCATGATATGCGGCTTTCTTATCTTCCGGGTAATTACCTTGGCTATCCTCGCCTCCAAAGGAAACGAGTGTCGTATAATCCCGAAGCGCCTCTGCGTTGGCGATGATCGGGTTCTCCGCCGTGGCCAAGCCCATCCACCCACCAGTAGTGCTGTATATAGCATCCTGAAGAGCCTTGGCGGCAGTAGCCTTCGGAGCGCTCATATAAGCATCATAAGCCAAAGGCATGAACGTCTTATAATACTCCAGTCTCTCATCGGTATTAATACCGCCATAAGAGCCATCCTGACCCTGACGCTGATACCCAAACGTGTTATCCTTATTATTGTACTTGTTCTCTACGGGACGGAAAGTAAGTAGGTAATCGAATAAAGAACTACCACCTTTCTCCATCTTCTGACGAATACCAGCCACTTTCTTAAGCAATTCTTTCTTAGCATCGGCTATATCCTCCTCCGTAAGACCGTATTCTTTCATGGATCTGGATATGATGTTATCTATCTCACCACCCTTAGCGAAATACGTATCCTCATCCTTCTTCATCTTCCGGTCTTCCTGCTCTTTGTATATGACATTAGCGAAGTCCGTAAATCTTCCCTCTAATCCATTAACGATATCGTTGCTATCATTTATAGCCTTGGATAATACGGAGGCGTTCAAACGCCTTGTATTCTCATCGTCTATCTTATTATTTTTCTCCAGCTTCTCCAATGCCTTTTTCTGGTCATCGTAAGCTGATTTAAGACCGATCTTAGCCTTATACCTGTCCATTAACGTAGCATACGTATCCTTAGGCGTGGCTTTGATCCCATACGTATCCCTGATGTATTTGGCGAAATCCGGCTCTATGGTTGTGTCGTCGGTAATAACCTTCGTCCCCTGCTCCAAGGAAACGGGGGTTCCACCATCGGCATGCTTCTGCCCCATGGCCTCCATCGGCGCCTCTCCGGGCTGCGTCACGTACTCACCCTTCTCGACCTCTACGTTGGCTTGATCTTCCATCGACTTAGGTAACGGATACAGGTACTCACCGGTAAGGCTTCCGCTATCGAACCTATTATTAGGTCCTAGATAAACACCCCCACCATCCTTGTACTGCATCTGGGATTGCCTTCTTTGTCTGGCCTCACGCTCCTGAGCTAACCTGATATTGGTACGAGTACCTTTCTCTGACGCTATCCCAGAAACCACGTTACGAGCCAACCCCATGATACCACTAATTCCTGAGGCTATGGTGGTTATCGTATTAGCTGTTTTAGCCCCAGTGGATAAATCACCATATCCCTCGCTTCTCATACGCCCTATACCACGACCCATCTGAGTGAATCTAGACCCTATATCATCAGCGCCATAGTAGGGGATGGTGGTAAAATCAAAAACATCCGTCTCGCCTGAACCGGTCTTAGACTTATCAACATCGTTAACAGTTATGTTATTAAGCGTAATGCCATTGTCCTGATAATTCTCAGCTATACGCTGTAAACTACCCTTGAAGCTAGCCGGAAACACATTATCCTGATCAAAAGCATTAGCGTATTTAGTCCTCAACTGATCTGGAGTATCCAAAGAATATATCCCTAGCGGATTGACCGGCGCGGGTAATCCTTGGTTGGTATTCACCAAAGGTTCTATACCTAACCCTTGTATACCGTCCATATTACCAAGCATATACGACCCGACTTCCCCGGCCTCTTGATATTTAGGTATCTTCCTCTTGATTACGTATTTGCTCATGTCTAATTAATTTCGTTCTGACACAAAGATAATTTAAAAAAACAGAGACTCATCATTTCACAACGATGAGTCTCTCAGCAAATGCTATTATTATGTACAGAATTAAATTCTTTTTATGAATAATGATCCTATAGCCTTAACCAAATCATAGAAACCGGCAGAACTGAGACCTACAGCCACTCCATATAATAGAGCCTCCCACCATTCACTCCCTATAAGCAATGGAGACACCTTTAGTAGCCACGCTAATATACAAACCAGCATACCTATGACTACGGCGGATAGGACTTTAGCCCACTTATGGGTGTCAATATACGGCACCACCTTAGCTAGCTGGGTAGCTGACATCGTGACAAAAGCCATGATGCCGGTAAAGGTAGTCAGATCAATAGTAATAGCCCCTTCTGATGGGATTACCTCTTGCGCCATCAAAGCGAACGGCGTCAATAACATAGCAAATAAAAACAACAATCTTTTCATATCTAAAACATTTAATAATTTCACAAATGTAGTATTAATTTCGAGTTCTACTCATACCTTTTATGTTAAGACTTAACCCCGGTATCATATTAAGCACCAACTGCCTTTTCGCCTGTTCCTTACGCATACGCTCGGCCTCCGCTATCTGCGCCTCCGATTGAGGATCATTCTTAATATTATTAGCGATGTCCTCTATAGCTTTCTTGTTAGCGCCGGATTGAGCTAGCATCTTATATAACAGGTCTTGACCTTCCTTCTCCCACCAGCTATCCATGGAAGAGCGGGAAGCCAAAGAAGGATCGGCAGGGGCTACCGTCTCAGGTACGGGCTGATGACCTCCGTCCCCCGTGCCCGAATCCCGCTGTCCGAACTCGTATCTCATTGGCTCGTTCTCCGGGACACCATACCTATTAGCGAACATATCAGCGAACTCAAATCTCTTCTCATTTCTTAAGGTCGATCCAAGAGGCCTACCGTATCCTTGATTCCATGCCACGGTAGCGTCCTTGTAGTTGACGGCGTTATCGAAATCGGATTTAGAATACATATAGTAATTATACACATTACCTTGAGCGTCCTTGTCAAAAAACTTTCCTTGATTGATGTAATTCCAACCTAACCCCGGGACCTTGCCTTGATACTCATCCACGAGATAATCCAACTGCTGTGTCAATGTCGGTTTCTTCCCATACCTGCGCTGTAGCTCCTTCTTCCTCGGTCCAAGCCATTGTTGGATGCCAAAATCACCGGCGGTTCCTAGGGCTTCGGTGTCCCCTCCGGACTCGGCGGCGATGTTCGACAGGACACCGATAGCTTGCGTTTGTGGTATTCCCTTCTTGTCGGTCAGATAATCCCATATCTCGTCATATACAGCCATCTTACTATCCTCTGATCTACGAGGATCAATTACATACTTGCCAGAACCATAAGCCCTCCCTGTATTTACCGAACCTCCTCTATCCTTTTTATCAATACTACCATCTATCTTAAATACATCCCCATTCAAAAGAAACTGGACAGCGGGATTGAAATCATATACATCCCTATATCTGTATCCGCCCATATCCTTGTCACGATATATCGTATAATCACCAAGTACACTATGAGGACCCGTCTCGTTCTTATCAAGTCTACGATCCCTATAATTATACTCATTCACGACACCATACCCCTTATCATAAAGAGACCTCAACCCTTTTATATTCATCTCGTCCGCTGATATGGCACCCTCTCTTACCCTTTTCAGATCCTTATATTCCCTCTGAATCCTCTCATACTCCTCTGGATCGGCATCACTTAAAGCTTTTATAAGTCCTTCATTGTATTCCTTAGTTTCCTTATCAAACAGACTCCTATTCACATCAATCCTATTCCTTACGATAGACGAATCAGGTATCATCCTATTAGATAATTCCTTTCGTATACTATACGTACCATCACCATTATCTATCAATACAGACTCATCGTAAGGGAGTTTATTGTATTTAGCCCAAGCCTCATCACTAGTTCTTGTGCCTAAATCATCATTATCACTATCGCCATATAACTTGTTATTAAAATCACCAGATATATATTTCCCGAACATCTTCATAAAATGAACAGGATACTCATACCATTCCGGATTCTTCCCCATAGGATCTATTGATGAATACGCAGCTTTATTTATGCGAGTAGGGTCATCAGTATACCTTGAATTAGCGATATCATATATTATTGACAAAACCGGGTGAGCAGAAGCTACGTAATTATCCAATACCCTGCTCCCGAATCTAGGTCTATCAAGAACAGACTCTCTTGTTTCTCCTCCATCTTGCTTCCTCTCAATTTTTTCTCCCCATAGCCCATATTTCTTCCTAGGCCATATGCCGTCTATGGCATCCACATAACCAACGGGATGCTCCCCTTCCAGACGCCGGTCCCGTCGCTCGTCCGCTGGGTACAGGGCGTTGGCCAACGGCTGCGTGATATGACCCAACCCCTTATCCTTGGAACTCGACATAGCGTCCACCACAGTCCGATATACAGGTCTTAATTTCTCAGGTAAATATAGCCCCGCCTCATCAACCAACTCACCTATCTTCTTATTTATACCCCTGATACTGAAATTATAATTACCCATGCCGTTATTCAACGGGGACAACGCACCTCTTATCCCATTCATACCTTTAACTGCGGCTCCTCCGCTAAGGATATCAAACTCCGGGGATACGTTCCTTAAAGGACTATCATCCATACCCCTGAAATACATGGGACGCTCACCTCTTACGACACGATCAAGATCCTCCTTATATAAATCCTTTATCCACGACGGAATCTCATCCTGTTTATTCTTCTTTGCCATAAATCATGTTTTTCACAAATATACACACAATCAAATGGATATTAAAACATAAGGCGGGAACATGATCCACGTCACATACCCGCCCTTAAGAATATAAGCATATTAACTAGCTATTATCCCACTCGGCGAAATCGCTATCCACACGGTCTTTCAACGCCTTCCTCTCGTTGAGAAACGTTTTATAAGACTCCACGTATGACAAGTCCAGTATGCCTAGCTGGGCGGCGTTGTAGTCGTTCAGCTTCTTTTGCTCCACGTCCTTGTCCCATAGGGCGTTGATACAGGCCTCCAATATCTTGTTGGCCGTCAACGTGGGCCATACCCTGACCTCGTTGTAACTATAGGAGATCACGGGGGACATATCGTCACCCATCTCCCTTGTCTCCTCTCTAACGTCCCACCGGTAAATGTAGGATCCGTCACCGTCCTTTTCTATAGTGATCGGTATAGTGTCGCTATATGTTCTTTTCATGTCTTGTTATTTAATCGTTATACAAAAAATTCCCGACGTGATACGTGCGGCTACGCCGACGTTTTACGATATTCGGGGAAAAAGCAAAGGCGCGAACCAAAGTATTTAGCCGCAGCGGAAGACGCATCATGCGTATTTATGTAAGCAAGGCCCGAATTCTGCCCAATGTCCGCAGAACCGCCAATCAGTAACGCCTGTATGCGGTTTGCTGATGTATAGGTGTAATAGTAGTCACACCAGTAGGTAGAGGAGCTACCGCCGACCTCCGTGGCCACTATATCGCCATCTTCTCCAAGCAACATCTTCTTGGCATAACCATCTGTACGGCAGATATTGCCTTTCTTGTCATAACCGGTGTAAGAGGTGTCGCTGAAATTCGATGGGTCATCGGTAGTCCATAATATGGATAATCCCGCATCGCCCGTGGTGACCTGTATATTGGCCCCGTCAGTGTATTTCCATATGTGTCCGAACGGATTCTCTATGCCACGATACCTGTTAGCCATCAACGTGGCGTGAGTACCGCCGGAAGCGTTCTTCACCACATATGCCTTCTCTCCCGAGCCGTTCCTGAACTCGCTGGTATAGCCGCATGGGATAAGGGGGTTGGCGTTGTTGAAGTTAGTCCAATCCGTCATTTGCGTCGGTCCCGGACCTAAGCCGCCTTGTGCGAAACCGTTAGCGTCCTTCTGGGCGTTGAAAGGCTTCTGGCTGTCCAGCGTGGCGTACTCGACGGCGAATAGCCAGAACAGGGTCTTGTGGGCGTTATAGGTATACATCTCCCATCCGCTGCCTCTTTTCCTTGCGGCTTGCCGGAATTGGTCTCGGGTGAGGTTGGTGACGGGGCGGCCTAGCAAGGAACGATAGGTGCCGTCCCATTCAGCGGTGTTGTCGCCGCCGCGGACACTAGAATCAGTAGAATTAACACCTTTAGAACTAAACAAAGTCGAATTATTACGATAAATTCTAGCCTCCATAGTAGATATGTAAAATTTATCTATGTGGTTATATCCGGGTAAAGGTATTGCAGAGAACATCGCTTTAAACTTAGTACCATTTGTATATAATTTAAACCAATGTTCAGGGATCTCAACCATAGCCGATTGTGTTAGAATATCATCAACTGCCTCGTCATTGTATCTCACAATACCTCCATTATTATCAATAATACAGCGTATCATCCCGCTCTGCACCGGCAACTCCCGATGTAGTTGCATATTACCCACACGCTTCCCGTCCGGGCTTGACGATGCCATGTCCCACTCTACACCGTAGGCGTACCGCTCCTCTATATCCGGGATGTCCTCCCAAGCGGGGGTCCACTCGGTGGAGATGTCGCCGTACTCGAGCTTGATCTTGTGGATGGTGGAGGTAGACAGATTTACATCTGTTCCTTCCACATATATTTTTAAATAAGTATTAGCCGAGATATTACCCCCATACTTTGTCATCCATTTAAAGGTAGCGCTTGATTTACCGTCAACAAAATCTTTAAGATTAGCCATAGACCCAACCGAACCACTTGAGTTATATACCGTAAAATAAACGGCATTTTCACCCAGTTCTCCCCAAATAGTCAACGTGACTTGAGTTCCCTCTGGTATCTGTTCCGCCAACCAATAATTAGCGATATTGTAATTCGAGTTGCTAACCTCCTTCCCTGATCCAAGCAATAAATTCTTTCCATATACTGGTAGTTTACGATATTTACCATCATCCATTAAAGATTTAGTTCCATCACCTGTAGTATGTATTGTTAACTGCTTAGTATTATTCTCAGAAAGACCACTTATTAGATTTGTATATACATCAATCCCACCACTTACTGGCATTAAATAATTCATACCAGCATTTACATTTACAGATAAATCTTGATATATAGAGATTTGTGTAGAAGAATTCTGCAATATTCCCGCATCCTGTTTTATATAAAACCAAATAGAATTATCATCATTAACATTATATCCACCAAAAAGACTTGATATATACCTCCCATTATCTCTGACTGGAAATATATTAACAGCGTTGCTTGGAAGCTTCTCTAATAATTTATTATAATTTTCCTGAGATATAGATGGATTGTCACTTGATGTTATCTCCATAACAATGTCAAATACTGTATAATCTGGTTTGACTACTACATCCTTCCACGTGCCATCTCCACAAAGAAACCCACCCTCATCTCCCTTCGCCGGAGCTGGTACCAATCCACCCTCCCCAGCCTGAGACGCCGTAGCGCCAACCATATCCTTGACCTTATCAAGTCTACTGTCTATTTGATTACCATCGTACTTACCAATAAAATCTTCCATATCATTTCATATATATAAGAGGAGGCGGTAAATACCCCCCCATATGTTAATAAATCAATAAATTTTCTCATCATTACTAAACCAACGAACTATCATCTTGAACCGGCTCTCAATGTCATTCACGAACCTAGCCAAGAACCAATCGCCACGAAGACGATCACGCCACCTCCGATGATAATCGACAGCCCTAGGATCGATCTTCCGGTCAATATCATTCACGTCCTTGATCCATACCGGGAGGTTATTAGTATCGTCTTTGACCTCGTTAAAATAGTCATTTATATTTATCTTCTGATCAACCTCCGTCACCAGTATCTCACGGCTATCGTCATTGGTTACAGGATACCTTAACCGCTGGCTCATATCGTTCTTGTCAGCGATAACCATCCGAAGCTCACCACTGTTGTTGGTATCGTTATAAAACCATGCCTTATTGAATCCGGTAGTCCTAAGAATTTGGTAATTAACCTCATCCTGATACCTTCTGGCATCCATCCTATATTGGTAGTTCGTGAGGATCTTATTCACATACTGCTCACGTACTGGTACCTCTATAACGAACGGATATAGCTTACCGTAAAATACTTGATACGATTGGTTGGTCAATCCATGAGACCATAACCCTATCTCCTGACTTTCACTTGAGTAGTTCTTTCCAGACTGGAAATAATGCTGGTGCTCAATATAATAATCAGGGGTGTAGGATAAATATGATTTCCACTCACCCTTCAGGCAGTTATATCCAACGGTGAACGAGACGTCCGTGAAATGGCTGGCGTCCTGTAGCTCCACCGCCTGCCCGTTCCTGTAGAACCGGCCGCCACGGAATTGGTACTCGCTCGGATTCCCTACCGGTATGTAATCCCTCTTGGTTATCAATACCCTCTTGAACCTATTATCCCATCCCATAGACAGTCCTATGCCAAAGAACTTGTTATCGATATCATAATAAGACAACTCAGCGTCCGTATCAGCGTTATATATCCGGCTACGGATGATCTTCATCTGAAGATGCTCCTTAAACCAGTTTCTAAGCCCCGGTGTGACCTCCGTAAGATTCCTACCATTAGAATCTACCTTAAACACCTGACCACGCCTTAAATCAACCCAGAAATGCCCGAACTCGCAACTGATCATGTCCCGACTCTGGGTCCCGGAATATCCTAACGTCGTATTATTATACTCGATACCACGAGAGGCGAAAAGACCACCTGTCCCTAGCTCACTATTCTCCGGGGATATTCTCTCCGCCAACACGTCTATGGCATTGTACAACCCTACCTGATTCTCAAAACGAGCCAGTATCTGATCCGACTCTATCCCTTTCATGCTTATAAGTTTCCCGAAAGAGGTCTTGAACTCATGGTAATCCATAGGCTTGTACGACAGCCAAGGATCGGTCATGCCATTCTCCGACACGTCAGCGGTGCTCCATATGACGCCGTTGGGTCTTTGGTAAGCGCAGTCCCAAAAATTGCTATCATATGTCTCCGGCAACGACCTACCTCCTAACGTAAATCGATTCTTATACACAGGACTCATCTTAAACACATTATCCCTTGATATAGGGACATTACGCTCCTGAGTCCATGATATATAATCCCCTACCTCCGGATAGAACCCCTCGTAAGGCTCAGGCCCGGCTATACGGAAATTGCAATTGATCTCAGACTCCACAAGAAACTGAGGTATGCCATAGAAGTATAGGAAGAAACGACCGCTAAGATACATATCTCCGGTCTTGCAAACCATCTCATAAGCGCTCTTCCGGCTAGGGAAAGAGTATAGCGATCCGGTATCCGTATCGGTCTTGTTAAGATAATCCTCCCCGGTATCGTAATTAACGAAATAACGGGGATACCCGATGTTCCGATAATCGTAATAAGGGAATGGTATCATGTCTCCCTGACCAAACTGAGTCAAGTAAAACATAGGCATCTTCCTCTTAAGCGAGAACCTTGATATAAACACATCACCTCCAAAAACAGGGTTACGCTTATCCTCATCCATCAACCCGCAACCACCTAACGATACCCACCTGATATCCTCTATCTGCCCGTATTGAGCCGGAGAATATTTCTTTATCCTCATATAAGGGCAGGATACGAAAGATTCACGTGTCATAAAATGAGGCGTCATACCAGCCACCTCATCGTTACGAATATTACACTCATCCTGAATACGACTGGTATCGTAACTTGAAACCAACTCCGGATATTCAAGCATATACTTATCCATACCAAATGACATGAACAACGAATGCTCACGATCGAGGTTGTTTATGATAATAGGCTTACCACCTACGGTTCCCCCTTGTGACGAGATGTCTGTAACCGGATACAACCCGCTCTTGATATATTTGGCCGTTGACAATCCACGTAGCTCCGACGCCCCTATTTTTTGGTAAAATAAATTATAATGAGCGACAGAAGTATAATAATAAGCATAGTTCCGTCTAGGTCCCCTATCTATCAATGCCGTTAACCACTGATACCTGTACTTGCCTATATCCACCACGGACTGGGCTGTGGCCTTGGCGATACCCGTAGCCAGACGGATAGCCGTCAGCGCTATGCCGACAGGGTTGGCTAAAACGAACACGCCTCCACCGACATACTGCTGTGAAGCCGACTGATATGTATACTCAGCTATAGCGGATATTAAATTAGCCATAGCCTCCACCGTAGCCAATGATGTTGCCATACTGTAAGCCTTACTCCCTAATATCGTCCATTTAGGGTGATCCTCCACCTCCCTGAATATACCGGAGGATTTACCTAATTGATAACCATCAACAAGGCACTCGGTGGGAGCGTCAGGCTTGTTAAAGGCAATATCAGGACTTAAGAATGAATACCAGATATTACCCTTCCTGTTAAACGGATGCGTTATAAATTTCTCACGATTAATATCCTTATAGATATACATATCATCAGACAAATCGTTGTAAGGGTAATTAGGATAAAGGTTAGCCGATCCGTCGGGATCATCGTACTTAAACATATCATAAGCCAGACCGGTTCCGATAACGCTCTTATCCAACGTCCTATCGCCCCTATACAACTCATATCCTATTATAGAATCTCTTCTAGCCTTATCTATAAGACCGTTCTCTACCGCTATATCCAGAAACTCATTAACGATATCGTCATCAAGCATCACCCCCATAGGATAAATATAGGAGTCAACTCCATATTGACCGGTCAGTTGAGACGGATTACCCATAAAAGGAGCGACAGAGTTATCCGGAAACTTGTAATGACGTATAGGTCTCTGACAAAACGTGGTTGACGTATTGGGGTACTCAGCGTTATCCCCATTACCGGTGAAATAAGACTTACCCCCAACTGATTTAGGAGACCCATAGTATTTCGTCAAAGAATCTATTATGTCCTTCCTCTTTGATCCTCCCGATGATATCCCGATCTTGCTTGAATCATACAACTCAAAATTAGCCGGATACTTATTGGCAGACTCCCAATATCCGAAATCACCGTACTGATATGGTCTGGGAGCGCAATCAGCGGGTTTATCTCCACATGAGATACATTTCGCCTCATAGGTAACAAATCTTCTTAATTTCAATTCTTTCGTAAAGAAGAATACGTATTTCACCTCCAGTGGCCGAATGCCAAAACAGAACGGGGCGGGGAAGATGGCGGTGCCGGCCGTATAGAATCCGGCAAGCTCCTTCATGTCCTGCCTCATGGCGAAACCGGTGAAGAACACGCATACCGCAGGCTCGATGCAAACATATATCTTATGGAAAGTAGTCTTGTCATCATTCCAGAACAAGTACTTTGGCATCATAAATATCTTATGATCCACGTAATTCACTATAACACCTTTCTTGGCATCATTAGCCAAAGGATTAGGAGCCACGGTACCTTCCTTGTCCGAGAAAAACGTTATACGAACCTTGTTGTATGATGATGAGTCGCCGATCGGATAATTATAGTTACCCATCATCTCTATGTACATAATACCGTTATCAGGATCGGATAAACCACTTATGTATTTCTCGTAATCCAACTCCACCCATCTGGCGTATGAGGATACATGTGGATAGAACTTGAAATAAGTCAAGTTGCTTCTACCGAACCAATTGGTCTTGGCGTCAATATCATTCTGCACAGACACACAACCTTCCCAGTCAGTAGTTATACCGGTATTAAACTTAGAATTATCACCATCGCCAAAAAGACACATGGCGTTCTCGATACCAAACTGACTCTCATATTGGGGGAAATAAGCCTCCATCGTATCCATTAACTGATCAAGCATCGTCTCCGTATGCTTCTTTCCTTCCCATCCGGGATATTGATACAAATATGTGCACTTACCCAATGACCTACCCCCTTGGAATGTAGGAAGTTGAACATCGTTAATAGTAGGATTCACGTGAGGATCACCTACCGAACACCCATTAGTACATATACCCTCATCATATAACTGCCGGACATTAGACATATCCTGACACAAGACCAGGGCGGAGGAGTCTATATCAGACGGGAATTTATCCTCATCCTGACCATCCAGCCATTCCTGAACCAGATCTATGATATTCTTACCTCCACTGAAATAATTATCGAAATCACACAATACAGAGAACTTCCTTTGTGACTCGGCATTACTTTGTATTAATGTAGTAGGCTCGGTCTCCACATAATCACTAGCCAGCTTATATGTAAAATCAATCCTAGAATCCACCAAAGAGTTTTTATCCAATATAGTCCTGGTCTCTATCCTCTCGATATCATCACATCCACTAGGGAAATCGGGAGCCTTTATACCGTCTTGATCCTCCGGCAATGATATAGCAGCGCATAACTCGTCAGTAATACCTACATTAGATTCTATGATATCACACAGGTTCTCTATATTATCAGCGATATAATCAATAGCATCATCTACCGTAACATCTTCCCCCATCGTGTTGATAACGAATTGGGTCTCTCCTACCGTGGCATATTCCTGCTCTACATATCTGAGTTGCTTGACATCTAGCTGATTCTTGCATTCTCCTCCAAAATCATCAAATCCCCAAGACGGGTCGTTTATGATCTTTGCCGTATTCTTAAACTGCCAAAGATGACGGCGGCTGTTCCCCGCACACTGCGGGTTGTTCTCCAGCACCGACGCAGCCGACAGGTCGTCAGAGTTACCGTCCTCATCAACGATAACCTCCATCTCCTCCCTTGTGGCCGGACGAGGGATAAGCGGGAATCTAGCTGTCCTGTATCCTGTATTGGTAAAGAACCTTATACCCAACGGATATACCTCGTCACGCATGAAAGAGGCGTATTTAGAGCAAGCCACACCGTCTTTATACAGATTCTCCGTGGCTATCGATGTCTGCCATTTAACGAAATGACCCAAGAAATTAACGACCGGTTGAAGATTCCATTCATTCTCCACGGTCAATCCGTATTGAAGAAGACGATTTCCGACAGACGTCATGCCTCTGGCTGTCTTATATACCGGTATTTCCTTGGATAACTTCTCCATGGTCGTACGCTCGCTATACTGATCCGTAAGGTAATAGATGGTCCTTTCCGTTATCGGATGTATACCTTCTATGAAATACTCAAGAACCGGGCTTTGCTCACCATTAAACCCAACCGTGTTCTGTATAACACCTATCTTATAATGAGATACCTGCTTATCTATATTAGACACGGTAAGGCGGATACCCATGTTGGTTGACTTACCCCATAAACCATCGCGGATAACCATATCTTGACGATCGAATAACATGATTGGGTTGGTCAATGAGCAATATCCGGTCTTCTCAATCCCGAACTCATCGCACAACGCCACGCAGAACTGGTAGGTCCCGGCACGCAGGCTCCCCCCGAACTCCACGACCTCAGGCTCCACGCACGGGGCCGTCAGCAACGGGAACACCAGCAGCTTCTCGCAGGCCAGCCTACACCTCTCTATTGGTTTGTCATCCCCACATGTCTTATACCCATGATAATGATACCAAAAGTCACCATCATCATCCGGATTAAGAGCCTTATCGACCATAACATATCGCTGGGGATTATATCCATCGGTCCAGTATATCACCTTCCCGCATTTCTCGTCCTTGATCTCTATATCGAAGATCGGATGATGAATGGAGAAATTAAGACAAGGGTCATCAACCCAGTCCTCTATCAGGACCTCCATCAAATCACATATCTCATCAAAACGACCATCCGACTCCTCAAGCCTCTCGCCAAGGATACGATGGATGTCCTTTCCCGATCCAGCCAATTGATCCTCAACGGTCTTGATATAATCCAATGACCGCATGAACGTGATCTTAGACGTATTATCATCCGGATTAGATAGAAAGAAATAAGTGTTATCACCAGCTATATCATTCTTATACCCAATAACCTTATAGCCATCGAATCGCTTACATAAAAGGGTACTAGGCTCGTTCTGGATCTTTAGCTGGCTTCCATCGTCACCCTCTATGGTAGCGTTCAAGGCGAAACTATATTCAGACGGGGATAGATCCTGTGGATGCTTATCCCTGTTCATCCCGGAGTCGGGAACCGCTATGTTAGAATTGTTCTGCACGATGTTATGTTTTTCGCAAAGATAACAAATCCGGCGGATAATCACTTACACGCCGGATCTTAACAAAAACTGTACGTATTATGCTAAAACATTCAAATCACGCGAATATAAAAAAATCCTCCTAACTTTCACAAGTCAGGAGGAAGACTAAACACTTAAAACGTCTCGTGGTAAAGCACAAAAACATAATAATTACGAATTTCCACCCATGTAGTTCGATTGCTTATCGGCATCCTCTACAGATATGTAAAAGAAACCGTTAGTCACGTATCTCTCATTGACATCCACAAAATCAGTAGATCCTTTGTCCACTCCTTTCTTCGATCCTTCATCACACACAGCTACCAGACTATTAAAGTCATTGGAATAACCTACGACTACACCGTGTATATCCCGATTTCGAGGATCGAATACGTACCTCATCTTACACCTATCATAAGCTAATTCTAAAGAACTTTTGCTTAGCCTCTCGTCTAATCCGGCACCCGCTACCAAAGCCAAAACGCTCTTTGATATATCACTCATGGTAGTGTCCTTGGCAGGAACCTTAGGCATAGAAACGCCTTCCATGACAAAATCCAACGCCTTATCTACAAGGCCATCGAAATCATCATCTCTTATATAATCCTTAAGCACCTCCAGTATATATAACCGGACATGGAGTTCGTTATTTACATCATTTAAAGTTATCATGATCCTAGTTTTCGGCAAAGCTAGATTATTCCCACGCAATAAAAGATCAAATATGTCATAAGTGAAGGATTAAAAAAAATAAAAAAACTCTCCTATCCTCACGAACAAGAGAGCCGATGTGTTTATATTATGAAGAAAAATCTATTCACCTATTCTTACAATACAGTCACGAGATTCCTTGTTATAGATCATCGTGCCTACCTTAGAATACAAGGTCTTTATATTTTGCCAATTATCCTCACCATGAGCGGATACGTTGGTAGGGGCATCACCGGTATAAACCTCCTCGCCTCCGATATTGACAAAATCATATCCACGTTTCTCCATAGAACCGCCCTTATATGCCGTGAACCTGATAGTGACATTACCTTTCTCACGACCACCATACCAGTTACCGTATATACTACACCTGATCTCAAGAGGTAATTTATCGTAATTATCACCATCCAACAACGGCCCCATCTGGATCAAGGCAGCCTCATTACCTGATTCCATGTTATCACCGCCATGGATAAGATAATCACCTACCCGTTCCTGCGTGGTCTGATACTGTTTACTCCAACCAACCAGCTTGCCGTCAACGTCCGGGAGGCCGGTGTTATCGAAACCGGTAGCCGTGTCAAAGTCAATGCCGTCCTCGTCAGCCCAGATATACCTAAGAACAAGGTAATCGAACTCCGGGATGATCACCACCGGGACGGACTCCTGCCTGCACACGAACGTCTTCTCCTCCTTGGTTCCCTCTTTTATAACCTTGTACGTTACCTGACGTATCTCGCCAGTCTCATTAATATCAGCGGTAACTTTAACCTCAGCGGGACCAGTACCACTTGTCTTATCTAAATGTATCCAATCATTTTTCTTTGCCATATTATCTTTTTTTCTTTTTAAAAAAACGTATATTCGCGTCATAATCGCGGGGTGGAGAAGAGGTATCTCATTAGGCTCATAACCTAAAGATCGAGGGTTCGATTCCCTCCCCCGCAACTAAATAAATTTGATATACTTATCAAAAGCATTAGGCCACATCCGCTCATAAGACAACATCCTTCTCCTATTATCCTCAGCCAACTCCCGATAATCATTTAACGTGATCATCGACATCTTAAGCTCCTTCATAGCCCTAGCGAACTTACCCGGCTCCTGCTGAGCATATAATTTATAAGCGTCACCAGCGCCTTGTATCAAGCCATTCACGGCGGCATTCTCGAAGATCTTCATCTTGATATACGTCTCGACATAATCCTCAAGGTATCCTAACGCCGTTTCAGGTATATATGGGAGACCGTCATCATCCTTGGGTGTAGCACGATATATGATATAAATAAATCCATCAAACCCTGTATACATAGTATTGCCGGATATAGTTATATCATAATTATCCCAATCGTACTTATCCCGATACTTGTCGGCGGCGCAATCACGCCTCAGTCCTCGACCTATAGACAGCCTTACGGGATGATGGTAATGAAATCGAACCTCGTGAGACCCGATATATATCCTCTCCGTGATCGTCTTCTCAAACTCCTCCTTACAGCACTCGGTGCAGGAGTTCCAACGGAAACCGCGCTCGGTGCGCTCGACCCAGCCGATCTCATGTTGGAGGTCAGCCTTAGCCTTGTCGCCGCCCGGAATCTCACAGACAAGAGGCTCACACCTATAGGCGTCAAGCATGTCGAAAAAATCGGAAGGCAATACCGCCTGTTTGTTGCTGGTCTTGACAACTGCCTCGGACATGACCGCTATAACACCCCCGAACCTTTTCAAGGCGATCTCAGCCCATCTATAAACAGACGAGGTATCTATAGCCCCGCTATCATCGTATTTATGTAAATCGGCCTTGATCTCGGCCAATAGCCCTTTTATAGTCATATTTAAGTCTTTTGCACAAAGATATGTATTTGAATCCGTGATACAAAAAAAATCCAGTCTACCCTCACGGGCTAACTGGATCACAAAAACTTCTACAGCTTATAAACCCATTTAACTCCAAATACCTTACTCTCCGACTCAACCTCCCGGTACAAGAACTTATACCTCCTACCTGATTCCATAGCCAATCTACACTCCTTATTCAACGCCGGAGAAACATAGAGATGGAAATACTTGTTCCGAGGCATAAAATCAATACATGTATGGACATAAGAATATCCACCAGTTCCACGTCTGTTAATAGTACCGGTAAGCTTATTTAGATATATCTTACGATTAGGATTGATCTTATGGCACAGATAACCGATGTTGTTTATATAAACCCCACCCTCATTATCCAGATACTTATCACGTATGACCTTCCATATCAAGGACTGACATTCGAGAATATCATTCTTGTCCACAATCGTATGTTTCCTTCTCTTGCCGTTCTTAGACATAATAGATCTATAAAAACGGAGAAAGTACTGATCAAGTATTTTAAATGACTTTGTTTTCATATCACAAATATAACGATTTCATCCTAATACAAGAAATTTATACACAAAAATACACCGCCTGCACCAAGGATGAGGCAAACAGAATAGCCGACAGCAACCTACAGTCAGACGGCACCTCTTACGCTAATGGCTTGGCGCAGGCCGATAGATGCGATTGCCTCGAAACATGGAGCGCTTACGCTAGCGGAAGTTTTAATGGACAATGCTTAAGTATATCCGTAAGCTATGATAATCCATGTGGTAAATCTAAAACAGCATCATTTGATGTGTATTATACTAGATCTGAACCATCTGGAGATGTAGAATATTTCTCTACCACTAAAACAGTCACCATACCATCCGGATCGGGAACGATATCAGGCGGAAGTGATTGTGTTAGCAATGCTACAAGCATGTATGTATCTAATCCAAGTCAAGATGGAGGCTGTTAAAAACAAAAAGGAGAGGTTGATTATCCTCTCCTTTTTATATAAACCTAAGATCTTTTCTCTTAGTATGATTTAATATCCTACTAATATGTCTGGTACTTAATCCCGTTCTTTCCTTTATCTTATCATAGGTATAACCCTTGGATACGTAAGCCGACATATCTCCCAGATCTTTTATAATCTTATCATACATATCGTGCACCTCATTATATCTTATGATAGAGCTGTCTCTCATCCCTCTTTCGCCTATACCGTCAACTATGGCGTCATTGAAACCAAAGAAATTGATTATTGATCTTATTAGATTCATGTTATTGAATTTTTTGTGTTTTCTTATTAATATCCATATCCGGGTTCTCATCCGTAGGGATCTGCAATTTGGTTACAGTTTCCCTTAATGTTTCGGAAACCACATATTCAAGAAGTTTGTCTGGGCATATGAAATCATAATCCCATTGAGATGTACATGGCTTATCTTTTTCAGCTCCACATCCCCCTAGCTCTAACGCCGCTTTTCTGTCGAGAGTTATAAGATCAACATTTATAGCCTCTATGTTAATATCTGGTATATAGATATATCCATCATTGACATAATAATAGTATTGATCTATATTCCCGTATTTACGTCCCTTGTTGTTAGCGTATTTTCTTAACGATATGGAGGTAAATATAATATCATCCATGATATTTGATACTTTGATGATAGCCGGACCTATACGGGTATATATCATATCGGGCAATCTTTTCTTGGATCTCATAAGTATCCTGCATAACTTAAACTCATCAAAGCAACAATCTACCTTACGAACCCTCTCCATTTCCATGCAATTAATATGAGTATACAGCGATTCCTCGCCGAACAAGGTTCCATCAGCATACTTCTGGGCTATATAAGACCTTGCTTTTTGCCTGCCTATGGACAATATCCATCTTCTACTGACATGAGCGTCCTTATTGATGGAGTTCATGTCATTCATGATCCTAGATACAAATTCTGAATTTTTCATGCATGAAATACTAAGGAGGGGATATACCCCTCCGGTTATTACTTCTTTTTCTTAACCTTGCCTCCACATTTCAGTTGAGGTTTCTTTTTCTCGGAGACTTTGCCTCCTTCTGCCATCTTCTTTTTCTTAGCACATACCATAATCTTACTTTTTTAATGTTGGTGATACAATATTAGTCATTTCTATCGAAAATAGAATAAACAAGGTTGATGAAACTACCAACTTACCGCCGCGGCACAGGCTGACGCACAGAGACTAGCGCAGGAAAAAGCCAATGCGATGGAGTGCGATTGCGTGGAGCCAACAAAGACATGGTCATGGTCGGTATCTATGAATAATGATTGCATGAGCCATAAACAACTTGTCACATCAAGAGGATTTACGATTACATATAATAATCAATGTGGTAGATCTATATCTGGTTCTGTGAGTGGTATAGGATATACACAAAACGGAGAAGAGCAGGTCAATAGCGCTAGCTTTACAATTCCCGCAGGATCCGGGACCAAGAGTGGAAGTGTATATTTTAGCCGAGAAGTGGTATGTGGAGATGTAACAATCTCTGGTCATGATTCAGGTAATTGTTGACAATCACTGCTGTTATGGTTTTTAATAAAAAGGAGAGACTTATTAGCCTCTCCTTTTCCATTACATATCAGGATCTTAACAGTTCCCAGATCCTCCTCCAGAAACACTTATAGACCCACATTGTACTCCTGAATCAAAACCTATGACACCGGTTTTTTTACCAGACCCAGTAGGTATGCTTACGGTAGTACTTCCAGCCGTAACGGTTTGTCCAAGATCATTCCTACCAGTAACAGTTACAGTTATTGATTTAGATGATCCACATTGATTATTGTAAGGCACTTCATAGGAGCACCTTAATGTGGATGTAGAACCAGGCAGGCCATTACAAGGATCACCGCTCAGCATAGCGTTGGCGCTCCACGTCTTTGTTGGCTCCACGCAATCGCATCTATCGGCCTGCGCCAAGCCATTAGCGTAAGAG